TAGATCATCATGAATTAAATGATAATACAAAATATTGGATTGCTCGTATTGGAACTGATGAACATAGAACTAAATTATTAGATCATCATAAATTAGATGATAGTACAAAATATTGGATTGCTCGTATTGGAGATAATGAACATAAAACTAAATTATTAGATCATCATGAATTAGATCATAATACAAAATATTGGATTGCTCGTTATGGAAATGATGAACACAGAAATAAATTATTAGATCATCATAAATTAGATGATAATACAAAATCTTGGATTGCTCGTAATGGAACTGAAGAACATAGAAATAAACTAAGAAAAAAATAGTTATTATATTTAAAGGATTATTGTGAAATTTTATACTAATGTTGTTAGAGATGGTAATAAGATATACCATCGTGGATATGAAGATGGTAAACAATTCCACGAACATATAAAGTACAGTCCATATGTATTTATTCCTTCAAATAAGGAAAAAAGATACAGGACGATATATCAAGAACCAGTAGAAAAGAAAGATTTTGATTCCATCTTTGAGATGACTAAGTTCGTCAAAGAGATGACGGATATCGAAGGCTTTTCTATTTTCGGTTCTACAAATCCAGTCACAACATTCATCTATGATGAATATCGAGAGGAAATAAAATACGATCCGAGTAAGATTCGGATTGGACTTATTGATATTGAGGTCGATTCTTCTAACGGGTTTCCCAAGCCAGAAGAAGCAACGTCTCCTATCGTTACCATTTCACTTCACATTGAAAACCAGATGTATGCCTTTGGGATGAAGCCATTCAATGCTCCCAAGCATGTGAAGTATTTTCAATGCAAAGACGAATACACGTTACTCAAAGCGTTTCTGGTTATCTGGAAAGCGAGAGCACCAGATGTTATTTCTGGCTGGAACTTGATCGGATTCGATATTCCTTATCTGGTCAACCGAATGCTTATTGTCTTGGGTGAAGAACTAACGCTTCAACTCTCCCCAATTAGGAAGATTATTCCACGAGAATTCTTTACTAAATTTGGAGTGACCAAGACGTTCGATATCAAAGGAGTTTCGCTCCTTGACTACATGGAAATGTATAAGAAGTTCACTGTTCAGGTTCATGGGCAGCTAGAATCTTATTCACTCAATTATGTTAGCTACTTTGAATTAGAAGAAGAGAAGATTGATTATTCAGAATACGAGAGTCTAGATCATCTTTATCAGAACAATTTCCAGAAATTCCTGGAATATAATATTCATGACGTTGAACTCATTCGACGGCTAGATAACAAACTCAAGTTCTTTGAACTGATTTTCGTTGTGGCTTATATGGCCAAGACGAACTATCAAGAAGTTCTGAAGACCATTCCAGTCTGGGAATCGTTCATTCATCATTACCTCTTGGATCAGAAAATTGTTCTTCCATCCAAGAAATCTGTTCAAGCAGAAATGACTATTCCTGGTGGATATGTCAAAGAACCAAAGCCAGGAATGTATTCGTGGGCAGTTTCTTATGATTGTGCAAGCCTATATCCATCAATCATCATGCAATATAATCTTGGTCCGGATACATTGAAAGGAAAGATCGATTCGTTTCCATCAATCGATAAATTGATTGAACAACCTGATTTCGACCATCAAGGATATTCGATAGCTGCCAATGGATGTATGTATTCCAAAGATAAGAAAAGTTTCATGGCTGAACTCATGGAAAAGCTTTTCGACATGCGAGCCATTGTCAAGAAAGAATTCTTGACTAAGAAACAGGAACTCGAAACAAACAAGTCCTTCGAATTAGAATCTGAGGTTTCATATCTCAAAGCCAAACAAATCGCTATCAAACTCTTGATGAATTCGCTTTATGGAGCAATGTGTAATAAGCACTTCATTTTCTTCTCGTATGATCTGGCCATGTCCATTACGTTGTCTGGACAGTTGACGACACGTTGGCTCGATAAGAAGTTCAATGAATACATGCGTTCTGTTCTTAAGACAGATGACGATTACGTCATTGCGGCTGATACCGATTCGATCATCGTCAATCAAGGTCCATTGGTTCAGAAGTTTCTTCCCAACGAAACTGATCCTAATAAGATCACTGATCATTTGAGTAAGTTTGGTTCGACTAAAGCCCAAGAAGTTTTGGATAATGCATTCCACGAACTATTCGTTTATATGAATGCATACGCCAATGTTCTCAAGGCCAAGAGAGAAAAGATTGCCGAGCGAGCAATATGGACTGGTAAAAAACGATATGTAATGAAAATCTTGGATGATGAAGGCGTCCGATTAAAGGAACCAGAATTGAAGTTTACGGGTATCGAAGTTGTTCGTTCCTCGGTTCCTGAAGTTTGTCGTGATGCTCTTGAAGAAGCCTTGAACATCATCATGAACAAAGACGAACAGACTTTGATTTCCTATGTGGATTCGTTTTGGGAAAAATATCAGAAGATGTCTTTCTATGACATTGCCTATCCACGTGGAGTTAACGGACTTGAAGATTATCATGATTCGGTTAATCTCTATAAGAAGGGTTGTCCAATTCATGTTCGTGGTTCATTGGTTTATAACGATTACATCAAGAAGAAAAATCTCACCAATAAGTATCAAATGATTAATAGTGGTGACAAGATTAAGTTTTGTTATATCAAATTACCCAATCGTTTGAAGTCTGATGTAATCGCTGCATCAAGTAAGATTCCAGATGAAATGAATATCCAAGAAATAATTGATTATGATTTGCAGTTCTCCAAGAGCTTCAAGGAACCGTTGACTGCAATTCTAAACGTGATAGGATGGAAGTTGGAATATCAAAACACCCTAGAATCGATGTTTGAGTGAGATCATTATGGGAATTTCATTATATCAAAAATTAGATGCTGCTTCTTCAGAAGCTTTTCGTATGGAACAAGAAAATCATGTCTATAGAAAAAGAATTGTAGAACTTGAAAACGCTATCAAACAAGTAATGCAATTTGAAGATGAAATAGAATTAAAATATACAAGTGGACGAATAATAGAAAGATGGAATGAGTGTAAAAGAATTTTAAATAAGAAATTAGAAATCCCAATCGATTCACCGTTAACTGAACAAGAAAAGAAAGATATTGAAATTACTGTAAATGAAATAATTAAGAATTGGAAATGATATGTATTGGATTGTTCAAGAAAATGTATGTCAAGAAGAAAAATGGTCAGAACTTATTTCAGTTCTGAAAAGATTGGAAATAAATCATTCTGTTCATAAGGTCGTTCCATTTAGTGGAGAATTAATTCCAGAACATCCTTCTGATCTTTATGGCCGTAAGGTATTTGTCTATGGTTCTATGGCTCTTCAACAATTGTCTAATAGAAATGGATATAAGCCAGGATACATATCATTAGATCATGCCAATTATAGCGAACAAATTAAGCATTGGGGAGACAAGATGCTTAATTATAATTGTTTCATAACAACACTGAAACATTGGGCTGATGAAAAATTTGATGATCACGATCTTGATAATATAAAACTATTTGTTCGACCAGAAGATGATTCTAAACTGATTAAAGGTCAGGTAATGACCATCAGAGAAATTCAGGATTGGGCAAACAAGGTAGTCAATCTCAAAGAAGATTATGGAACCGGAGCTTTAGAAACATCTAGAATACTAACATCTGAAATCAAAGAGATTCAACAAGAGGTTAGATTCTGGATTGTTGACGGACAAATCGCTACATATTCACTTTACAAATTAGGAAACACCATAACATATTCGAATAAAATGGTTGATCCTGATATGATCTGGTTCGCATCAGCAATAGCTGCTAATTTCAATCCATGGCAACCATCCAAGGCTTATTGTTTGGATTTATGTAGGATCGATGATAAGATTAAGATAGTTGAGATAAATTCGATCAATGCGTCTGGTCTTTATGATGCAGATGTAAATAAATTAGTTATGGCTTTAGAAAGATGTTTTAATTGATGATTAATAATTTTGCTAGATTTGTTGCTTTAGTTCTTTCTTGTTCATCTGCCTATATTTCAATTCTTGGAATGGCTATTGTTTTTTCTGGTGCCTATTGGACAACGATAGCCATCATGATTGTTCTCGAATCAGCTAAAGTGACAACAGCGGCTTGGCTTCAATTTCATTGGAATGACATTTCCAGAACAATCAAGACTTATCTTTGTTCTGCGGTCTTCATCCTCATGTGCATCACGTCGATTGGTGTTTATGGCTTCTTTGCTCGGGCACATATCGAACAGCAAATTGAACAAGAAACCGGCGACAAATCCAGACTTCCATTGATCGAAGGAAAGATCACGGCATTGAAGTTCAAGCTGGACGATCTTAACCGCCAAATTATTGCCACAGACAATACGCTTAAAACGCTTACAGATCGCTCTAGAACAGCGAAAGAAGCGGCCGGTGCCTTGACCCAATTCAACCGTCAAAAAGCTGCCAGAGACAAGCTGATCAAAGAGAAGGACACTCTACAGGAAGAGTTGATCAAACTGGAAACAGACAAGTCTGTTCTGGCCAACCAAATCAAGAAAAAATCTGTCGAAGTCGGTCCATTGAAGTTCTTGGCCAACTTCTTCTATGAGAATGCAGGAGACGAACAACTTGAGAGATTCGTCAGATGGCTAATCATCATTGTTGTATCTGTCTTTGATCCATTAGCAATAGCCTTGATCATGGCTACAAACTCTGTTAGCAATAGACTAAGACGAACTCCATCATCTATGCCAATCTCTAAGGTTGCTCAGCCGAAGCTGAAGTTCAAAATCAACACATGAAGAGTGGGGTTACGCATGTTAGACAAATTTTCGGCGAAAATCTTACTTGAAAAAAGTCCCCGCTATCGTTTATTGATTTTGAAGAATCCTGAGTTGTCAATGGATGAAATGAATATTTTATCTACTCATGGAAATAAGGAGGTTATATTAAAACTTCTTGATAAGAAACACTTACCTAGTGATATTATTGTGAACATTGCGGCCTATGCTGACAAGAAGGTTTTTGATAAATTAATTGAAAAACATAAATTGTCTAGACATGCCAAAGAGAGCATTGCTTATCGAGGAAATGAACGTCACATTTTTAAAATGATGGCTAAAAATGAAATAACCGAATATATGTCTAACATTTCTACACACAAGTTAACTTACAGAGCTATCAAGAAACTTTTAGAAATCAAGTGTATAAATTTATGTCTTTTAAAATTTGCGGCCACTAGAGGAAATGATGAAATAAGACATTTACTACTCGATAAATTTGACTTAGACGAATATTCTTTAACAATAATTTATAATTATGGAAACAATGAACACCGAAAGAAAGTGAGGAAAATTCGCAATGAAAGAAAACTACGTCTACAAAATCAGAAGAAAGAGTGATGGTCTTTTTTCGACTGGTGGAATGAGACCAACGTTCAACACCATCGGCAAGGCATGGAAGAATCTCGGAAATCTGAAGAACCATCTGGGTCAACAGGTTCGTTTCAGAAGAGAAACGGAGATTTATGATGATTGCGAGACTGTCAAGTATCGTGTATCATATGAAGAAGTTGGTCAAGACTTGGATATCCCAACTTACCTTGAGAAAGAAAAGCAGAAACGTTTCTACTGAAACGAAAGTTTCTACTGAACCCGAAAAGGAACAACCTATGGCCGAACATATCGTTGACAAAATCATGCGTAAACCCAAACATTCAAGCATGACTTTGAACGATTACATTTCAATCAACAAGGATGTTCAACAAATCCTTACAGATAAAGGTGAAGAGTTCATGAAGGATGTCGAGGCGGCAATCAAAGAAGACTTGAAGAAAAATGATAAACCTATTTCATAATATTCTTGATACATTTACGTCGGCTTCATTCAGATTTTGGTCAAGCTTATGTCTAGGTCTTTGGATCGCAATTCTAGCAACTAATCTAACTATTTTCTTGATGATGTTTTTTTGTGTTTGGTACGGAATTTTCTATGGTGCAGGAGTTATTCTAGAACTTGACAACAAAGAAGATGAAGTGGATGATTCTGATAAATAATAAATCATCCACTTCAAAGGATTTTCTATGTTATCTTTTTCTGAATATATCTTTTTGTCTGAAAATAGAAAAGAATTTTTCAAAAAGACATACACGTCATTCGACACTTCGCATGAAATGAGCGATCTTCATTCAAAGAAACCAGACAATATTATTGATCTGGTTATGAGTCATGATCCAGATCAAAAGAAACATTCGAATTCTCAATGGATGTTGAATCAATATAAATCAAAGAATTTCAGACAAGAAGATTTACCACGGATAAAGGGACATATAGAAAAATTTCATTCCTTGAAGAAGGAACTTCCTTCTCAAGATTTAAATGCATACACTTTAAATCAAGAAACACATCCCAAGAAAATGAATCTTGTGGATCATCTTCGTTCCCAAGAACATCATAATGAATCGTTTCCAGATGGACCTAGATTTGAAGGCCATCCCGGAGCAACGAAAATGTTCGATGACGGAAAGGGAACAACTATTCATTCATTAGATACACATGAAGCTGGCCGTGCTGCCAGAGATTCTTGTGGTCACGATGATGAATCTGGCGGTTGGTGTTTTGGATGGAAAAAACCAACACATTTCAATGATTATTCAGAACAAGGTGCAATTCATTTAATTCAAACTCCTGATAACAGGAAGTTTGCAATTCATTTTCCTTCTGCACAGTTGATGGATAAAGATGATGGTGAGGTTAAACCATCAGATTTGGTGAAGAAATATCCAAGTCTTAAAGGTGCAAGATTTTATCCAAGTGATCATGATGATGAAAGAATGAAATGGGCATTTCATACTGATTTGGCCAAGAAACACGCAACAGAACATGCGTTTGAAGCTGGCGACGATAAAGTTATGGCTCATATTGAAGATAATAATCCAGAATTAATAAAACCACATCATGTTGAACAAGCAATGGAACATTATAGAAATGGAATATTACATCCACAATCAATAATTCATCTTCCACACTTTAAACAAGAACATATGGATGAAATTTGGGAAAACGAAAAGAAAGGAAAACAACCACATTTTTATATAAGAGATTTAGCAGAATTTGTTCCCCATACAAATAATAGAGATCATCTTCATCAGTTTTATACTGAAAGCAATAAAGTAGATGTCGGCCATGTTCATACTAGACATTTGGCTGGTTCTAGACTTTATCATGAATTTGGTGAAACTCCACCATTAATAAAAAATAAAAAATCTGGAATATCAGAACATAGTATGAAATTAAATGATGCTAAAAGATCATTAGAACGCTTCGAATTTGAAAATAAGTACAATCCAACTAGATACCTAAAAAATCAAGTTGATTACCATCAACGTCTTCACGATTATCATCAACATATGATTAAGGCTTATGAGAACTCATAAGTAATAGACCGGAGTAGTTTCCGGTATATCAATCAAACTTTTTTTCATAGGAGTAAAATTATGGCTAAAAAAGACGTGCTCGCAAGCACGAAAAAATCACTTATGGAAACTTTACTTTCAACAGGTTCCCAAAAAATACAACCTCACATTTTAACTAACTCACCATTCGTTAAAGAAAAAGATATTATTAAAACTTCAATTCCACTTCTAAATATTGCACTTTCTGGAAATGCTACAGAAGGTGGATGGATGCCAGGATTGACAATATTTGGTGGAGAAAGAGCAACTTTCAAAACTAAAATCGCTCTTGAATTGGTCAGATCATATCTTGACAAACATAAAGATGGCGTTTGTGTTTTTTATGATTCAGAATTTGGTGCTTCTTTTCAATATTTTCAAGATTCTGGAATTAATACAGATCGAGTTATTCACGTTGGAATTGAACATGTCGAAAATCTGAAGTTCGATATGTCTAAGAAATTAGATGAAATCAATCGTGGCGATAAAGTTGTTTTTATAGTTGATTCTATTGGAATGTTAGCATCCAAGAAAGAAATCGAAGACGCTATCGAAGAAAAAAGTGTGGCAGATATGTCACGAGCAAAAGCTTTGAGATCATTCTTCAGAATCATAACACCTAAACTGAATATGAAGGATTTACACTGTGTTGTGATTGCTCATACGTATCAAACAATGGAGATGTATGCCAAGACAATTATTTCTGGCGGAACGGCTCCAATGTACGCTGCCAACGAAGTTTTTGTTATCTCTAAGAGTAAAGAAAGAGAAGAGAAACTTCTGGTTGGATATGACTTCACATTGAATGTTATGAAGTCCAGAACAATTATGGAAGAAAGTAAATTTCCGATATCAGTCAATCGAGAAGAAGGTGTTATGCGTAATTCTGGATTGATCGAAATTTCTCTTGAAGCTGGAATTCTGACTAAACCAAAGCAAGGATGGTTCCAATTCGAAGGAACTGAAAAGCTTTACAGATATGACGATTTGTTAAGGAATAATGATATTTGGGATGAAATCATAAAGAGAGATGGTTTTAGTTCATATGTCAAGAACCATTATTGTCTGAGCAAAGACTGATTGGTTTGTATTGAATTTTGGACCTTATAGGGCAATTTTTAAATAAGGAACAATCTAGATGAAGATAACTGCTTATAAGATAGACGAAGAGGCGATGGAAATTCTTCCATCGTCCCAAAAACGTCAATGGATGGACGAAACTCCAAATCAATATGCGTATCGTTGTCTTCCATTGACGATAGCAAATTCTAATGGATATGTTCTACTTGCTCCATCAGATTTCTTGGTGATCTGGAATGGAGGAAAAGACAAAAGAGATTTGATTCCTCAGATAGCATATTCTAAATTCAATTTCGTGGAATCTCTATTTGGTTCTGGAATATTTACTCTTCATACTGGATATATTTTCAGAACCAGTAAGGAATACGATCTGTATGTTTCTGGTGTTCCGAATAATCCAATCAAGAATGTCTATCCACTTTCAGGAATAGTCGAGACTTGGTGGATGCCATTTACTTTTACTATGAATTATATGTTGACAGAACCCGGAACTTACATGTTCAAGAAGGGTGATCCGTTAGTTTTTATAACTCCTATTCCACATCAAATCGGAGAACTCAAGGCAGAGGTAGTCAAATTATCTGATGATCCAAAATTGCAACAGGATTTTGATTTGTGGAAGAACGACAGGAACAAGATGGTTCATGCCATTGACATGGCAGAGAAAACGAGACAACCTTACCATAACGTTGATCTGACAAAGCCCGAGACAACTTGGGAAAAGACTTATTACCGTGGTCTAGACAAATCCGGTAATAAGATATCAGGTCACTCAACTAGAAAAAGATTCCCAAAATTTAAGTAAGGAGTATTTTTGTTCGAACATGTAATTTTATCTAACCTTCTGGTCAATGAGGGTTATACAAGAGCCGTTCTTCCGTTCTTGAAGGAAGATTATTTTTCAGGCTCGGAAAAAGTTCTATTCAATATTGCCAAGAAGTTTATTGTTCAGTATAACTCACTTCCTTCTAAAGAAGTGATGAACATTGAACTGACGAAAGAAACATTGAATGAGAAGGAATTCAAAGAAGCTGCTCAAACACTAACTGAAATCGAACATGATTCGACTACAGATCAGAAATATCTGATTGACGAAACAGAGAAGTTTTGTCAAGACAAAGCTATCCAGAATGCCCTACGTAAATCCATTTCCATAATGGATGATCAGGCTAAGAAGAACGCTATTCCGAAACTTCTTCAGGATGCCTTGGCAGTTTCTTTTGATTCGTCTGTTGGACATGATTTCTTCGAAGATGCTGATAAACGATTTGCCGAATATCACACAGAGAAGAACAGACTTCGTTTTGACATTGATTTGATGAATGTCATCTTGAAGGGTGGAATGTTGCCCGCCACGATGATGATTCTTATGGCTGGAACTGGTGTTGGTAAGAGCCTAACAATGTGCTCTTTCGCAGCATCGTTCTTAGCTCAAGGGAAAAACGTTCTTTACATCACAATGGAAATGGGAGAGATCGCAATCTCCCAACGAATTGATCACAATCTATTGGATGTTGATGAAGACGCCTTGATGGCAATGCCCAAGGATATGTATAATCGACGTTTGGCTAAGATTCGAGAGAAGACCAAGGGAAAGTTAATCGTCAAAGGATTTCCTTCTGGTGCTGCCCACGCTGGTCATTTTAGGCACCTTATAGACGAACTAAAACTCAAGAAGAATATTGTTCCAGACGTTGTTTTTATTGACTACTTAAACATTTGTGCGTCTTCAAGAATGAAGATGGGTGGGAGTGTTAACACCTATGTTCTGGTCAAATCTGTTGCTGAAGAGATACGGGGATTGGGTCAAGAATATGGCTTCCCGATCATCACGGCTACACAGACAAACAGAGATGGGATAAACTCTTCAGATATAGACATGACCAACATTTCCGAATCGATGGGAATGGCTCATACTGCCGATTACATGTTGGCTCTGATTTCTTCAGAAGAACTTGTTGATCTAGACCAAATCATCATCAAGCAAATCAAGAATCGTTATGGTGATCCAAATAAATTCAGGAAGTTTATTGTTGGTTTCGATAGAGCGAGAATGAAGGTCTATAATGTAGAAAACGCAACAGAAGAAGAAAGTAATAATACAGATGATTCAGTCATGGATAAAACTAATTTTGGCAAGGCAGATAGAGAAAGGAAAGATAGTGGAAAAAGAAGACGATTTGCTGGGTTCTACTGAGTTCGAACTTCTTGAAGAATATCAACTTCTCGATGATTTAGTTGAAATGAAGAAGTTGCACGATATATTGAAACTAATCGGAGATGGTCCACACTACCAACATGATTTCGCTAATTTCTTTACACCAGAAGAAATTTCGGCCCTCGTTGAGAAATTGAATAAATATTTACTTAAACTCAAGGGAGATATCAAGGAAACTTTAAATGACAAAAATGTATAAGTTTGTTCGTGGTTATATAGTTGAAGAACTCACTAAACAGAAGATTTACAAAATCACAGAAAAGTCATTGAGAACGGAATTGCTCAACAAACTCAATTCTGGTTCTGGTTTTGATGGTCAGACGCCCCCATTTATGTGCAACCCACCTATTGAGAAAAAAGCAAATGTCGAAGACTAAAGAACAGAAGATTGAAAGTGATGGAGAACTTCTTCAGAAACTAGAAAAGGTTAAAACTTTAATTGAAGAATATTGTTTTCTAACATATCTATATTATCGTTATAATGAAGATGATAATTCTATAAATGATAAAAGAAACCAAACGTATTGTATGTTAGACGATCTTGGATATAGTTCAACCGCAGATTTAATTGGTCATTATTTTGATAAAATGTCATTACATTATGAAGGTTTAATTGAAGATGCAGGACGATAAAAAGAAGAGAAAGAAATATAGAAAAATTGAATATGGTTCTCGGAAGTATAAAAAGCTTGAAGCCCAAGAAGCTTTAACCTATCTTAACATTCACCAGTGCCAGAAGTGTTGGCATCCAGTTGTTGATGGATATTGTTGTCGTCATTGTGGTGACTCAAATCCTTCTAAAACTTGGGAACAAGAAGACGAATACGAACGTAAAATCGAAGAAAAGATGAAGAGGATTAGACCTTAATGAAAGTGTGTATCGTCTCGGATGTTCATCTTGAGTTAAACGGATATTCTCCCAAACTCGATAAGCTCAAGAAAGGTGGTGATCTGTTGATCATTGCTGGTGATCTTACGTTGGCTAGGATTGTCAAGTCTGAACATCCACAAGCAATCTCCCACAAAGAAAACCTCAAGAAATTCGTTGAGAAGTGGTGTTCTAAATTCAATTCGGTGATTTATGTTGTTGGTAATCATGAACATTATAACTATTTTTTTAGAGATACTGTTCAGACCATGAAAGATTATTTCAAGGATTCAAATGTTCATGTCCTTGAAAATGAATCGTTTGAGAAGGATGGTATTTTGTTTTTGTGTTCAACTCTTTGGACAGATTTTCAGAATGGTGATAAAACAGAAATGTATCGAGTTGAATATGGAATGAATGATTACCGAATCATTTATACCAAACCTGAAGAAGAAATAACATACATCGAACGTAATCATCCAAATCAGAGAATTAAGTATGGCATTCTTTCTGCTGAAAATACGTATCAACATCATTTGATTTCAAGAATGTTTCTCCACGAAACTCTGAAAAAGAATCCAGATAAGAAGACAGTTATTGTGACGCATCATTGTCCAATGTTCCATTGTAATAATTCCGCAAGGCACGGAGTAGCTTTACTTTCTGGATATTGTTCTGATCTGGAATGGATGATGCAGGATCACGAACAAATCTCACATTGGATTTGTGGTCACACTCATTACAAGTTTGATTTTATGGTCAATAAAACTCGTGTTCTTTCCAATCCTTTGGGTTACAATGGAGAACCACAATATGATTCATTCAAGCCATTATTCATTGAAATTTAGTTAAAAGGAATTTAATTAGTTCACTGACTAATGGTTCTCTTTTATAAGGAGAACTATGACTAGATTAATGGGAACAACTGCGGATAATCCCGAAAATATCAGATATCTGAACAAGTATATTAAACCATATTTTGGACTAGAAGACGCAAGACGGATGCGATTAGACTTCGCTCCGTTTTCCGCAGATCAAACAATCACTGTTCATGATTACCAGATAAATGACGGTAAGATCATGATCGAAGTCACTAACAAAGATTGTTTGACTCCACAATTAGTTCCTCTTTCAAAAATCAACAAGTATTCTTCTGATGAAGATCGTTTCTCGAATAAGGGAATTCGATTTGAAGAGGAAGTGGTTCAGACGCTCAATCAAGTGGGCTCAATGAACGGTTCCGGCGCTGGCTGTAGAAGCCCCGAACCCGATGGTCATCTAATCAAAGAAGATGGCTCTATAGGAACGCTAGAGATCAAGCGTGAGTGGCAATCCGCCAAGGTTGGACAGTTCGTTCTTCGGTATGAAGGCGATCAATGGCAAGTGACAGAACGATCTGTTGCCAAAGCTCCACACTTCACAGAATTGTTCCTTTCAGCGACTTCGAACGGTAAGCCGTTGTTGCAGGTTGTAAATGAAAGTGTTAGAAAACCCGAGAAGAATGAGAAGCTTACAGGATTCACCATTCGATCCGATCATTTTCATGATATGGAACCTGTCAGAACATACATTTCTGACAAAGGTATTGACGTGCTCTATATCGGAAATCGAGGATTATTTGGTGAGACAGACTTTATTCCTGAACTTCAAATGCCCAAGGGTGTTTGTGAAATAACGGTTAGAGGTAAAGACAAAAACTCTCTGACAGTTGAAGGAATAATCAAGAAGATCGAGAAGTCAGAACATCAATATGATTTGACGAATATAGAAGAAGCTAAACGATTGAAAGGTGATTTGCTTGGAAAGTCTCAGAAAATCGATTCCAATTTTCGACAAACTTCCAAAGAGTGTCAGACACGATCTTTTGAAAGAAGAACATCTGATATGTAAAGTCACGGAAAAAACTGATGGCTTTGCTTTTGAAGTTGGTGGTGACGAACAAGGCTTCTATTGCCGTTCTGCGTCATCACCTAAGATGCGCAAGCAAGGGGATTTTAATTATTGGTGTTGGTACAATTACCCAACAGATCAAACATCCATCATTCCAATTCGTTTGGAATTAGCGTTTGCTTCTATGCGTTCTTGCCATCGCATGGTTGACACTCTCATTCGTGAGAAAGTTTCCATGAAAGGTGAAATGATCATCGCCATGGATGGCAAACCGTATACTCCAAACGGAACTCAATACGATCCATTTAAATTGGGTCTTCAAGCCACCTTCATCGAACACACTCAACTCAACACTTATGATATTGAGAAATTCAATATCAGACATTGGGCACCTTTAAATTATTACGTTTACTTCTATGATGATATTCATCCGTTGATCTATGATGTTAAACTTCCTATCAAGAAATTCACTGAGAACATTTCTTGGCACCTTTATGATCAATATTCGGAACAGTTGAAAATTCATGAAGCATCTGAAAATGTCTTGACAGAATTGAAAAAACTACTTCCCCAGAAATCTAAGTGGGGAGATTGTTCACCAGAAGGTTGGGTGTTTCATCTTCCAAGTGGTAGAAAATTCAAGATCATGACGGAGAAGATCAATGGCAATAATTGATGGTAGAAAAGCTACTCCATTCTGGAATTCTGATTCGAACATTTACGGAATTCAAATGGAAATCAAGAAAGTTCTCAGGGAAATAAATTCTAATAATAGATACAGAATTTTTGGACTAAGAGAACCAGCAATTAATTCGAACGAAGTGTTCACTGGTTCGTTCAGATATCATCTGGATAGAACGTTACGTCATGAGTATCTTCCATCAATGAAGATCGGAGATGTTGACGTTATAGTTCCAGATCGCTTTAGGAGAGAATTCGAACACTATTTCCAAAAGAAATCGATTCCATATAAATCTCATGGAACTCAGATTTCAACTCTATTCTCAATGTCTTCTTATAAAACTGATGTTTCAGAAATCCAAGTTGATTTCGAATTCAAAGGTTTTTGTGAAGACATGCCAACAGAGTTTTCAAAGTTTTCAAACAGTTGGTCCCCAGACGATGTTGCTGATGGTCTTAAAGGTGTATTTCATAAAGTCATGTTATCGGCATTGACGGCTGCCAACAATGAGAAGTGGGCGTTCTCTGTATCGTATGGATTGCGTGAAAGAAACTATTCATTCTGGATTGAAGACCTTGAAAAAATTTACATGGAACTTTTCTTGATCAATCCAGATACGAATAGAACTGTCTCTGAACAGCTTGATATAATCTACAATTCTTCGGAGATTCATTACAATTTAAACTCATTCCGTGGATTGTTGGTCGGAATGTTGAAGTATTATGAACCACATCAAATTAAATCTGTTCTAGACAAATTCGTCAGAAAGGTTAAAGAAAAACCGTATAGTGATGAACAATTGGCAATCGTCTCTAGACTTCTAAAAAATTATCTTTTATTTACAATTCTTCCAGAGGAAATGAAATATGAAAAGCGTAGGAATAGCAATCGGAAGATTCAACCCGCCAACGTGTGAACACGAAAAACTCCTGGATAATATCCAAGGCGATTACAAATACATTTTTGTGATGGGGGCATTTGATGCCCCCTTAACTTTATTGGACAGACTTTCGTATATTCGTTGGTTATATCCAAAATATAATATTGTGTCTTGTAAAGACAAACATTGTGAAAGTGCTCTTCAAATTCTCATGTGGTTATATAGAAAACATTCTGATTGTAAATTGAAAATACATGCTGGATATGGAACCAAAGGAGTTGTCGAAAATAATGGAGGAAACGCTGAATCATTCGTTCGATTGATGGAAACCTATAACAATCAAACATTCCATGATTCTAAAGAACTTAGAATGAAATGGTTGGATTGGGAAATCAATAAACAAGAACGTGGAGAGATATCAGGAACTTTCGTTAGAAATCTTGCGTTAAAACTTGATCCATATAAAAACGAAGATGTTGATAAATTTAAAATATATCTTCATTCTAGAATTAATCATCATGAAGCATGGAATATTCTTAGATTTTTGAAGATGACTAAATAAAAGGAAAATACTTTGGAGTTCGTATGTCCGCTGATAAACCTAAAGAAAAAAGAATTAAGCTCAGAAAGCCAGCTTCGTCTTGTGTCAATCTCAAGCCAGAAGTGAATACTGCTCCTTTGCATGAAGCCCGAACGGCCAAGAAGGTTAAGCCAGCTAAGACGGATAAAAAGAAGAAGATTGAAGATAAAAATCCTCCTATTGAGAGTTTCATAAAACCAAAGGTTCCGAATAGGAAAATGGCTAATACTGTTAAACAGCTTAGAGATTTTACTAAGAATAAAATCAACACTAAACCAAGTGGAAGAAGTTCGGTTGTTAGAATTGCAACACCACTCAATAAAATGCTTAGAACAGAAAGTATTGAATCTGAATTAATGAACGAATATTTTTATGGTGGTGATCCAGCCACTAAAAATTATCACAGAAATTTTGGTGGACGTTCTCATTCTATGAAACACGATCCACTAAAAGGTATTGGGCGTGCCGCTAATCATGCTTTAAGAGATACAACTAAAAGATTTAAAGTTCACCAGAGAGCCGAAACTAGTCGTGAACTATTCAAAGCCATTAAAGCTCGTCAACAACAAAAATTCCAAGAATACGAATAAGAGGAACGAATATGAGTTCATTAATTAGAGACGAATACATCGCCAAATTAATTTCAGAAGGTCTTTCTCCTGAAGAAGCAGAAGACGTAGTTCAGAAACTTGATCCAACTGAACTTGAGGATACCAAAGAAATTCTTCTAGAGGCTAGAGATATTTCTAATGAAGCTGCCAAGAGATTCTTAGCTGGTAAAAAGTATTCCAATAAAAACACAAAGGTTGAAGTTGGTGAAGATGGAACTACAATGTATCTTCATGGAAATGCTATTGCTCATTATCATCATGACGATCCTGATCACGTTAATATGACTTTGGCTGGTTGGGGAACACCAACTACTAGAGAGAGATTGAATACACTTTCAAATCATATTGGAATTGGAAGACCATTTCATCAATCAAAACATTCTCAATATCACACAACTAGTGGCGGTTCAAAAGAAATTCATTCGAAAGATATCATAACTGTTCATCGTAAAACTGGTGAAGTTCATCATTTTCCAAATTGGTCTCAAGGTTCAATGAAACAACACGTGACACAATATAGACATAAGAAACCAGAATTTGATCCAACAAAGGCTGTATCCAAAGATATGTTCGAAGAGAAACAAGTTCCGTTTAATGACCTTCTCATGAATTTCGATAAGCAATATAGATATATACTATCAGAAGGTTTAGTTCCTTCTGTTCGTGCTGTATTCAAGACAATCAAAAGTGTTGATCACAAAGAGATGATCATGGAAGAACTTCGAATCATTTTAGAAAATGATAAATATACGTTCGAAGAAAAAAATATTCAAATGCGTGCAATTCTTAGAAATCCATGGAACTTACTACAATCAAAGGAGAAGTAAATGCTTAAGGACATTGTTAGCGGAATTGGCATCAGTATTGGTTTTGATGCGATTCTAGACGCATTTACGTCGTTAGACGAGAGTTTTAAAAACTCTGCCAATTATCCACCATTCAAGATTAAAAAGATTTCGAATAACAGATTTGACGTGGAAGTAAACGTCGCTGGATATTCACAAGACGATATCGTTATTTCTATTGACGACATGGTTTTAAAAGTTAAAACAAAGTCATCAAAGAAACAATCATTCTTCGAAAATCGTCCATCAGACGATGAATATATGGTTTTCCTTCTGTCAAGAGCATTCCATCTTGATCAAACCTCGGTCAAGGACGGAATTCTTTATATGTCATTCATTAATACGTTTAAAGAACATAGAAAAATTACAATTGATTTTTCGAAAGATAAACAACTATTAGCTGTTGATGCTGTAGATACTATCGTTTCACCAACAAAGGTTGTTGTTGCTGTCGAGAAGGACGAATCAACCCCTTTAACGATTGAGGTTTCCAAGGCACCTGAACCAAAGCCCTTGCCTGTTGTGGAAGTTGTTCCAGAACCAGTGACCTATATCGTTCCACCAGAACCAGTTGTGGTTCCAGTAGAACCAGTGAAAGTTGTTGAGGAATTAGTTGTTTCTGAACCAGTTCAAATGGAAGTCAAGGAACCAGTAGTTATCGAGGAAGTTGTTTCAGAACCAGTTGTTGCGGCCGAAGTTCTAGAACCAGTTGTGGTAAATGAACCAGTTGTTGAGGATGTCAAACCTGAACCAGTTACGATAATTGAACCTATTCCTCTATTAGTTGTTGGTCGTTCGTTAGATTCGGAACCAGTATTAATTAATACAGAAGACAACACTAAACCAACAATTGCGGTTGCGGTTCCTGATGAAGTAACTCCTGTAATGGAAGCAGTTGTTGAAGTTTCCCCACTAATTAATACAATTTCTGATCAACCACAAATTACCGTCCAATTAGTTCCTGTTGAAGACGTAAAGCCTTCTGAGGAAGTTGTTGCTGTTCCAACAATCTCAATGGAAACGGCTGATATTGCCGTGGTTGTCAAGCCAGAAGTTGTTGAAGCTTTATCTCAAGCTGAAGTGAAATTGGAAGAGGTTGTGGCTGAAGCAATTGAACAGGCACAACCAATTCTTCCAAAAGTTGAGGACGAACACCCTGTAGTCAGTGAACTTGAACCTGTTTCTGTGACTGAAGAAGTTTCAGTCGTGCCAACCATCTCTGATGTTCCTGAATCAGTTCAGCAAATTTCGGAACCAATTGTCGAGATGGACCAGCCAGTAGTTGAAGTTGTTTCTCAAGAAACTTCTCCAACTGAACAAACTGTGATTCCTGAAGTTTTACAGGATCAGCCGTCAGAATTAGTTGTCGAAGTTCCTGAGAAAGTTGAAGAAGTAATAGAAAATTATCCTTCTGTTGTTTCGGAAGAAGTTTCTTTACCCGTTGAACAGCCATCTGTTGAACCTATTGTTGAGAACTCAGTAGAAACACTTTCACTTGATCGATTATCGTCTGAACTTCAGAAGCCAGTTGTGGAAGTAGAAATTCCAGTTGTTGTAAATGAAGTGCCTTCCGTATCTGAGCCTGATGTTGATCCAGTTTTACCTGAATCTCAAGAACTAACTCTCTCGGAAGTCCCCGCCGAAGTGCCATCTCCACAAGTGGAATCAGTTCAACCATCAATTGATCTAATTCCCCAAGTCGATAGCTCACAATCTTCATTACTGACCCCTGAAGTTCTAGAGATTCCACTAGAACAGGATAATGTTGTTGTAAATGTGACAGAAGAAAAGGCCCCTGAACCAGTGGTTCAAGAGCCTGAAATTGAGCCAACCAAGATAGTTACACTTGAGCCGGAAGTGAATCACGAATCAGTTCATCAAGATGCTGTCGTTCAAGAGCCAGTTGTTGTTCCTGTTGTTGAACCTCAAATGCCTCTTCCAACAGTTGTTGAAAATACGTCTCTTCAAGATGAACAAGAACCTCTTCCAGAAGAGAATTTACCTGTTGCCACACCCGAACCTGTTGCCCAGCCAGTTGAAGTTCAACCGGCCTCGGAAGTGGTTTCGGTTGACCCGCTTCCCATTGTTCCAGATGTTCAAGTTCACGAGTTAGAGCCAGTAGTTGCTGTTGCTGTTGAGGATATTCCTCATGAGGAACAAGCTCATGATGTTGCCCAAGAGCCTGAACTTTCTGCCATTGAACCACAAGCTCAGAATACAGAGCCAGTTGTTCTTGAAGTTGTTCCTGAAAATTCGGCATCAGAAATCTCCTTTGTTGTGGATAACCCAATATCAGAAACAAATGTTGAAGTCAAGGAAGAAGAAAAAGTATCTGAACCTGTTGCTGTTGTTGAAGAATTAAAAGTTGAACAACCAACTGTTGTTGAAGAAGTTAAGGTAGAAGTTCCTGTAGAACCATCGGTTCCGGTAGAACCAGTTGTTCCTCAAATTGAACCTGTTGTTGCTCAATTTGAAATAAAAGTGGAAGAACCAGTTGTTGCTGAAGTTCCAACAGAACAAGTTGTTCCTAAAGTAATTGCTGAAGATGCTATTGTGTCGTTTGATGTTCCAGTAGTTCCACCAGAACTATCGGTTCCGTCAGAACCAATTGTTGAAGAACCAGTTCCGGTTCCAGTAATTGAAGAAGTTAAGGTAGAAGTTCCGGTAGAACCAGTTCCGGTTCCAGTAGAGGAAGTAAAACCTGAAGCAAATTCAACACCAGTATAAATAAAAATAATAAGAAATTAAAAGGGAGTTCTCAATGACTTGGGGCGAAAATAGATTAGCAAATAATTCTCCAATTTGGGGACCAGCACTTGTAAATAAAACACCGAACACGGTAAATCGGGATGCCATGTTCAACAATACAACAAACAGCGAATTCATTACTGCACAAGTGGATTCGATCACTGCAATTAAAGCTAGTGAAATGGGGGTTGCAATTGTTACTGGTGTTGAAGTTACCGATCCTGGAACTGGATATACAGCACAACCAACATTAGCATTTTCAAACGGAACTGTTAACGCAACAGCAAACGTTTATGCAAGAGCCGTTGCAATTGCTCTAAACGGTCCTGGAACTGGCGGTTCATATGTTCCTGGTGAAAATCTGGCGGTTGCTGATGGAACTGGTTCCGCTGCAACTGTCAACGTTTCAGCTACAGAAGTTCGAACAGTAACCGTTGTTAATGGTGGTTCTGGGTACGCAAATAACGATGTTGTGACTTGCGATACTGGAACCGGCACAGCCGCTACTTTCACAGTTACGACTGGTACTTCCAACACTTCAGTTGCTTCACTTGCTTTAACAACTCGTGGAAATTATACTGCCAATCCAACATTGACTAACGTTTCGACGACTTCAGCAAATACGGCTGCTTCAAATGGATTGACGGTTACGCTGACAATGCGAATTAAATCCATTACGACTTTGAGTAATGGTTCATATTCTGCATTACCGACATTGACTGGTGCTGCCACAACTGGTTCAACAACTGGAACTGGCGCAACTCTAAACCTGACAATGGGTGTTGATCGAGTTCTTATGACCAATACGGGAACTGGTTATACTTCTGAACCAACATTGACTTGGGGTGGAACTGGCGGTTCAAATACCGTTGGCGTTGCTCTCATTTCCGATGGAACCGGCGTTGCTCACGCTGGATGGGTCAAGAAGACCGTTGGTTCTGGTGGTCGAGCCGGAAGAGTCCAATTTGAAGTTCTGGTTCCAATGAATACGATTAATGATGCTTAATAGATGACAGTAAATCCAACTGAGAATGCAAAGACAATTGACGAATTTACCGTTCTGACTGATCCTCAGTCAAACGATATTTTCGTCATTGTCAAGAATAGAGCGAATACCAATCTTGAGACTCGCTCTATTACCCTTCTTTCATTATTTACAAATGCTTCATGCAATTTAGTTATCGCTAATTCTTCAATATTATCCTCAAACAATTTCATTTTCCGCAATCGTTCAACTCCTGCTAATTCAACGATTACAGTTTCTCAAGGAATGATTTGGTTTGACTCTGATTACATTTATGTTGCTACTGCCAACAACGTAGTCAAGAGATCAGCATTATCGAGTTTCTAATTTGAATTCTGAACCTCTTTGTGATGATAACTTCCTTCTTTTTTGTGCTAAACACTACAATACGAAGTTGTCAACATCTACGGCTGAATTCATCGAAGACCTGAATAGAATCAAATATATTCGAAAATTGATTACCAGATATGAAACTTCGAAAGACCTTAAAGAAAGGCTGATCCTCAATCACATAATTGTGCTTTCAAACGTGTTTCCTGGTGAAATTTGTGCGAAAATTCTCTACTTTAAGCTTAAAGATCAATATAAATATATTAAACCATTTTTGTTACTTCTAGGAATTCTTCCAGACAAATTATTCAATATAAGTGATGAAAATGTAGTTGATATAGATATGATAGAGATAGATAGTGAGATCGTTAACGCATTGAGGAAGATATGACTGAAAATGCTGTTGGAAACGGAGAAAATATTGCGGGAACGGGTTCTGCTCCCAATGAATACGCACCATTATTGTTTAAGAATTTAAAAATAAGAATAGTTGGGAGACTAAAGAAGAATGCCAGCAAACAACAAACAGTCAAATGATTCATTAGAAACATCAATTAAAATACTTTCATCATCCGTTCAAAATGTTTCTTCTTTGATGCACGAACTTCTAAGTAGATTGTCTACACTTGAGACAAAATTCGAAAATATGCATGAAGAAAGAAAAAATACGGCCGAAGGAATTAAGTTAGAGATTCGTGAATTAAAAATGAAAATATCTGATATTGAAGATAAATTCGATGCTAAAATAGAAAAGCTTGGTGATAAATTCGTTTCTAAAGATCAATTCGATCCTATTAGACGAATTGTATATGCGGTTTCAACTGCTGTCATGCTTGGAGTCGTTGGAACAATACTCAACTTGGTTCTAAAGAAGTAAGACTTGACTTGACATTAACCATCGAATAGTCGTGTTCAGATCGTCCATAAGTCAAGGAGCTTCTTATGTTGATGATCATTGAAATCTGTGACTATGGAACACAATGGGCCTATTTCCTGTCGTTCGCTGGAATAGGCGGAATTCTGGGGTTCTATCTCGGATTTATGTCTAAGCATTGGGTTGATAGAGAATAAGATGAGTATTTTCTTTGATGCATTGATCTCGATAATAGCCGTTTGTGCTCTTGTCGTAATCGCATGGAAACTCTGAAATAAAGAAAGGCCGGGAGCGATCCCGGCCTCTTCAGTTTAATTAGATGTAACCACATGAAGTTCTGGTGGTGATTTGGGTTTATTTTTGGAACCAAGTGGCCGTCCACGTTTCTTTTTCGGTTCTTCGTCTTCTTCAGAAGATTCGTCTTCTTCTTTAGAGACTTTCGTTCCATACTTTGCTCGTGTTGACGAGAAAGCATATAGTCCGAACGAAGAAACGATTTCCGCAATGATAGCCATGGTGATTGCCCAAATCTTAACGATGGTCTTGCCTTCAATTCCAGTAAGCTCAGTCAAGAAGGTGATTTGCGGATCAGCATCCTTCACGACTTCTTTGGGAAGATTTACTTTGGCTGTATCAACCTCAGAAACCTTGCGCCAATAAAGCTGACAGAAAATCTTGCTTTCTTCTGTCATCCTAGCTTCTGGTGCGGTACATCCCGCCGAAGTTTGGTAACGATTGTTTTTCTTCATCGTTTCGAGTTCATCAAACAGGCGGTTGTAATCTTGATTCGCCTGATGGATGGAAAGTGCAACGTGGTTCCGTTCGGCAGTTGAATTTGAACGAACCATCGAAGCAAATCCGGTTGCCGCTGCAAAAGAGTAGAGAACTGCGGTAAACCAGACCAGAAACGATGCTGCTGCTTTCCACTTATTACCTTTGGAAACTTGGTAAGCAGCGAACGCAAGTCCAAACACTTTACAGATATCAATTGCTATTCCGAACGCCGACAAGAGATACTTTTCGAATTCGTCATAACCGATGGACCATCCAAACTTGGCATTCATGGCCATGGTCGTGGCGGACGCAACAACAATTGCAGAGGACGCAACAAAACGAGCCGTCTTAGAAGATGCGTCGATCATAGTTGACCCCTATCTGTTGAAGATAGTAAATATATAATAATGATTCGGAATAAAGTCAACTTGTAAAGTATATTTTTTAATTATAATTAATCACGTTTTCGTGAATTGATATTGTAAGAATTCCCACGCCCCAGAGTTATCACATTTTTTTGAACACCATTTAAAATATTGTATAATGGATCAACGAAGTCTTCTGGGTTTACTTTGCCACAAGTGAAACAATCGATAGCTATATAATTTAATTCACTCCAACAATGAACTGAAATGTGACTTTCTGCCAATAACCAAATAGCAGTTACTCCTGCGTTTGGTCCAAAATCATGATATGCGAAATTTACAATGGTGACTTTATCTTTAATCACAGATTCGATTCTTTCTCTGACTTCTTTAATATCTTCAAGAATAGAACCGTCTTTGACCCATAAATCTATAATGACGTGAGTTCCCAAAGAATCATCCATTATATTCAAGCCTCATATGTTGTTTCGGTTGGTCTATTTAGGCTCTTGCCTCTTGTCAACTCCTACCTTATAATTGGTAGATGGGGTGTTGTTAACGCAACAGGTCATAGGATGCATAACCTAGAAAAGCTGGAACCATATTCGTTGTGTGCCATTCTTGACAAAATGGATATAAAAGAACTTAGTCAAATTCCAGGCCCGTTCGGAAAACATATTTTCAGAGAACTTGAAAATTTTTGTAAAAGATATAATAATCTGGCAATATATAAAGATTCTGTCTTTAAATGGGAATTTTATGATAATAGAATTGTAGTTGCGTATCTTAATAGTCCATATAAACACGGAGGACTAGTATGATTCTTGATGTATATTCTGTTTGTTCTCTACTTGAGAAATATGGGCCAGATAAAGTTTTGAGGATGAACATCGAATATCGTCACAAGAAACAAATTAAGAAGTGTTTGAACGAATACATGACACTAACAAACGCAAAAGAAATCGGATTAGCATGGGAAGTCGAAGATAACAAGATATCTGTTTTCTGGTACTTCTTCTAGGAGAACTAGGAATGCTCGACCCGTATAGCATAGTTATTTTGTTGAACAGATTTGGATCAGATCATGTTCTGAATCGAGTCAGTATGACCGATGAAACAAGAAGAAAAATTATATATGATAGTAAAAAAGTTAGTTTTTGGAAATTAAAATGGATAGTTCTTAATAATCAAATTTATAGAACTATAGCATTTAATGTTCAAAATCAGTGATAATCAAGGTCTATTGTGAAATCTAATTTTACTACTGAATTGAAATTTGTTCATCTTCTGGCGAATCATCTTGTTGGGTTTAAAAAAACCGGAAACAACGTGTTCAATTTCCGTTGTCCGGTTTGTGGTGATTCCAAGAAGAAGAGGATGAAGAAAAGAGGGTATATATTTGAGAAGAATGGGAAATTGGTATTCTATTGCCATAACTGTTCTATCACCAAAGGATTTCCGAATTTCTTGAAAGAACAGAGCGAACTTCTGTATCAAGAATTTCTGATGGAGTGTTTGAATGGTTCTGGAAAAGAGGTTCAAGAAAAAACTCCGATCCAGATCAAAACAGATGCTTTAATTCGACTTCCCAAAGTGTCTTCTTTATCTCCTGAACATCCGTGCAAAAAATACGTGATTTCTCGTTTAATTCCAACAACTTATCATCATAAGCTATTTTTTGCAGCCAGATTTAAAACCTTCGTTAACTCATTGATTCCAAACAAATTTACCGATATTGGAACAGATGAACCACGATTGGTTATACCTATTTATTCAGAAGGTAAGTTAATCGGATTCCAAGGAAGAGCTTTAAGTTCATCAGAGGTCAAATATATCTCGATAGTTCTCGATGAAACTAAAGGTCCATTGATCTATGGACTTGATGATATCAACTGGAACAAGAAGGTCTATGTCTTTGAAGGACCAATAGATTCTATGTTCATTCCTAATTCAGTAGCTATTTGCGGTTCTTCATTAATCAAAGCTGCACAACATCTGAATAAGCGGAAGAACAATATGATCTTGGTTTTTGACAATGAACCCAGAAATTCGGAAATTGTAAAGTCCATCAAACGAGCCATTACCATGGGATTTTTCGTCTGTATCTTCCCGGTAACATTCAAATTCAAAGACATAGGAGAAGCTATCCAAGCTCTTGTTTCACAACGAGAATTCGTTGATACTGAGGAAATAAAGAGACTTGGATTGAAGCTTAAGGAGATGATAGATGTAAATACATATCATGGTTTGAACGCTGAATTGAGATTGGCTGAATGGAGTAAAATTTGAACAAAACTGTTATGTCCTTTGTCAAAGAAGAAATGGAGAAGAGAGATTATTCTCTCCAAACTATAACAAGATCAACACACCATTATTATGAACTTTGGGATATGCATTTTAGACATAAAAATGGAAGAATGGTTCATGTTCCTAGAATTGCATTCAACCAACAAATTGTTGATAAAGTAGATGAAGAAACAGTTAAACAAATTTGTAATGAATGTGATTTAGAAAAGGACAATCACTTAAATGTTTGATGAACTTGGAACGAGAATGAAGGAGCTTGAGCGACTTCAAAAAGAACCGTATGAAGACGATTGGATGTATGTTAGAATTGATGGTCGTGCGTTCTCTTCATTTACGGCCGACATGGCAGAACCATATGATATTAACATGTCAAATGCCATGAAAGAACTTACTAAGTTTATGATCCATAAAACCAATGCATTTGTTGGTTATCATCAGTCTGACGAAATCAGTTTAGGATATCGGAAGAACAGATTAGAAAGCCAGTTCATCTTTAATGGTAAGAAACAAAAGATTCAATCTGTTTTGGCTTCCATGGCTGCGTCTTTCTTCCAATTAGAGATTCCTATGCAATGGCCAGGAACCAGAGCAACAGAGCTTCAAAAACGTTATCCTCATTTTGATTGTCGAGTTGTTTTCCTGACACAAGCAGATTTCGTTAATATGATGTATTGGAGAGCCCTAGACGCCAAGAGAAATGCAATTCAGTCAATGGCACAAAGCCTCTATTCTCACAAACAACTCTATAAGAAAAATATTAAAGAACAACTTCAGATGATCGAAGAAGCGGGAGTTAATTGGGAAAAAGAGCCTGAATATTTTCGTTTAGGAACTTGGTTTCTTGTTAATAGAATGTATCGAGATATGACTGAGGAAGAATTGAAAAAAATTCCAGAAGAACATAGAACAGAATTTACAACCAAAAAACTTACTTACGAAATAAAGGAAAAGGTTTTAGATTTATCGAAATTCGATTTTGAAGGGAAAATAAGATTTTTCTTAGATTGTGATACACCGGAGAAATTAACATGACAAATAATATGAACATTGTAGATCGAGTTGTTGAACGAATTAAGAAACAGCCTATTGGAGACTTGATTCAAGAAGAAGACCTTTATGATATTGTCAAGCAAGCAATTCCTAAAGCTTTCTTTGAACCAAGGAAAGTATCACAAGGATATCACACACATGAACTTCCGCCACTAATTGTGGATTGTTGTGAGAAAGTTTTAAAAGATCATGTTCAAAAGGCTGTTGATCGTTGGACAGAAGAAAATCAAGAACAGATGATGGTTTATTGGAAGAATGTTGTTGATGAAGGTATTGTTAATTTGGTCAACAGAATTCAAAATGAAAAAGCAACTTCACAAGTAGAAAATATGCTGAAAAGTTGGGTTGCCGCAGTTCAAAAAGAACGAGAGAAAAACGGCTTACCATATTTGAATTTTTGAATGGAAAGTAGGATATTGAATGATATTTGGTGACGTTAAGTTAGTTTCAGTTTCACAACCCAAAGGATTTGATACAGCCGAACAATTGATTGTCTATTGTGCACGTGTTTCTAATCCAAAGAATCAAACAAACTTCAAAACAGGAGACAAACTTCTTACATATCTTATTAATGAAAAGCATTGGAGTCCTTTCGAGATGGTGAACATCGTTCTGGAAATCGAAACGACTCGTGATATCGGAAGGCAAATTCTTCGGCATCGGTCACTCACTTTCCAAGAATTTAGTGGTAGATATTCGGAATATGAAATTAAAGACGTATTGATCAGAGAAGCCCGTTTACAAGACCCTAAGAATCGCCAGAATTCAATCGAGACAGGCGATTTAGAACTTCAGGAGGGTTGGGACACTTGGCAGAAAAAAGTCGCCCAAGTGGCTGGAAACGCATATAAATGGGCATTGGAAAATGGCATTGCCAAAGAACAAGCAAGAGCCGTTCTTCCTGAAGGATTAACACCGACTCGAATGTATGCAAACGGAACGCTTCGTAGCTGGATAACTTATGTTGAAAGTAGAACTCACAACTCTACACAAAAAGAACATAGAATTATAGCTAATAAAGTTAAAGACGTGTTGATGAATGAATTTCATTTTTTAAAAAATATATGGTAAGAAAATTAAAATTAAAAATTGGCGACGTATACGGATGGTTGAAAATTATTGATATTAAACCATCAAAAGGTTCTGGAACACATACTAAAGCAGTATGTGAATGTCGTTGCGGAAAATTAACTACAGTTCAAAGTCATTTACTTAAATTAAAAATAAAATCGTGTGGATGTAATCAAATAAAATCACAAATAAATTCAAAAAGAACTGGAAAATATAAATCTCTTCCAAAAGGAGAAGCCAAATTCAATTCTATATTTTATCAATATAAAAAATCAGCAAAGAAAAGAAATCTAGAATTTAATTTAACAAAAGAAGAATTTAAAAAAATTTCTAGCGAAAATTGTTATTATTGTGGTGCTGAACCTAAAGAACAACTAAATTTCCTTACAAGAAATGGAACCCCGATGTATAATGGGAGTTGTATTAGTAATGGAATTGACCGATTAAACAATAATGAAGGATATACAACAAAAAATTCAGTATCAGCTTGTTCGCAATGTAATTTTTCAAAGCATAAACTCGATGCAAAATCTTATATAGAAAAATGTATAGAGATTGCTAAAAAATGGAACGAAATATAATCAGGAGAAACAAAATGATTTCAGCAGAAGAAGCATTTAAAATTAGTATTGAAAATTTAGACGAGAGAATCGAGAAAACACTAAAAGGATTAGAAGATGAAATTTCTCATTCAGCACAACTTGGCCGAACCTGGATCGAATATTCACTTGACAAGGGTCTTGTATTGAACTCTGCTTTCATTACGGCTGTAGAAGATGCTTTACGTGAGAAGAATTTTAATGTATGCGTCATCACAAATGAAGGTCATCTTCTATCCAAAATCGAGGTTCGTTGGGGCAAATGGAAACACAACTTGAGTACATCACCACGGAGATGAGGAAGAACGGATATTCTTTGCGGGGAATATTCAACTTTCACCATCCTGATTTCAAAAATGCAAAATATACTTGTTTATATTACCAATCTTCAACCAAGGCAACAAGTATTGTCTGTTTCAACAAAGAAATAAAAAAACTAACGGATAGACCAAATATTTATTTAGATACGCAAATTTCTTCTACGTTACGTGGCGCAGAACTAAAATCTAAATTCACAGAAGAAATTGCGAAATCCAAAATCATAAAAATGGGATATGTTATTTCATGAGACAATGGACATTTAAAATTGTATTAAACGAAGGAAATGATGAATTTTGGGAAGACAAGACCCAATCAACTAATGAAGCTGTTACGGAAGAATTAAGACAATTACTTGATGACAGTTTATTATACGTTGATGAAATTAAACTAATTAAATTTGAAGAAGTGTTTGAATGAGAAATTTAAATGAATATCCAATTACTTTAGAAGAATGGATAGAAACTTTACGTTCTGTTTCAAAAGAATTAGATAAACAAGAAATTTGTGGTGATATTCGTCCAATTATATTGAACCAAGTCGCTGATTATCTAATGATTCTTGATGCTTTTGTTAATAATAAAAAAAATTGATTAGATTGTGAGATTAAATGAAGTTATTAGTTACTGGTGGAAGAGATTTCGACGATTTTGATTTCCTAAAAGAAAATCTAGATAAGTTGCTCAAAGAGCACGGACCACTTGAATGTTTAATTCATGGTGGTGCTCAAGGTGCAGATTTCCTCGCACACAAATGGGCACATTTAAATAATATCGAACAGAAGGTCTATGTAGCTGATTGGAAGCTATATGGACGTGCTGCCGGAATTATCCGAAATAAAAAAATGTTAGAAGACGGCAAACCTGATTTGGTTGCTGCCTTTCCGACTGGTGGTCCAGGCACCAAAAACATGATCGAAATTTCCCAAAAAGCTCAAATTAAAGTGAAAATTTTCACTAAGGAAACTTGATTTTTCAACTCTTCAAAATACTAAGTACATCACACCCCGAGCGTATTTCAGTTCGGGTTTTTTCATTTAAATCATCTCTTGTTCTAAACTAAACCTATTTTATTAGGAGGATATTTCTATGCCATTTTCAGATACCCGAGAACTCTTGTCTCAATCCAAATTCTATGAAAGTTACGCACGATACGACGAAGAAAAGAAACGATACGAAACTTGGGATGAAGCAGTTGATAGGGTAATGAATCTGCATAGAACATTCTATAAGGATAAATGGTCGGATCAATTAGAAGAATACGTTCAAGAAGCAACAAAGGCGTATAAGGAAAAAAGGGTTCTCGGTTCGCAGAGAACCCTTCAATTTGGTGGAGAACAGTTACTAAAAAATCACGCTAAATCGTTCAACTGTGCTTATACATACATAGATCGACCACCAGCGTTCGGGGAAACATTTTTCCTTTTACTTTCTGGTGCTGGCGTCGGGTTTTCAGTTCAAGAACAGCATATTTCTAAACTTCCAAACATTATGAACAGGACAAAGAACCCAAAACTTCATGTCGTGGATGATTCGATTGAAGGATGGGCAACAGCTATTGATGTTTTGATGTCATCTTATTTTGAAGATGGTGGAAAACATCCTGAATTCAAAGGGCATAGAGTTTATTTCGATTTGACAAAGATTAGACCCAAAGGCGCTAAAATTTCTGGTGGTTTCAAAGCTCCTGGTCCTGATGGCCTAAGACTTTGTTTGGATAGAGTTGAGCATTTACTTCAAGGAATTATCAATAAGGATAAAAAGAGAAAGCTAAAACCGATTGAAGTGTATGATATTATCATGCACGTTTCGGACGCTGTTCTGTCTGGTGGTTTGAGAAGATCAGCCGCAATCTGTCTCTTCTCTCCTGACGATGTTGAAATGATGAACGCCAAGACTGGAAATTGGTTCAACGAAAATCCACAAAGAGCTAGATCAAATAATTCAGCGGTAATTGTAAGAGATAAAATTACTAAAGAAAATTTTTCAAAGTTTTTTTCTAAAGTAAAACAATTTGGAGAACCTGGATTTATTTTTGTTGATTCTTCGGAATTTGGATTTAATCCATGTTGTGAAATTTCTCTATATCCAACAATAAATGGAAAAACTGGATTTGAATTATGTAATCTATCAGATATAAATGGATCAATGTGCACAACCAAAGAAGAGTTCCTGAAGGCTTGTCGTGCTGCCTCGATTCTCGGAACTCTTCAGGCTGGATATACTGACTTCCCATTCCTTTCTCCTGAATCAAAAGCTCTATGTGATCGAGAAGCGTTACTTGGCGTTTCAATTAATGGGTGGATGTCTAATCCAGAAGTTTTGTTTGATGAAGATAATATGCGAGAAGGTGCTTTACTTGTTCGTCAAGTTAACAGAGAAGTTGCTAAGTTGATCGGAATCAATCCAGCGGCCAGAGCAACAACAACCAAACCATCTGGAAATTCTGGGGTAATTCTCAAGACGCCAAATGGAATCCATCCTGAACATTCGGCTCGATATATCAGAAATGTTCAGATGAATAAACTTTCTGAAGTAGCTGAACTGATTAAAGAGAAGAACCCATATATGGTTGAAGATTCAATTTGGTCTGCCAATCATACGGATTATGTCATTTCATTTCCAATTATTTCAAAAGAAGGTTCACTTTATAAAGAAAATTTATTAGGTGTTTATCTTCTCGAATACGTCAAGAAAGCACAAATGAACTGGATTGAATATGGAACTGATATCGAACGTTGTGCTGATCCAAGATTGAGACATAATATTTCCAATACAATTGTTGTTGATGATTGGGATGAAGTTGAAGAATATTTGTTTGAAAATCGTTATAGTTTTGCTGGTGTTTCTCTCCTGCCTATGACTGGCGATAAGATTTATAACCAAGCTCCATTTACGAAAGTTTTAACTCACGAAGAAATCATAGATGAATATGGTGTCGGCTCTATGTTTGCTTCAGGATTAATTGTTGATGGTCTGAAAGTATTTCCTAATTTATGGGATGCTTGTTCATATGTTTATCACAACATTGTAGATTCTATGCAATTTAGAGATAATTCAGAAGAAAGTTCTTTAAAAAATGATTGGGTCAGAAGATTTGAAAAATTTGCAATCAATTATTTTAACAATGATCTTCAGAAGACAGAGTATTGTCTGAAGGATGTGTTTCTTCTGCATCGGTGGGAGAAGATTCAGCAACACTACGTTGAAATTGACTTTGCAACAGAGCTAGAAGAACGTAAATTCGTGGATGTAGATACGTTAGGTGCTCAATCTTGTGGAGGCGTCAGTGAAACAGGAGAATCAACGTGTGTTTTATAAGGATGTGAAATGAACCTTTATTGGAAGTTGCTACCAATCGGAGCAATCCTTTTATTTTGTTATGGGGTTGTTCTACCACTAATGATTTCCGAAAAGGATGATGTAATCTTTTTTTTCGGACTTGCTTTAATGTTTGTTATGGTTATTCCGCTAACGATTTACTTCATCAAGAGCATAATCAATGAAGTAAAGAAATATACAAATGGAGAGAAGAAATGAAGTGGTTGGTTCGTGCAATCGTCTGTGCTGGAATTGGACTTTCATTGATCGGATGTTCTAATGTTCCGGCTGGTCATGTGGGTATCAAGGTCAAGAAGTATGGTGGTGACAAGGGAGTGAGTATGGAAGAACTTACTCCTGGACGATATTGGATTGGAATGTATGAAGAACTCTTCCTTTTCCCAACGTTTACACAAAATGGGTGTTGGACAAGAGGAAGTGACAAAGCGTGCGGTTCTCCTGGAAATGACGAATTTGTTTTCCAAACAGTTGAGGGGTTGACGGTTTCCGCTGATATCGGAATTACATATTCGGTTGATCCATCAAAGGTTCCAGTTCTTTTCCAAAAGTATCGTAAGGGAATAGATGAAATCACGGATGTTTATCTAAGAAACATTATTCGAGATGCACTCGTTGAAGCGGCTTCTACAAGAACAGTAGAAGACCTTTATGGTAAAGGAAAAATTGACATTATGGGAAAGGTAGAAACACGAGTTCGTGAATTTGTTCTACCTATTGGACTCAAAGTTGAAAGTATTTACTGGATTGGAGAAATTCGACTTCCACAAGCGGTTATTGCGTCTTTGAACGCTAAGATCGCAGCAACACAGATGGCTCAACAGCGTCAAAACGAAGTTGCTCAAGCCAAAGCTGAAGCCGACAAGAAGATCGAAGAGGCACGAGGACAAGCAGAATCGATCTTGGCAGTTGCCAAAGCCCAAGCTGAAGCGAACTTGATCTTGGCTAAATCTCTGACACCAGAACTTGTTCAATACAATGCAATCCAGAGATGGAACGGAGAAATGCCCAGAGTTAATTCTGGTGCAATTCCTCTAATCAACCTAAACGACATTACCGGAACGAAGAAGTGATTCGTTCCTTTAGAGAATGGCTGCAAGTATTTGGAGAAATGCTTGCAGCTTTTCTAAACTCCATTCGTTAACTGTGAAGAAGAGACATGAAAAATAATCTTGCAAAGTTCTGCCCAGAAACATCTTGGGTGTTTGATGGAAACACCGATGTTATGCGTTATATCCGTGATTGTTGGAAATATAATTTCCTCAAAACTCATACAGAATGTATGACCAGAGAATATTTTTATATCAATAAAGGTGGTTCGCCTTCCAAAGAAATTTCTGATTTGTTGATGAAAATTTGTGATTCTTCTATATCAAATTTTGATGATCGTCATCAATCTGATCCTGCGCATCCGACTTATACCTTGAACAAAGATATGAAGATGATCAAGGTTGATGATGAATATTCGTTTTCCGGTTGGAATGACGAACTTTATTTTCATAGTTCAGATAGGTTTGTGAAACATAAATTTTATGTATGTACTGACGAAAAAACTCATGAGAAAATTGCTGATTTGTTGAAGAATGAAAAGAAACCATCAGAATTAACGTTTCATTATAAAGAAGGTCCATCTTCAAGAACTCGTGAGGTTACGTTTACTGATGTTATCAATGTTCCTTCAGAGCATTATCCATTCCTGAAGATGAATGTTGACAATTACATCAAGAAATATCTGGAAAGTTCAGCCGCATTATTGTTTCTTCAAGGTCCACCGGGAACAGGAAAAACGACGTTCTTGAAGTATATTCTTACATCGAATCATTTCAATGCGATCACGACGTATGATCAAAGTATCATGGAAGCTGATAAGTTCTATCTGGACTTCATGTTCGATGAAGAAAAAAACATCATGATCGTTGAAGACGCTGATGCTCTATTGTCGGATAGAAAGAAGACCACGAACAAATCAGTTTCGAAAGTTCTGAATTTCTCGGATGGCTTGTCTCCTATCAAGAATAAGAAGATCATCTTCACAACCAATCTATCGTCATTGGATGACGTTGATCCTGCGTTGCTTCGTCCAGGCCGTTGCTTCGATATCATCAAGTTCAGAACTCTCAATCTACAGGAAGCTAATGCGGTTTGTAAGGTCCACAAGCTGCCCAAACTCAAAGAGGATAGAAGCTATTCATTGGCGGAAATCCTCAATAAAAAAGAAGACGAACACAATCAAGACAACACAAAGTTTGGATTTTTCTGATGGATAAAAACGAAAAAATTCAAAGATATGAAAGATTTTTTCATGCTATAAACATTGCCATAATAAGCGGTAATGATAAAATTATTCAAAAGGCAATTGTCTTAATTGACAATTGGTCTTATGCACACAGAAGAGGTAATGGAGAACTTTCTTATTCGGAACAAAAAAGATTGATTGATAATGCTTGCCGTAAATTCGATACACTTTGGGATGTAGAATGACATATATGACAGTTACGAAGATTGACGACGCATTGAAATATATTCAAGCTGAAGTCGCAGAAAAGGATAAGAGGCTTGAGGTACTTTGTGGAGGTAAGATCGAATCAAAATCTTATCGATTATATTCAAATGAGGTAAATAAGTTTCTTAATGAAATGAAAGTTTTGTATAATGACACAGATAAACATTTTACGTATTTGAGTAAAGAAGGTGTTGCTACTAAAGAAAAAGAACTTTACGAAAAACTTGATAATCTCAAAGTTTTGATTGAGGATATTGACAAACACAATATTGAAGTCTCAGAATATAATAAGAAGATTCGTGAAACAATTAAAATGTTCATGATGAATTTCGGAATTCCAGAACATTATTTTATCAATGATCCTAAATCGAGAGCCAGATATCCAAAGTCTAAAAGAATTGATTCTGGTTACATCGAAGATTTGAACAAAAAATTTCCAATTGGTCCAGCACAATTCATTAAGCCAAACATTGAAGATTATAAAAGGAAGGTTACAACGGCTGCTAATTTAAGATTGAAAGAAATCGAAGCAGCCGAAATTGAAAAGAAATTTGAAGAAAATAAACGTAAGCAGATAGTTTTCATTACAGAATTCTATAAGAAATATCATGAAATCAAAGAGAATTTCTATGATACTGTTGCTAATTTAGATCAATATTCTCTTCTTCAAGATATTATCAACAGAAACAAATATCTAAGGTTAGCTTACTATCTTCATCAAAATCGACTGGATTGGTCAGATGGATATGGTTATGCTGAAACAGGTATTGACGGTTTTGAAGTTGCAACAGACGAAGATAAAGATATCATTCAATATTTACGTTCGTTGATTGAAGATTGGGACGGAGATGGTAGAGTTTTCAGAGATTGTAAATATTCCTATGAATTTCTCTATGATAAGGTAAAGAACGAAGACCCAGAAATTTATTCTTGGTATGTAAAATATGTTCAACTATTTCCATCATACTAAATAGGTAGATGGAATGGATTTATCAAAATGAAAAAGTCACAGACGAGATAATGGAAGGTTTTGTCGGGTTTGTTTACCTGATAGAAAATATTCAATCTGGTCGAAAGTACGTCGGTAAAAAACTGACAACTAAATCCAAGACATACCAAAAGAATAAAAAGAAGAAACGGAAAAGGGTGCCGTCCAATTGGAGGGATTATTTCGGTTCTTCGGAAAGTTTACAGAATGATGTCAAAGAATTTGGTGAAAATAATTTCCGAAGAACTATTCTTCGCCTTTGCAAATCCAAAGCAGAAATGAGTTATTATGAAGCTCGTGAGCAATTCGTTCATGATGTACTTCTACACGATGATTGGTACAATGATTGGATATCCGTTCGAATTCGCAAATCTCACTTAAGAAGCTTGACAGACCATCAACGAAATTGATAGTTGACCTAGATGGTCCATAAGCATTAAAGTGATGCCAGCGGCTCATAACCGTTAGAAGGCGGGGCAGTACCGCCATGGACTACCAAAAACGAGGCGTATGCCGCCCGTCTTCTAAACGGGAGAAAGCTAATGGATACATGCAGGTTCGAATCCTGTCGCCTCGGCCATTATCATTTATATAAAAGGGGAAGCAAATGTTTACTGTCTGGCACGTTATAAGTTTGCTGATAATGATTTATCTATCGTTCGGAGTTTGTTTCGCATATCTAGATGCAATGTTGAGTAGTGGTAAAATTGTCTATCAAAGATTTGTTTTATACGCATTAATGTGGCGGCTGTTCATCATTCACGAAATGACACAAGAGAATTACTGACTTAGAAGCCGGGATGGTGTAAACGGTAGCCACAAGACACTTAAAATGTCTCGCCATCAAGGCGTGTGGGTTCGAGTCCCACTCCCGGCACCATTAGGAATATGAATATGCTAGATGAATATTCATGTAATAAACTGTTAAACAAACAGAAATATAGAAAAAAATTTATTGAATATTTACTTAAACGTGAAAAACTATCACATTCATTAAAATATGAAATATCTTTTCATGCAAATTGCAACCAACTTTATCTTTTGGCGTCAAAGCATGAATTAGATTCAGATACAATTCGAAGATGTATTGTATTTGGAAACGGAAAGGTTTGTTCAAAAATACTAGAAAGATATGATTTTTATGTTTTAACATCATATCAAAAAATGCTTTTGTATGACAACAATCTGAAACTTAGAAAAAAAATGAAAAAATTAGGTTATATAAGATTCGAAAGGAAAAAAAATGATTAAATATAGTGAAATGTTGTTTATATTTATTATTTGTATGATACTTGGCTCAACAATTTCGAGTTGCGTCAAATCTGCAAAAGCACATGATTGGTATGACCAAGAATGTTGTCATTCCAAAGACTGTGCAGTTGTCACTAAAATCGAAAAAGCAGCAGATGGAGAATTGATGACAAGTGTATATGGTACATTTCTTGTCAGAACTAATGATACTACTATTTCTAGAAGACCATCACAAGACAATCAAATTCATATCTGTGCTCAAAAATTTTTGGATAAATATAAAGTAATTTGTGTTTATTATCCAGCATTATATTGAAAGGTAAATTATGAAATCTAATCGTGATGAAGTTGAAGAATTCCACGAAGCCTTTGGATTACCTCGTCCAGATAAGTTTACAGTTCCAAGTAATGAAACGATAACTCTCAGAAAAAAACTAATCAACGAAGAACTAAAAGAACTGATGGATGAATTAGACGTAATGATGTCTTCATCCAACAAAACAAATGCAGTTAAAATTTCCAAGGAACTTTGTGATTTGGTTTACGTTGTACTTGGTTTGGCAGTGACTCTTGGAATTCCATTTGATGATTGTTTTGATGAAGTTCATCGTTCCAATATGTCTAAGTTGACCAAAGACGGAAAGGTCTTGACTCGTGAAGATGGAAAGGTCTTGAAATCAGACCAATATTCTCCTGCTGATCTAACTCCATTTTTTTCGGAATCAGAATTGTATAAATAGCTGAAGAAACTTCATAGGCTATTTTTGATGGAAAAATGTTATGTTTTTTTAGGCCAGAATCCAAATTCGAATGATTTAGTGTTAATCGCTTTTTGGTCTAAACTTCCTTCGCAATCAGTAATCGATACTTTGATTGATAAATTAAACGAAAAATATTCAAGATTTGTATTAACGGAAGATATATTATTCATCGAAGGCCGTGGAGAACCCGATACTCAAGATTGGCTTGGATAGGAGAAATACATGTCTAAACAGAAATTTATATTTGACTGGAATGGAAGTAAGCTTGACTTCCAATATCTAGAAAACGACGAAGAAAAATACAACAAGCATTTTGATTTCAAGAAAGACGAAAAACAGCCAAGTTTTTTACTGGAAAAGGCAACGGATGTTCCTGTTCAGGTGATTGCTCCGATTGCCCCTGTAAGCGTTCAGGAAGCGGTTCCAGTTGTTCAGGAGGTTGTGCCTGTAAAAGTTGAAGAAGTCGTTCCAGCCCTTCCTGAATCGATTGTAGAGGCTCCTGTTGCCGTTCCAGTTGAAGAAGCTAAAGTAGAAGTTGTTTCGGAACCAGTTGTTACGGTCGTTTATGCTGACAATACAGAAGTTCCAACAACAAAAGTTGAACTTCCTGCTGAAATGCCACAAATCGTTATGGTCGAATCCATTAACGTTTTAAATGAAATTCCCGTTCATGATATTTCGACAACAACTGTTGAACCACAAGTTGAAGTAAAACTCGCTGATGCTTCAATTAAAGTTCCAGATGATGCAGAACTTTATGTTCTTAAAACACCAGAAGGGAATTCAGATGTAGTTGTTGCGGTTCCTTCTGAAGTTGCTATAGTCGCTGAAAAGGTTGGTATTGATCCGGCTATTGTGGTTGAAGATGCTATTAAATCGGAAGAACATTTTCCAAAACTTCCTGATTTGTCGATTCAATCAATGCCTGATGAAGAGCCATCTGATGTGATTCCACAAGTTGTTGGAATGACAATTTCTGGTGATACTGTTCATATTACAAATGTTTCAGAAAAGATTCCTGATAATGTTTCTCTTGAAGTTGTTGAAACTCCACCAGAGATGCCAAACATCATTGTTGGAATTGATCCAGAAACACAAAAGACTTTTGAAGAAAAGGGAATTGATCCTATTAAAGAACTTTCCGACTATCTTCATAACTCAACAACTGAAATTTCAACGGTTGTAAAGTTAGATGAAAATGCAGTTGCCGATGCTTTCGGTTCAATTGAAGGAAATAATGAATTTCCAGAAGGTCGAAATCGCTGGTGGAGAAGATTCAGCGACCGTGACTAAAATGCCACAAACATGACTTGACAGATAACGGGCAAATCAGTTAATGGTTTGCCCGTTGGGCTTTTTAGTGCCTGCGTTGCCCAACATTCGACAAAAATAGAAAGAGGCACGAATGACGAAGCTTTTGTTCGTTGATCTTTGGCCGCTGACTTATTTCGCTTGTCTGGTTGCCATCTTCTTGTTAGGGATGGTAGTAACCAGACCCTAGAATTATCTCCTGGAAGTTGCTGAGTCTGTCCAGGAGATTAGGGGGAAGAAGCTTCTAGCCTCCCCGAGCTTCTTCCCCCACAAACACCACAAACAAACTGAGGGACATATGTCAAAACCTAAGATGGTCGGATATCATTCATATGTTAGAAATGGAAAAGAATTATTTTGTATAAAAATGTCTGATCTAGATAATGCATTTTTGACATTTTTAATCCAGGACGCTATATCTCAATATAATAAAAAACAACTTTCTTCTGAAGAAAAAATCACGTATCAGGTTTCTCATAGACACGAGGGGTGAAATATGTCTCAGAGTCGAGTAGTCGCCAAGCGTTATAAAATTTGGGTCGATAAATTCTCTGAACTTGTTACAGAGAAGCAAAAAGAAATCAACAAAATTTCTGAACTAGAACCACTTTACATCATAGCCAAAGATGTAATGGAAGAAGCTAATATTAAGAACGACAATAAAATTTCTTTATATGGAGATTCAGTTTTCATAGAAGTTAATCTAATAAAAGAAGATAAAATTTCTTCTTATTATCCTGTTGCTGAACAGTTAAAAAAGGAGTTTGAGAGAAAGAGAATAGAATTGTTTGTCAATCCAACTATACATTATTCAGAACAGAGTAATATTATTTCTTGGAGATATATTAGAAAGTTTAAAGATAGACATCAATCTTTGTTTTTTCATTTACATATCCCTCATGATGGAACCAACGAAATTCTTATTACTCGAAATTATCAAGAACGAAAAATTGTAGAAAATGTAGTATCTGCTTTTTGGATCGGGGAAGATTCTTCGATCAGAGAAGATTTAAACCTTAAAATTTTCTCCAAAGATGTAAAGACAACAGAAAAAACATAAAAATAACATCTTGATGGTTAACGTGGGCATCATCTGATGCCCACAATGCGTTTAGGAGAACCCGAATGACGAACGATCTTCTTGACTGTCCGTTTTGTGGTGGTCCTGCTGAAAGCCAAACGATAATCGAACCTAGTAGAGAAATGCCTTGTTCATTTGAAGTTATTCGTTGTTCTAGGTGTAAATGCACCACACCAGAATTAGAACATTTGGATAAAGATCAAGACCCGTTCGATGAATTGAAAAAGATTTGGAACAGAAGATTGGTTCCAATAAACAGAACTGCAATTTCGCATATAAATAGTCTTGAAAAAGAATATGATAACCTAACAATAGAAGTTATTAAATTGAAATATGTTTTAGCAAAGTCAAGTCAATCTTGCATATATTGTCATAAATCAGCAGAAGAAATGAACACTTGTAGTGATCCTATGGGATGCGAACGTAAAAACGATATTAATAGATATGAAAAAGGATGATTAATGAACAAAAGGTTTTTTCACGAATCAGAAAAACAGTATACAGAGTCCGAAATTCGTTCCATGGTCAAAAAACATGGTTCGAACATTCTTATTGGTGGCGATCCTGGATATGGAGAAGACTTTGAAAAAGCAATGCTGGTAGTCAACAGGCTAGGAGCTAAGCGTCATGTTTATCTTGTTGGTCCTGGAATGGAGTCTTGGTCTAAAGAAGAAGCTGCTGAGATTAAGACCAACGCACGTTCTATCGGGATTGATACATCAGATGAAAATTGGAAAACAGAATGGTATCAACATGGTTTCATTCTTAAATGTGAAGAATGGTTTACCACTTATAATGCCCAAGGTTTTTATTCTGCTGAAATCGATAACCTTGATGTTGCGTTCGATAATGATCCTATGAAATTAATAAATTTCTATCAACATATGCATGATTTCTTTATCAGAAATCATATTTTAACTAAGATTATGGTCAAGAATCTTTCTGAAAATGAATTGAGAACTTTGGTTACTATCAAAAAACTTCATTCTATTCTTTGTGAATTTGGAATGTTTGAAGCTGGTTCTGGTGATCCAAAAGAACAAACCAGATTAGCCGCTCTTTGTGGAATTCAAGCCGTAACTCCCTTAAATGGACTTCGTAAAACTAAGAATTATGGAACCATTAAGGACGGAGTTCCTTATTTGGTAAAATAATGAATATATATAAATTTCCTTTTAAAGTTAACGTCTCTGATTTAAAAAAAGAGATTGAAAAAAACGAACATTTGTGGACTGTAGATACCACTAGAAAAAATTTCTATGAACAAAAAGATACTGACACAATTCCTCTAGTTAATTCTAGAATGAGAATGGGTCAGAGATTTTGTGATAATCATGAATTGTTTTCAACATATTTTCTGAATTATTTTCCTACATTTACTAGCTTCATCACCGAATTTCTCAAGACCTACCAAGGCGAATGTGGCAGAGTTGCCATAGTTCGTCTTAAACCGTCTGCCGGGGTTGTAAAGCACATCGATTTCGGTGAGTATTACAGACTACGACAACGGTTCCATCTGGTTGTGTCTGGGAGCTATGAGTATCATGTTGAAAACGAAGACGAAATCTTCACAGAAGGTGATTTGTTTTGGTTTAATTCACAAAAAATTCATTGGTCTAAAAATATAGGAACTGAAGATCGAGTAGTTCTTATATTTGATATAAGAAATCCAATCTTCATGGAAGAGGAAAATGTCTAACTCTTGTGGAATCTACATCTTAGGAACGAATGATGGGTTTAGAGTTGGATATGGAGCACACCTTGAAAAACTCACCAAAGACAACATCGAATTTTTCCATAAATGTCCAACATTCATGGAAATCCAACCTGCTATTGCTTATGCCGGTTTGGTAGAACAAGCAAACCCAAATGAATATGGAATTATGATCTTAGATTATAGAGACTTTAACTTCAATGACTTCAGAAGAAAAAGCTGATCTATCATTACTGATGATAATATGGGTAGCTTTGTTTACCTATTTTGTCATCACTATGTTTTATGTATTTCAATTTTATTATTTTGTTTTTATGGAGAAACATGTGTTTGAGTTAATAACTAGAGACAATTGTGCTTATTGTATAGAAAGTAAAAAACTATTAGAAGTCAATGGCAAGAACTATCGTGAACTTGTCATTGGAAGAGATATTTCACGTGAAGAAGTAATGTCTAAGTATCCAGACAGAAAGGTTCTTCCGATTGTTATCCAAGATGGAAAAGTGATCGGTGGATACCAAGAGCTACTTGATCTTATCTTCCCCCCACTTGCGGAGACAGAAAATGACTGATCCTAGAGAAATGTGGAAATCTGGCAAATCGCTAGATGAAATTTGCAAAAATGAAAATGGAACATATAATGGTTTGAAGATGATTTCTGCCATTTCAAATCTTCCCATGGAAGAAATTGAAGCTATGTTTAAAAGAGTTAAACAATTACAATCAGAAGGAAAGACTAAAGAAGAAATTAAAGATATTATTAAATCAGAGAGAAAAAAATGAGTGACGAGTGGCGAACTGATATGACTAAGAATGCTTTTGGCGGAACTGAACAGTTAATGTCCAAGTTAATTGAAATTTTTGGACATGAATACTTGGAACCATTTCAGATTATTCCATCAAGAGTGAAAGAATTAAAACAAGATAAGATCAGAATTCTTTGGGCACATGATTGTGGCTCTGATCCAATGTATTCACACTTAGCTAATGGAGGATGGAAGAAGTTCCATAAGATTGTTTTTGTTTCTTATCTTCAGAGAGAAGAATTTCTTTTGAGATATGGAATTCCAAAATCACACACAACAATTCTTCATAATGCAATTGAACCATTTAAGGTCGATATTGAAAAGAAAGTTCCCAAGAAAACTATCAATCTGGTTTATCACACAACGCCACATAGAGGATTGAATATCCTCATTCCAGTGTTCGAAAAATTGTCTGAAAAACACGATAATATTCGCTTAGATGTTTTTTCTTCATTTAAGATTTATGGTTGGGAAGAAAGAGATAAGGATTACCAGAATATTTTTGACCATATGAATAAAAACGAAAAGATCAAGTCTCATGGCTATGTTCCACATGAAACACTGAGGAATATGCTGCCGAAATATCATATCTTTGCCTATCCTAGCATCTGGCAAGAAACGTCTTCTCTTTGCCTCATGGAAGCTATGTCTGCTGGTCTTATGTGTTGCCATTCGTCTCTAGGAGCATTGCCAGAGACGGCCGCAAACTGGACTATGATGTATGATTTCCACGAAGACCTTCATACACACGCTAACATCTTCTACAATGCTCTAGATCATTGCATCAACATCATCAACACGAGATTTCCAGTGTCCGAACTCAAGTCTCAAAAGAGTTATGTTGATCTTTTTAACTCTTGGACTCTTAGAAAGATGCAGTGGGAAGATTTATTCAACAATCTCAAATCCAATATAAAGTTTGAAGAACTTCCTTATAAGGAAGATGAAGTTTCATTCGTATATCAATCACAGAAATGAGAAATGACTAATAACTTAATTGAATTTCCTAATAAAAGTGCTGAACCTATTCAGGCACCAGAACCAAACGAAATCAAAGAAAAACTAAAGCAAATCAAAACAGAAAAAGTAAATGAAGTTGTTAATGCTTTAATTGAAGATTTCTCTTTGACTTTGATAGAATGTAATCTTCTTTCAGACTCTCATGAAAAGAACCTAGCTCTTCTAGTTGAGAGTCTGAAAGCTTATATATACAAGATTTATGATCTGGAACACCCTCTTCACAAAGTCGCTGAAGAATTGTTTACTGTAATTCATACTAAAGAAGAACCAAAAAAATAATGCAAATTTTAGATTTAAGTCATGACTAAAATAGATTTATCAGATATTGAAAGAATTACAAGATTTTGGAATAAAATTGACATAAAATCTTCTGATTTATGTTGGGAGTGGAAAGCTTATAAAAATAAAGCTGGATATGGAAGATTTGCTGTAGGAAATAAAAAAACACCACAATTATCTCACAGATTAGCATGGATATATCATTATAATATAGAAGAAATTCCTAATAATTTATGTGTTCTTCATAAATGTGATAATCCAGCATGTTGTAATCCAAATCATTTGTTTTTAGGAACTCAAAAAGAAAATATAAAAGATATGATTGATAAAAACAGATTTTCTCCTGGTCATTTACCAGGAGAAAAAAACGGAAACTCAAAACTAAAACCAGAACAAGTTATACAAATTAGAAATTTATTTTTAACGGGAGAAACTCAGAGAAAAATAGCAAAAATTTTTGGTATTTCACCGTATGTAGCATGGGCAATTAAAAAAAGAAAAATTTGGAAACATTTGGATTAAAATGATATTAGTAGATGTCTCACAAGTTATGTATTCAGTAATTCTTCAATATAAACCTGAAGATATTACAATCGATTTAACCCGACACATGATGTTGAACATGATTCGAAAGAATAACGTCATGTTCCGAAAAAAATTTGGAAATCTCGTTTTAGCTGCTGATGGAATTGGCGGTTCATGGCGAAAAACTTATTTTCCAAATTACAAATCTACAAGACGAGAAAAACGAGAAGAAGAAAAAGAAATTTGGAAAAACGTTCATACTGTTGTTAAACTTTTCAAAAAAGATTTAACTCACTTTTTTCCATATAAATTAGTTGAAGTCGAAGCAGCCGAAGCCGATGACATTATTGCAACCTTAACCAAATATAGAACCGAACCAGTCGTTATTATTTCATCTGATAAAGACTTTATTCAGCTACATGCTGACGATGTAATTCAGTACGATCCAATTCGTGATAAATACGTTAAACACGAATCCCCACGTGAATATTTGATTGAACATATACTTAAAGGAGATCGGGGAGATGGAGTTCCAAATGTTTTATCGGCTGATGATGTATTCGTGAATAAAACTAGACAAGTCGTAATGACTAAATCAAGATTTGATGATTTTAAGAGTAAAATGGAATTGAATGAATTGTCTGAAGACATGAAGCATAATTTAAATCGCAACAGAACGTTGATCGATTTCGAATATATTCCATTTGAATTAACTTCAAAAATTCAAAAACAATTTGACGAATCTCCACAATCAGATAAAAGTGTGCTTATGAATTATTTTGCTGCACATGATTTGAAAGAACTGTTTACTAAACTAGGAGATTTTTGATGAAACACACTATTCATGAGATTTTAACTGCGGTTGCCACAACTCCAAATAGAAAAGACAAAATTAAAATTTTACAATTAAACGATTCTTATTGTCTTAGAGATTTGATGATTTGTGTATTTAATCCTGATGTTAAATTTCAATTACCTGAATCTGATCCACCATATAAGCCAGCAGATTCGTCATTTGGTCATGAGATGATTTATTCTCAGATCAAGAAACTTTATCTCTTCCTTGAAGGTGGAAACCCTGATTTGAAGCAACATAGACGTGAAGAATTGTTCATTCAGTTTCTTGAATCTATTCATCCCGATGACGCAAAATTGATGCTACAAATCAAGAACAAAAAAATGCCGTTTCCTGGAATCACGGCGAAACTAATCAACGAAGCATTTCCGGGATTGCTTCCTGAAAAAGAAAAGGAAAAAACTGAGTAATTAACATGTCAAGAACTAGAAAACAGAAGAAACGTTGGAACGACGATTTTGAATATGATTATGAAGATGAACCAAGATACAAAAATAAATCTTATGATCGTCGCAAAGAAAAGAAGATTAAGCAGGCAATAAAAACTAGAAACTTTAATTATTTTGAAGAAGAACAAGAATAATGCCTAAATTTAAACGAATTTTAACACAAAATTATTTGAAAGAAATATTACATTATGATTCTAAATCAGGGATAAAGGGAATATATTTGTTGTTTTTGTTCGAAAAAATACAAAATTAAAATATTTTGCCAGTACAGATTCATTAAAAAATGCTATAAAAATTCAAAACCAACATGTGGAGATTTAAAATTCCAACTTATAAATTTTACGATAACAATACTAAAAAAGAATGGACAGAATTCATGGGAATTTCCGAAATGGAAAAGTTCCTAGCTGAAAATCCTCATGTAACTCAATTAGTTCATGGTGCTCCTGGAATTGCTGATCCGATGCGAATCCAAGGAACTTCTGTTTCTAAACCAAGCAGTGATTTCAGAGATATTTTAAAGGAAGTTAAGAAGAAGCATCCTCTTAGTAAAGGAATCAATACTTTCTAATGCGAAGACCACGGCGAAAAAAAGATGAACAAGAAAAACCGAAAACTTCACTTGAATTTAATTCAATTAGACCATTAACTGTTAATCAAGCTAGAGCATTTGACGGTTATATATCCGGTAAAAATCTGATGCTTCACGGTTCTGCTGGAACCGGAAAAACGCTCCTGTCTTTGTATCTTGCTTTGAAGAGCATCTTGTGTGACAATGAATATAAGAAGCTCATCATTGTCCGTTCGGTTGTTCCGACAAGAGACATGGGATTTCTTCCCGGTTCTGCTTCTGAAAAATCAAAAGTATATGAAGCTCCATATATTTCGATTTGCCAAGAAATTTTTGGCCGTGGAGATGCATACGATATATTAAAACAAAAGAAGATCGTTGAATTCATGTCCACGTCATTTATTCGTGGAATTACTATGTTAGATTCGATCATTATTGTTGATGAAATTCAAAATTTAACATCACATGAAGCCAACTCAATTATTACAAGAGTTGGAAGAAATTGTCGTGTAATTTTTTCAGGAGATATTAGACAAACAGACCTAAATAAAGGACGAGAACAAACTGGTTTATATGATTTCATGAAAATTATAAAGAGAATGAAGTCGTTCGAACACATCGAATTTACTATTGATGATGTATGTCGTGGAAATATGGTTAAAGAATATTTAATGATTCGGAATAAATTAGAAGATGATGGTGAAATAGAATCTCTATCGAGAAACTAAGGAGAAATAAATGGAAAAAGAACTCACCACAGAACAAGAAGATATGATACTTCAAGTCAAAATTAAAGAAGAAGAACTCCTTAGATTTGTGGAAAAAATATATCAACATCCAGAAGTAGATAGATTCTATATGTTTAGTTCAATTCATAACGTTAAAACTTTAGCACTGTTTTTGGTTAAAGCAATTCAAAATCAACCTCGCATGAAATTACCGGGTGATCCCGAACCAGATCAACAACCGCCGCCAGGATAGAAAATGTTTGATTTAAAACTCCTAGATGAAATACATCTAGAACGCAAAGAAACTGAGGATGGACGTTTATATGTTCATCCTCAGACACAAGAAGAGTTCGAATCAGTAACAACCATTCTTAAAAAATATACAGATCAAAGTTTCCTAGAAACATGGAAGAAACGAGTAGGTGAAGAAGAAGCTAACAGAATTTCAGAAGAAGCAGCCGAAAACGGTTCACAGTTCCACAATCTTTTAGAAAATTACATTTTAGGAACTAAAAAGAAAGTTGACGTATCGCCTTTCTTGAAACACTCATTTTCACAAATAAAGCCTAAATTAGAACAGAATGTTTCATTGGTCTATGGAGTTGAACATAGACTCTATTCCAGAAAACTAAAAGCAGCAGGAACGGCTGACTTGATCTGTAAGTGGAATGGAATTCCAACTGTTGTGGATTTTAAAACATCCAAGAAAGACAAGATGGAAGAATGGATTCCACATTACTTTATTCAAGCCAGTGTTTATGCAATCATGGTTTATGAACTATACAATATTCTCATTCCACAGATTGTAATTTTGATGGCAGTCAATATGGATAAACCAATAGTTTTCAAAAAAAATGTCAAGGAATTTATTCCAATGATTAAAGATATTTTCATCAATAAGAGAAGGAAAAATGAATTTAACGATTGAAGGTAAAGGAAATATGTCATTTGATGAACTCAATGAAGCAATTCCAATTATGTTTCGATTGATGAAAGCTTCTAGAATTCATAAAAATATGAATATACACATTCACTTTAAATCTATCAATGGTCTTTTTGGACAATGTTTACAAGAAGACACACACTCATACGAGATAACGATATCTAAAAAACTTTCCAGACTAAAAACCCTATTGACATTGGCCCATGAGTTAGTTCATGTTAAACAGTTTTTTCGCAAGGAACTTAACTATGGATTGACTTATGCTAAGTTCAAGGGAGTTTACTACAATTTAGATAAAGTAAACTATTATGATCTTCCACATGAGGTTGAAGCGCATGGGAGAGAAGAAGGATTGGTTCTTCGATACCTTCAGGAAAGTATCTTGTTTAAGAACAAAGAAAAGCTCGTTAGACGAACGATCTAAAAAAAAGTCAACGAAATCAAAGACTTACTTTTTTATCACTTTTCTTATTGACTTAAAAGAATAAGAAGTGTAGAACATCCCTATCAAACAACGGGAGTTTACACAATGGGAAAAGGTATTCCGAAAGCTGGTTTCCGCCGTCGCACTTCCAAGAAGATTTTCCATTTCAATGCTGACACGACGAAGTATCCGAAGCAGTTCACGGCATCGATGGAAAGTGATAGCGACATTTCAAAGCGGATCAATGAACGGTTCCACGTGATGGGTAAGTTGATCGAGCAAATTGCGCTTGGTTTTGCTCGTTCACTGATCATTTCCGGGCCTCCTGGACTTGGCAAGTCTCATGCTGTCGAGACGATCCTTGGCCAACATGATCCAGACCAACGTCGTCACACGGTCGTCAAGGGCTTCACTCGGGCTTCTGGTCTTTATAAGAAGCTCTATGAGCATCGGATGCCCGATCAAGTTCTGGTCTTGGATGACTCGGACTCCATCTATTCCGATGAAATCAGCCTGAATTTGCTCAAGGCGGCTTGCGATACCAGCCCCAAGCGAGTTCTGTCTTGGTTGTCAGAAAAGACTTTCGAGACGGATGATGGTGAGGAAGTTCCGAAGCGTTTCGAGTTCGAAGGTGCCGTGATCTTCATCACGAACGTCGATTTTGAACTTGCGGGAAAGTCCACGAAACTCGCTCCACATATTGCCGCCCTGCAAGATCGGTCGAACGTCATCGATCTGTCCATCAAGACGCCTCGTGATTACCTGATCAGGATCAAACAGGTGATCGATGGTGGATTGATCAAGAACTTCAATCTGGCACCTTCTGCCGAGAAAGAAGTTTTCGAATTCATGCTGAAGAACGTTGCCCAAATCAAGCCGTTGAGCCTGCGAACCGTGATCAAGATTGCTGGACATCGCAAAGCTCATCCCTTGGATTGGGAACAATACGCCAAACTGACGTGCTGCAAGCAGTGAAGTGATAAGGGGAAGGTGTTGAACCTTCCCCTTGTTGCTTTTTTATCACTCTTCTGATCAATTGGTTGTCGATACAAATTATGTCGTTGTCGTGTTCGTGTGTGTTTGCTATCTCATTCTGAACACATTCACTGCGTACCACTTGTAGGGTCTATAACTCCTAGAGGACTTGACCCGATGACCCAGATCAAGAATGATCCACCGAACGACAAAGCGACCTCGGAACCGCTTGTCAAGCCACTTCCGCCACAACTTCCGCCATCGTTTAGCAGAACTCCCGAACATCGAAGGCCAGTTCGGTTGTCTGATGAAATGCTTCAGAACCAGCACGCCAGACTGCCGAACATCCCGGAACCACAAATTACGTTTTCCGTTCGCCAGATGCTCTATGAGGTAAATTCTTTTCTGTCGTCCAGTCCCCAGGAAATGCATCGAGAACGCCAAGCCTACATCAACCTCATTGAGTGGGTGTTGATGTCTTCTCAGAACTATTCTGGGTTCGTCTATCTGGCTGGTAGCGGTATGGACAAGACTCGTCGCTGTTATCACGAAGCGCCTCGACTGTCTCTGACACAACAGAACACTTGAAGAAGAAGCAGGAGAGAAAAGGTCATTCGACTCCTGCTTTTTTCTTGTCTTCAGCGTTGTATATGATCTGTAACATATAGACTAGGGGGTCTATGATGTCGAAACAACCATCACCTTTGCAGGTCATATTGTCAGAAATCATTAAGAGAACAAAAAAGAAAGATTTGGTTGAATATCAGAACATCATCATCGAACTTTGTAGAACAGAATCCGAACATAACGTGATGCAAGAACATGAAGAACTATACATCGCCTTACTTGATCTTGTTGGAACAATTCAACATGGTTCAAGATGGATTCCGATCACAAATCTAGCATCGATATCTATCCACACTCATAGATATGATGCTCGGATGCAAGTCAAGTCATCAACAATGATTCACTAGACAAAACAACAGCTTAGTTCGGATTTAGCGGGCATTGATGCCCGCTTTTTTTATGCCTTGTCGAAAAAATATATGACAATCTAGAAAAAAGTTCTTGCAAACTTTCGAGCATTAGGTTACATATAGGGCATCGAATGATTGAAACGAACTAGCGAACTTAACCCAGGAGAATGACAATGGCCAAGAAGAATTCGAAGGTTGCTTCCAAGAAGCATGAGACGATTTCCGAAGTTGCTGATGTTCAGGTCGAAGAGTTCGTTACTTCTGCCGAAGTTCAGGAGGAAGTTCTTCCTCCGAACGATGAAATGTCAGATAACTTCCAAGAACCGGCTGCTTCGGCATCGAACGACGATTCTTCGGACACCCCCTTGCCAAGTGACGATAATATCACTACTTTCGACAATACTGAACAGGATATCGGAGAGATTCCAATGACGACTATCAACGAAGCGTTCCACCCCGAGACTGGTTCTGTCGCCAAGCAGCATCAGGTCTACAATGCACTTGCCAAGGTGCTTCCGCCCAAGGCAATCCAGAAGATTGCTGAGATTTCCATCGCCAACGCTGAGCGTTCGCTGGCAATCAAGCAGCGTGAGATCGAGAATGACATGGCGGCAATCAAGCTGCTTCGCTCGGCCATCGGTGTCCGCACTGGTGCCAAGCGTGGTCCGAAGCCTCGGGACGGCCAGCCGGTTCAGGCTGCTGCCAAGAAGTGGCCGGCTGGTGTCTACAAGCATCCGAGTGATCCGTACAAGAGGCCGTGGAACGGCGTCGGTCGGCCTCCGGCTTGGTTGATCGAGGCTCGTGATCGTGGTGAGGATATCGAGCGGTTCCGCTCGTAACCTTCTCGACAACAACTTGGCAAAGCAACTCCCCGAACAGTTCTGTTCGGGGAGTTTTCTTTTTAAGAACTTAAGAGAATTGTTGAACCGAAGAAATCTTCCCGGTGAACTTTGTTTTCTCAGGAAGAATGAATTTGTATTCTTCGAATCCTTTTGGCCAATTCAGTGATACTTTCTGTGACTTGAGAATTCTAGTGATGTTCACCTGATCTGATTGGTTCCCGCCCAGGCAATGATAATAGTCATCGTCCTGACCAACAACGAAACACACATGTCCGCCGCCAGTTCGTTTGATTGTCAGAATACATCCAAAAACTGCTTCGTCTAATTTCTGACCAAATTTTGACCATGATAGCGCCCAGAGCGCCCCAGAAACAGGTTTGATTCCGTTTTCGGCCATGCAGTACGCAACGAACAAACCACACCACGGAATGGAATCAGCAACATACGATTGTTCGATATCGCCACCAATAACCTTGGCCCAAGCGATAATTTTGGGGTTGTCGGAAGAGCCTGGAACTTCTTTCGTTCCCATTAATTTTTGTGCAGTATCAATCCAAGGCGGTAATTTATTCATGGGGAATCTCCTATATCAAAACGCAACAGACAACAGTATTTAGGAAAGGAACCTGAATGAAATACGAAATTGGAATTAATCTGAAGTGTCCAACATGTGGAACAGCTTTAGAACTTGTTCTTTTCGGAAAACTAAATTCGGTTTATGTTGCTAGATGTCCAAACGTCACAATTAAACATCCAACATGGATTTGTATTCCAACAGCCTTTATTAACAACGAAAAAGAAGGAAATGACAAATGAAAATCTACCACGGAACTTCGGCTACCAATGCTCGAAAAATCATGCAGACTGGTTTGCTTCCTCGTTCAATAACTGGTGTCAAACCAACGTTCAAAATTCATGGAGTTGAGCATTGGTCATATCTGTGTGACCATCCGTCTTACTATGCACATAAAAGATCAGTTTTAGATAACTGTGCAGTTGCCGCAATCATCGAATTTAATTTAGGAAATTTGATTGAAATAAAAAAATCAGTTGATGACGATACATGCGAACAAATCGGAAGAACAATCGATGATTTTGAAGAAATGACATATATTCAAAGAAGAACATTCTATAGATGTTGGGCACAAACCCAAACAGATATTTCTTTCTTCGAAACATATCTTCGAAATGGTTCCTTTTCAATTTTAGAAAGAATTCCTCCTGACTTTATTTCTAGAATTGCATTCATGGATTTGGATTATGTCAAACCATTTATGAAACCGCCATTTTCATCTAGAGTGTCAATTTTAAATTATCGGTTTATCAGGAACAAGTATCGTGCGTTGAACGAATGGATTTTTGATGGCAAGGTTAAAACGAAGATCAAGCAATGGGAAACCTTCACAGTCAACTATCCAGTTCATCACAGAAACGGAATCGAAATTCTAGTTCCAGTCATTCAGGAACATCCTTTAGCGATTGAAGAAGAAGTTGAGTTTATCACAAGTCTTTAGTTGACATTCGGCTAAAGAACATCTATAAGAACTATACAAACAACGGGAGACAGACATGAAAGTTCGTGGCGACAACAAGAAGAAGCTGGTCGATGCGTATTGTGAGGCGCATTTGGCGGCAACGAAGGCTGAAAAAACGAAAAAGAAGTTGCGGGCGGAAATTCTTGAGATGATTGACCCGACCATCGTGTTGCAGACCGACAACTATGCAGTCTCATATTCCAAAACGCCATTCGAAACGCTTGATCTTGAGGCGATTCGGCGTGATATGGGAGAAGCGTGGTGCAAGAAATATACGACGAACGGAACTCGTGAAACGTTGAAGGTAACGCCGCTGGTTCAAGCGGAAGTTGAATAATGGTTCACGATACCAAACACGATTCAGAGATTTTACGGTTGCTCCTACGCATTTTGGCCGAAGCCCCAAGGGACGAAATGCGTAGGTTGCTCCAAGACTTGAACAACACAGTTCAAGCCGCTGATGCTCTTGAACTTGAAAAGCAAAAGAGAACAGCGGATTTTGTCAAACAAAGAGGCGAGAAACCAAAATGAGGATCAAGAAGAAAACATGGAAGCGAACGGTTCATGTTGAGTATGATCGAGAGATTTTTGATGTTCTTCACATGCTCAAGAATTCGGGCTTGAAGGACAAGGAAGTCTGTCAACAGATCAACGAACGCTATCAGCTTGCGGGCCGATATTCCACAGTCGTCACTCCCAAGACCATCCACAACTGGCGAATCGGTTATGCCAATGGCGGAACTCGGTATCCAGCGTCGTTTCGACTTGCCGCAGTTGCGGAAATGTGTGGTTTCGAGCGTCGTTTCGTGCCAATCGGCTCGAATTCGGAAGAAGGTGCTTTCAAGCGAACAAAGCCCGCCAAGGTCAAGGTGAAGCAGAAAGCAGCCAAGAGTTCTCCTACTCAGGAGAAGGACTGATCAATCTGAACTCCCGGTTGATCACGTCTAAACTCAAAGCCCAGCCGCAAGGTTTGGGCTATTTTTTTTTTGTTTTTATAAATAAAAGAAAACAATTCAGAACAGGGAAGAAATATGAGTGCATTTGATCGTTTAAGAGGATTGATTGTAGAATCACTACAAGTAGAAGCATTAGAACCAATTCCTGGAAAGGATAAAGGATATTATGCTTCCGATACAATTGATGGACATAAAGTTCAACTTGCATTTCATCATAAGACAAAAGGTAAATACGTTCCTGTAATTACCGTTAATGGGAAAGTTCATAAAGAAGCCGATTTTCCTGCACATACGAATCTCAAAATCGGAACATTTCTTCTCAGGCATCAGAATGAATTTTTGAAAGACGTAAAACCAAGTAAAGTCCAGATCATAGCAACTGATAAGAAAAAACGTGACGCATACCGAACTGTTGCGAAATCTAGAATGACGCAAGATCAGGGATATAAGGCTAAGGATTCGTTTAGGGGAGTCACGTTAACACCACAAAAGCCACAAGAACATAAGCCTTCTGGAAATTATAAACCATCCTCAAGTTCCTATTCTCAATATGATGATGAAAAAGATTTATTCAAAAAGAAAAAGAGTTGGTTGAAACTGTCTAAGGCGTTTTCCTAAGCTCTTGCATCGCCAATCCAGCTAGTCTATGATCCTCATTGGGGAAGCTTCCTATAGACCGTGGAGTTGCGTTCAATGCCTGCCTTCGATATGGAAAACAAAACTTACGAAATCAATGGCCACCAATATATGTGGATTGTCGAAAGTTTAAGACCGATGAATGCATTTTTTATTGATCGTCATGGTCAAAAACTTTCTCATAAAGAAGAACTTCCACTTTTTCAAATGCCAAATAAAATTGTTCGATTTGAATCCAATGAAATCAGAAGATTTTGTGATTCTCGATACGTTCGTTTATCAAATAACGATAAACAAATAGTATATGGAGATCAAGTAAAACTTCATGGAGTTCTGGTCAATTCAAAATATGAACTTAAAAATAAGATTCTTGTCGAAAGAGTTTCTGATGGTTTAAAGAAATGGGCGCTGGCTTCTTCACTCTATTCAGAGGAACTTTATCAGAAAATGGAAGCAGAAAAACAACAACCAAAAAGAGAAAATAATCTCGATAATCTAAGAAGCGCCGTCAATGCAGCAAAAGAATCGGAAAACGTTTTGGTGGCTTCTATTGGAAAAGATAATTACAACAAACTTTCAGAAGAATTAAAAAATGCAGTAAAATATTTGAATGATACAAAAAGAATTCCGATTACGTCTTCTGACAAGCCGGAATAGATTCTGATCAAAAGAAAGACCAAGCGAAATTATTGGGATGCTCCAAAAAAGCAACTGAAGGTAGCGAATAAACAGCCACGAATGATGATGCCTCTTGACTATCAGTTGTCTTCTGTTAATCTTTCACCAACGTATCTCGATATCTTCAAGAAAATGGAAGATAATTGAATAGAGTCGATTTAAACGATAGAGGACGAATATGAACATCAAACGTTCTCTATCGTTTACTTTCAGAACTATAATCTTTTACTTCTTGGGATATGCATCAGCAGCGTTTATCTTCTTCTTGATTATCACAAGTTTTCTAAAGGGGAACTAAATGATTATCGAAGCACATAAATGTTCTCATTGTGGTGGTTATGCAACAGACATTGATTATGATTGGATGGTATTATGTTGTAGAAAATGTTCAAAGAAGTTAGCGATCCAATACATGATTGGAACCATGTCATGTTTCTTTCTTGTATTTGCTGCCGGATTGTTGGTATATCAATCTTTTTTTGGTAATATAAATATTAATAATTAGTGAGGATATTATGGACGTAAAAACGAAACTTAAAATGAAACGTAAGGTTCTGGCTGCTGAAAGTAAAATTCTTAGACATCAAGAATTAAAGTGGGCAAAGAAAGCTAAGCTCGCTCTTGCCAGAAGCAAAGACCCAGCTTTTCAAGTAAAATTAATGAATCAACTTCATTCAAAGCGTAAGAATAATGTTCGGATGAATTCTAGGATTTCTCATATTATTAATGCTTTTTTGAAAGGCGATTCATATTATTCAGTAGAGCAAAAGTTCTATACCAGAAATATTTCTGGATGGACTATTATAGGTTTCTATGAAAAAATTGCTCGTGAACTTTGGAATGAATATTACACTAATAAAACGATTGACGAAGTAAGAACCGAATTGTTCAATTGGATCAAAGAACATCCTGGAATTAAAGAAGCAATTGAAGTTAATGGAACAGAATTCGATCATAATCGAGCGCTGGCTTTATGGAATCTTTTTGGTGATGTTCTTCAAGCATCCGCAGTTTTTGTTGCGTTAGATGAAAAAAAATAAAATTGGAACATTTCAACGTTGGGCAGTATTAAATACTATATGGTCATCAACACTTACATTTGGTGAATATTGCCTAATATCTCCTGAAATTCATAAAACACCATTTGGGAAGAAATTATTGAATTTCTTCTGGTGTAAATATATCGAACAGAAAATCCAAAATATCTTAATCGATGGTAGAAAAATAGTGATGGATAATAATCAATCCATCACTGTATATTATTGTGTTCCAGGAACAATTCCTGGTCTTTTTATTCGTAAGAAATATTGATTGGAGAATGAATGACTGAAAGAAAGTTGGCGTCTATTCGACGCATAGGTAATATTGACCCAATTGAAGGTGCAGATAATATTGTAAAACTTCATGTTGATGGTTGGTCCCTGGTTTCTGCTAAAGCAAACAAGTTTATGCCAGGAGATTTGATCTGTTACTTTGAAATTGACAGTTTTCTGCCAATCGAAGAACGATTTGAATTCCTTCGTAAAGGTTGCTTCAAATCCACTAAGCATCTTGGTGATGGTTTCAGAATCAAGACTGTAAAGCTTAAGGGAACATTATCTCAAGGCTTGGCCATTCCTCTTGTTAAAGGCGAAAATGACGAAGGCAGACCTTGTTATTTCATCACAGATTCAGAAGGTAATAAGCACGAAGTTTCTGAGGGTGATGACGTAACAGAAATTCTTAAAGTTCAGAAGTATGAGAAGCCAATTCCAGCTAATCTTTCTGGAAAGATCAAAGGAACGCTTCCTAGCCTCATTCGCAAGACTGATCAAGAGCGAATCCAGAATATCTACAAAGAGCTTGCATATGATCTTAAAGCTCAATGGGAAGTGTCTCTGAAGCTCGATGGCTCTTCAATGACTGTCTATAAGAAGGGTGATATTCTTGGAGTTTGTTCTCGGAACATGGAACTCTATGAGGACGATGAAAATCTCTATTGGAGAGTTGCCAGGAACCTTCGAATCCCAGAGATGCTTCAGTGGCATGGAAAGAATATCGCTTTCCAAGGCGAACTGATGGGTCCAGGCGTTCAAAGTAATCGGGAATGGCTCAAGACGCACACATTCTTCCTCTTTGATGTATGGGACATTGATCGTCAACGATATTACTCGCCAGATGAAAGAATTAGGCTGGTCAAGGCAATAAATGATTCTGGCTTCGAACTTCCACATGTTCATGTGTTTGGAACCAAGACTTTAGGTGACTTCGGCAAAACAGACGAAGAAATCTTAACAAATGTCTTGCAATTCGCTCAAGGACCGTCTATATATAATTCTGTTAGGGAAGGCATCGTCTTCAAGAGACTTGACGGTGGTTTATCCTTCAAAGCGATTAGTCAGGAATATCTTTTGAAGGATAAAGACTAACAACCTAAGTAAGTGAAATTAAACCCTAGAGGAAAACCATGAAGCTTGCTATCTCTGTTGCTCTTGCGTGTTCGCTGATTTCGGCTGCGCTCGCCCAGAATACTGGCGAACCTCCGACCGGAATCGATGTCAAAGGGCCGTCGTGCTATGAGCCGGTTCGAAAGGCAGATGACACGGAGAAGGTCCGTCGCCTGAAGTGTGATTCCAAGCAGATGGAATCGGCTCGGATTCGGAATGACTGGTCAACAGGAATTCCGGTTCCCGCTCCAACTGGTGAGTGAAGAAGCCGAGAAGTTGGATAGAGGCACCTTCGGGTGCCTTTATTCGTTTTGGACCAAAAAACAAGTATTAAAAGATGATAGATAAATATTCATCTGTTGAACTTATTAAAATGAATCATCCAGGATGGTTAGATAAATGTCTATCTAATCCTAAGATTTCACATGAAGAAAAATCTTGGATTGCTATAAATGGAAATTATGAACATAAAACTAAATTATTAGATCATCATGAATTAGATAATAATACAAAATCTTGTATTGCTCGTTATGGAAATGATGAACATAGAATAGACTAATATGGATTTTATATAGATGAAGGAAAACATGAACTTATCAGATTACAACAAGCTGACACCAGCAAAACAACAACAGATTGATGCTCTATTGAGAATTTTGGTCAAGAATCCAGATCAGAACATTCAACAAGCTATTTCTGAAGCTATAAAATTTCATAATGGTGAATTAAAAGAATTTATTTCTTATAAAGGAACATATATTTCTAAACCTATTGATCGTAAATATATAAATTACACGAAAACATTAGTTAATTATGCCAAAAAAGAATGATCGATAAGTAATGTCAGAAGATATTTTTCATAGATTAGGAGTTTGAAATGGCAGATGATCCTAAGCCACAATTAACATTTAAGGTTGAAACAACTGAATCAAAATCTGAACCAGTTGTCACAGAATCGAAACAAGAAGTTAAAGTAGAAACTTCGGTTCCAGTAGAACCTGTTCCAGATAAACCAACTCTTGTGGAATCAGTTCAAGAAACTCTTGATAAAATTTCACCAGCCAAGAAAATAGCTTGGGGAAGAATAGCTTTAATCGGTTTGGTTTTCGCAGCTATTGGATCATTTGTTTGGTTTGATGGAGTCAAGCATTCTAAGAATGTAATTGATTATGTTTGGACAAAAGATATTGGTATTCCTAAAAAGAAAGCCGAATCTAAGAAGGAAGAAGTTCCAGTTGTTAAGGAAGAGAGACGAGTTCCCAAGGTAAAGGAAAAGAAAGCCGCCGAAGTTCTAGTCGCACGGGATTATTATCTTCGTATGCTTCTCAATGATCAAACTGTTCAGGTTAGAACTGGTGGAACTCTCAATTGGAGAATGAACAATCCATGTTCGATTCTCTATGGAAAGTTTGCTGTCTCTCAGAATGCCATTGGTAAAGCATCTAAATATGCTGTTTTCGAAACATACGAAGCTGGTCGCAAAGCTTGTTATGTTCTTCTATTCGAATCAGAACATGGATATAAAAACAAGAATTTAGCTGATGCTATGAAAAGGTTTGCTCCGTTAAAAGAAGGCTTTAAAACACAAAAATATATCGATGCTCTTAAGAAGATAAGAGTCAACACGGCAACGATCATGGTCAATCTTCCTGAAAATAAGCGTCAACAAATGATTGACATGCTTATGGAAATTGAAGATTTTATTCCTGGTAAAGTTATTGTTTTTGAATCTTTAGAAGATTTTGATAGGAATGGATACTAATGGCTATTGATCCTAAAAGCAGAGGACTTGAAGACGAAGAAAGTCCAGAAAAAGAAATCGTTCAATCTAAATCTTCTGATCCAGGAAAGATCATAAAAGTTCTTGGTGCAGGAAAGGGTTGGATTCATGTCCAAACAGAAGACGGTTCTGAATGGAAACGTTCTGATGGAACCAAGGCTTGGAAAAACAACAATCCAGGCAATATCAGATATGGTGAATACGCCAGAAAGTATGGTGCAATCGGTCAAGACGATTCAGGAATGTCAGTTTTCCCGACCGTTGAACATGGTCGCAAAGCTCACTATGATCTTGTTTTCACTCCAATCCGTGGATATGACAAACTGTCATTGATCAAGGCTATCCAGAAGTATGCACCAGATTATGATGGCAATGATTCAACTGGATATGCTCACTATGTCGCCAAGTACGCAAAAGTCTCTTATCTGAAAGTCTTGGGAACAATGACTACTTCAGAAAAGAATTTGGTTATTGAAGCTATGGGTAAGATGGAAGGGTGGAAAGTTGGAACCGTAGGAAAGGTAATCAAGAAATGAAAGTAATTCTCATTCTAGCAGTTCTTTTAGTTCCAACGCAAGTCAAGGCTTTTGATTGTTTCTTTGGTCTATTTGATTGGATGTTTGTTGAAAAGGTTTATGTCAAGAAAGAACAACCAAAACCAAAGAAGGTCGTTCGGCATGAGAAACCTGCTGTTGACAAACCCAGCAATCCTTGGCAGGTATTTAAGAAACCTGTAGCCAAGAAGCCAGCGAACGAACCAGCTTGGCACGAGAAGTCTTGGCTTGAAAAGATGTTTGATCCATTGAAGCGTGGAATCGAGACAGATGAACCAAGGATTATCACAGACGAAAGAACCGACACAGAACCAGTCAAATAACGTCGAATTGGATTTATACGCACAACTAGCCCTTGCACAATATGGATGTGATATAAAATCTATTCAGTGGTTGATTAATCGACCAAAATTAGATCATTTGGTAAAATATCATATAATTAATATTACGCATAACAGAAATGTTATTCTCGATTTAATGAAAAAACATGAATTGAATGATGTTACAAAAAAATTGGCAGCAGTCAAAGGAACCGATGCTTGCAGAAATTTACTATTAAAAGAACAAAATATATCTGAACAATTATTATACAAAATTGCTTTGTATGGAAATCACTATCATTATCAAGAAATTTTAAAAAGAAAATTTGTTCCTGAATATGTGTTAAGTCATATTGTTATTTATGGTTCATCTGAAAATATTCATTTTATTTTAGATAATCCGCTGAATTGTGTTCTTCATCGTCGTATATCTCATGATCTGAAATTCGTTATTGCTACTTGTGGTTATACGTCAATTATTTTAAGATTACTGGATTTCAAATTAAATCGAAAAACATTAAGATATATTAAGAACAATTACATCGATGAAAGAATCATAAATAAACTTAAACAGAAAAAAACACCAAAAGGATTTGAATGAGAAATGTACGTTCTTTGGGTCGGGAAAGAGCCGATTAAAATCATGTCATATTCGTATCTCTATGTAGCAAAAACACTACACGAAGCCAAGGAAATAATGAATAAATATGGCTTTCCATTGATTGCTTCCTTTGGTGATGGTACTATCAAAATTGCCAAATTTATTAAAGAAAACGAAGAACATCTTCCAAACGGATTCACTTATAGAATTCACGGTGAGAAATCAAAAAAGAGGATAAAAAGGATCATGACTCCTGGTGGCTGAAGAACATATAATTCCATCAATCATAGTAATAATTACAATATTGTATATAACGTACATTTATATAAAGCATGTGAAATGAATGAACCAATTATTTTGAAAGAACTATCTAATATCATCAAAGATATTGAAGAACTTGTTTGGCTTGAAGATATCACATATATCGAAGCTGCTATTCAAATAGCAGAAAAACATGAAATTGAAGAAGAAAATATAGGAAACATAATAAAAAATTGTCCTGCTCTTTATCAGAAAATAACTGAAGAAGCAGAACGATTACATTTCATAGAGAAAACAAACAGGCTTCCATTTAATCAATGAATTCATATGAAGCATACAAACTATATATTGCTTTGAAATCACATTTTACCACTAAATCATATGATTACTTCAAACATCAAGGAAAAACAAAAGCTACTGTTGAATCATATGAAAGACGCAAGGACAAGATTTTCTTCACTGCTCTAACCAAACATCGTGATCCATTTAAATTCCTTGCTTATAATTTCGTGGAAAGAGATGTTTGGATCGGTGAATTGACAATGGATCAAGATTCCATTTCAAACTATAGAAAACATAAGAAAATCATTGAATCGCTAACTTACAATTTTAAGAAAGAGCTTAATCAATTTTCTGATGTTGTAGATATGATATTTACTGATGGTTCTACACATCCCAAGATCGTCAAAAAATATCAGGGAGACAAGGTTTCCATAGAGACTCTGATCATAGTCTCTGATATAATGAGGATTGTTCCTTATTGGAATCATAAACTCAAAGACGATGAAATCATTAAGACGCTCTCTTTCAAAATCGAAAAGTTTAAACCATTCGTTCCGTATGATAGAGACAAATTAACAACAGAGTTCAAGAAAATTTTCAATTCTAAAGAAGGAGGTTCGGAAACTTACATAAATACAGTGTGACATAATTTTATATCATTGCTAATAACAAGTATACAAAAACACAAAGGACAAATTACATGGTAAACTTTTTACAAGAACTAAAGAAATCACGTGACGAACGTAAAGCTCTCCTAGAAAAGCAACTCAAATCCACAACCAAGACCACATATCAAAACGAAGAAGAAGGTTTTTGGTTCCCTCAACTTGATAAAGCCAAGAATGGTTATGCAGTTATCCGTTTTCTTCCGGCTGGTAACAACGAAGAATCTCCATTCGTTCAGTTGTTCGAATATAACTTCCTAGCTCCTGGTGGTTGGTATATCGAAAAATCACGTCAGACATTGGATCGTGATGAAGCTGATCCTTGTGCAGAATTCCTATCAGTTCTATGGCAAACGAATAAGGATGAAGCTCGCAAGTATCCACGGAAGAAGTATTTCGTTTCCAACATTCTTGTGGTGGATGATCCTGCCAAGCCAGAAAACAACGGAAAGGTGTTCAAGTACAAGTATGGTAAGCAGGTAATGGACAAGATTTTCTCTGCTTATTCTCCCAAGATCAAGAGCAAGAAGTCTTTCAACCCATTTGATCTTTGGGAAGCAGCCAACTTCAATTTGGTGATCAAGGAAAAGGATCGGTTTGTCACCTATGAAGATTCTGAGTTCGATACAGAATTAACAGCAATCGGAACCGATAAGGAAATCGAGAAGATCATCGAACAGTGTGCTTCGCTGCTTGAACTCGTTTCGCCAGATAAGTTTAAGAGCTATGAGGCCCTTAAGAAGAGGCTGGACAGGGTTTTTGGAGTCAAGAGTGATGTAGAGGCTAAGGTAGGAGAATCGAAGCCCCAGCCATCCCCAGGCAAATCTAAAGCACCTTCTAAGAAGATAGAAGAGGAAGAAGAGTCAGTCGAACTTGCTCAACTTCTTAAGGACGTTAATTTGGACGACGATGATAACCCATTTAAAGACTAATTGTTGTTCAAGGAAGATGGGAAGGACTTTGAAACCTTCCTTTCTTTTTGACTATATTGTCAGTATACAAATTATACGAAACACCTTCCTTGACTACCAAATTAATTTTTCTGTGAACAATTATTAAAATGATACAAATATAAATTAGGTGATCTTTTTTGTTGATGATTACAATGGGGACAAGTTAGAATAGGAGCATTTTTTTGACGAATTAATGCTGCTTTAGAATAAGATTTCTTGCCTTCTTCTGACATGGGAATACCCTTTCTAGCTCTTCCGGCTTTTCGTTTAGTTTCTAATTCATATTCGGAAAACCCTTCAAGTTTTTTCCTTTTATTATATTCATCAAAAGCGTGTCTGTTTGGTTCTGGTGGTTTTTTAATTAATATAGGATGTTTTCTTCTCAATTGATTTCTAATTCCTAATTCTGGTCTTTTTGAACCTTTATGAGCAAGACTGGCTGCTTTTCGCCCAGATTCATACATAGATGCTGTAAAAATTCTTTTAGTATCACTATTTGGATTTTTAATATTTCCACAAATCATCATTGCAAAAGCATTAGCCAATTTTCTGTTTTCTGGATATGCTTTATGTAATAAATGATGTGCAACATAATGAGCTTTAGCTGTTAAAGTAACTATATTTTCTGGATCATTTGATCCACCCATACATTTTGGAATTATATGATGTTTTTCAACATATCCTTCTAATATTAAATTTTTATAATGATTAACAAGTTTATAATATCTTTCTTCGTATATATTTTTCAAATTAAACTCCATATATAGTTGTTTTGTATTATGTATTTATACAAAACAACTGCATTGGAGATTAAAAAGAAATTAATAGCAACGAAACATCTTCCTTGACTACCAAATCCAGACGTTCCAGGAGTTGGGGCTTGTGTTTCTGGATTAAATCTACTTGGTGTTCTTGGTCCAGATGGTGTTGTTGGTTCTTGAGTTGGCGACGGTGGCGATGCTGGCTGAGTTTCTTGTTTTGGTCCCTGTTCTTCAACCGTTGGTTTAACCATTGTGCTATAATCTGGTAATTCGGGTGCAGCTTGTGGTGCGGTTACTCCACCAATGGTTTGAAGACCAGTAACAGGAACAGCATCCTTTTCATCAAAACCAACATCAGTTGGTTTAATATTTGCCACAGTTCCTTGTGGAATTGCAGTTGTTGGAATTGGTTCGGTTCCAGTTGATTTAGAACGAACTAAAGGTTCGTCAGATGGTAAATCTGGTCTAATTGCACCTTCAGTAGAAATAATATCAGATGGTTGTTGATTAATTATCTGTGCGTCAAACATTGCTGGTTTTACTTCAGATGGTTGTTTTGAAACTTCAACAGGCATTCCCAAATTTTGCATAGCAGCTAAAGTTGGTCCATGTTGCCCAATAATTGAAGGGTCCATTTTCTTGAATCCTTCTTGATTTGGTATATGAACTGCGAACGTATGATATTTACTTCCTGTTAAAACAGTTTTTTGAACAGCATCAGATGCCCAAGTTCCGTTAGCTAACTTAACTTGAACGTGTCCAGCCCCATTATATGCAGCCGAAGATATAACAGTTCCAATTGGAAGAGAATCTAGATATTCTTTAGTTAGTTTTTCTTTTCCAACTGATAATCTATTTTGATAAAAACCTGATTGTTGAAGATAATTATTATTAGTTGATAGAGAACCAGCAGTATTATTTCCACCAATACTTAATCCTTGTCGAAAATATGGGTCATTTAAAAGAGCACCAACAACTCCACGAGTTCCTTTTCCACAAAGACCTTGGAACGTGCTTTCTCCAATTCTCCCAACACCACCAATTGCTGCTCCACGTCTTAACAAATCAGGAATAGTTGTTGGATTCGTTCTAACGGCTTGAGACGGAATTGGAAATGATTGGGTTGCTGGTTTTTGAATTCCGGGAATTGGTGTTTGTCCAGGATTAAACATAAATCCTTGATTTGGACTTTGATACTGATGAGTATTTTGTGTTTGGAAAGTTGCCATATTTCTTTGATTCCCCCAAGTTCTAGCATCAGCCATTTGCTGCCGAGTAGAACTTTCTTCGTGTATTTGATATGGAGCTAAAGCATTCTTATCAATTGCACCAGACTTAATTAATTCGTCTAATTTGGCATAATATTCTTTACTCAAATTTTTAGGAACTAATTGAGTTCCAATTTGATTTTCTGTTCTCCATTTACTGAAATCTGAAATCAATCTTCCAACTGTTTCTGGATCATGATTATTGATAGAATCAAATTCGGCAAAATCAGGTGCAGTTCCTTTTTGTTTGGCTTCAAGTAATTTTTTCTTATGCCATTCTAACCAGCCACCAGAATCCCATTGTTCACGTGTCATATTCATTTCAGCTAAATTTTTCTCGATTTCTTTTTGATCAGTCGGGAATTTAACTCCTTTACCATCATATCCTTTAGCTGGTTCTCCTGCACCAATCATATACCAATGAGTTTTCAATCCTTTCTGACGAGCATATGCTAAAGAACTTTGATCATCTAAATGGTTTTGTCCAATGATTGCATTAGTTCCATGTTGTTTAACAATTTCATCAATTCTACTTCTTGAATATGGTTTATTAGAATCGAAAAATAACGATTGAGGCGTTGAACCTGTAGCATTTGGAAGTATTCCATAATTTTTATATGAATTTGGATGAACACCATCTTGACTTTGGTAATCACCTAAAAATGGAATTCCATGTTTTTCTGCTATTTTTTGTAAAGAATCATTAACTCCGTTTAAATCAGTTCTAGCAACCTTTGAGTTTGGTCCCCCAACTAAACGAACGTTTGCACCAGCATCTTTAAGGTATTTGATTTGATTTTCAATATCATCTAGTTTAATTCCTGGTGCATTTAAAAGTCCAGAAGATAAAACAACAGTTTTTCCTTTCCACATTGCTGGATCAGTAGATTTAATTCTTCTTAATATTTCTGCCGGACCAATTCCTTCTTGAGTTAAGTCTAAATTGGATTTTGAATTTTTAGCTAATCCACGTGCAACAGAATCACCAACAAATATAGGTTGTTCTCCTGATGTTGGTTTAATAGATGCTTGTGGTTTAAATAATTGAAGTGGCGGAAGTTCGTTGTCACCAATTTGTGAAGCTCTATCTGCTATTTGTTTTTTCCAAATACTATAATTTTTAATATACAGACGTTCATCACTATTAGGACCGAAGATTGTTTCCCCATTTACATAAAATGTTCGTTCGGCTCTTAATCTACTTCTTGGGTCCATTTTTCTAGCAGCAACCCCAGCGCTGGCGTTACCATAACCGAAATTAGAAATATTTGATCCAGAACGAACGTTTTCATATGCTTGATTAAATATGTCTATATTTTTGACATTATTTATTGTACTCCAAGCTCTTTGTTGTCCTCTTGTATCTTCGTAATATCCACCTTCAGAAGTAAATCTTATTTCTTTTTCAAGTCTTTTTAGTCCACCTTCAACCCCGCCGCCACGAACAATTGCACGATTGATAAGAGATTCCATAATTGCTTGAATTCCTTCAGGATTAGTTCCTTGTTCATTAGCAGCAATAGCCATGAATTTTCTCTTAAGAGCTGGATTTTCATCTAAACGTTCGAATAATCGTCGGCGTTGTTCTTGTAAAGCAATAGTTATTCCAGTTCTTGAAATATTTGGTGATATTTCACTATTTGTTGGATATGGTTGACTAGGCGAACCAGTTATTGGTTGTCCAGGAGAACTATTTCTGGGCATTCCACTTCTTGGAGTTCCTAAAGGTGGAATATCAAATGATGGACCTTGATTGAAACCTGTTGGGCCTCCTGGTCCTCTTGAAACACCATAATCACCACTTAATGGTTGTGCGCCACCAGCCGCAACACTTGCGGGCATTCCTAAACGGCCTCGATTACCTTCAAGGAATTCGAATCCAGAAGGCAATTCACCAAACATCATAAATCGTTTTTTCTGTTCTTCGATAGCTCTTCTATCCAATAATGAAGACAGATCATTTCCTCTATTTCTTATATTTCTTGAAGGTTGTCTTTTTTCAGGAACAATTCCTCCTGGTGCATTTCCTTGACCTTCAATTGGCTTTTGTTTATTCAATATTTGATTTTGTCTATCAAGTGGTTTATTTTTAGTAAATGTATCATATAATTTCCATGCTTGAAGTCCTGCGCCTGCTAAACCTAACAAAACTGGTGCAGCATATCGTGCGCCACCTGCTAAAAGACGAGTACCAGCCGCAGAACCAATTCCACCTAATGATTTGGATAGATTTCCACCAATATTTCCAACTACACTTTTAGCTGCATTTCCGAATCTTCCAAATGAATTTTCATATCCAACTTTCTTGGAATCGGAAAGCATAGATCGTCCCATATTTCGTGAATTCTTTGGATTGCGAAGCTTAACTTTCCTAGTTTTTGTTCTTTCTCTTTTTCTAGGACGTTTTATTCCATTATCACCTTCCATATTATCAAGACGTGAGTGAATTTCATCAAGTTCGGAGTGTGTCAAAGATTCAAATTTGTCTATTCTTTCTTCGATGTTGTGAAAATTTAAATCTAATCTATCAATGTTGTCTGTATGTAATTTAAATCTTGCATCAACAATCTTCATTTCTTTTTCAAAGAATTTTTCCTGAATTCTCTTGACACGAATATTGTCTTTTTTTTCAGCTTTGATTAATTTGACGTTTTCGTTTATCTTCTTGAGGTCTTCTCCAACCTTATCGAATTGTTTCCCAACAGCTTCAAACATCTTGTTGACGTTGTTGAAATTAAGTTGAACAACTCCAAGCTCTTGGCCCATTGCGGAAGCAATTTGATTGAATCTTTGTGGAAGATTATCATCATCCCAAGATGATAAAGAAGAAAATATTTTGTTAGACCAAACTTCACCAACAATTCCATATCTTGAACCAGAAATTCTAGCGGCAAAAGCGTTCTTGAGTGTTTTTCCAAACGCACTTAATTTTTCACCAGAAGCGGCTCTTCTGGCATTCATGATTCCTTCGCCGAAAACCCCAAGAGGTCGAGTTAATTTTACCTCAAGGTCACGTTTGGCACGAGCGCCCGCAATTTTAAAAATGCCAGGATCGTCTTCACCTTGTTCGTTTTTTCCAGAAAAGAAACGAGTTGAAGATGAAAGAGCCAAAGCATCGTTTTCTCGACGAGCTTGGGCAGCAGCATCAATTGCTTGCTGCCTTTTTGTTTTTGGTTTTTCTGGTTTAGAGTTTTCGTCCGCCATTCCTGATCAATTCCATTTGCTTTTCTTCAAGTCGTTTACGTTCGGCTTCTTCGGCCAATCTTGTTCTCAGAAGATTAAAGATAATATCACGTTCAAATGGAATTAAAGCTTCATGTTCAGAGAAAGGAAGCTTTTGTTCGTGCCACATAATAAACAAATCAGAATAGTATTTTTCTAGGGATGAATAGCTCATCCAAACGTAAAAAAATCTTCTATAGTCTTCTGTACGATCTTTCTCTTAGTTCCTTTCTTATTCGTATATTCAATTTCATTATACATTGACGGAAATTCAGAGAAAAACTTTCTCATTTCGGAATATTTATGTGCAGGAAGCGAGTTAATGAATTCTAGAAGTTCGTCTGGTTTAAAGTCTTTAATTTCATAGACAGTTTCGCCTTCATATATTTTCTCGACACAATTAACGATAAGCTTATCGAACATCTTATCATCAGCTAGATCGAAAAATTCAGATGATGTATAAAGTTCCATGGGTGGATATCTCAGAAGAATCATAACATCATCATTGACTTTGATTTTGTTCGATACATCTTCTGGAAAGACAACCTTGATCTTATCCAAGTTAATATCAAATGAATATGTCTCCTGGTCTTCTTGATCAACATAAGCAACTTTCGAAATATTCGAAATTGATAGTGATCTGATCTTTGTAAAGACATATTCAACATCAAACAAAGGCATCTTCATAACATCTGTTTTGTCAACCAAACAGTTATTGACGACTTGAGAAATGGCCTTAAAGAAATCAGCAACTTCTCCTGCTTGGCGTGCTGTCAAGAGAATTTTTTCATCAGACACTTTCATCTGACGGATTTTTACTTTCTTTTTGGTAGAGGGAACTTCAACATCGAAAATAGTTTCTTTAATCTTTGGTAATGGCATAATAACTCCTATAATAAATTATGGTGTAACCCATAGCGACCAATCAAGATATTCAATTTGAACAGAAAACAAGGATATTCTTCCATTTTCATCCCAATTCAAAACTTGGTCTGAAACTTGGGAAGGAAAAGCGTCTCTCAAGACTGTTGTTGATATAATGTTTCCATTTTCATTGTAATGAATAATAACCATGTCGGTAACATATGTATTCTTATAAGAAATCTCGTATGGATAAGATGGTGTCGATCCGGCTGCTAATTCATTGTTAAGGCGAACGTGAAGTCCATTTTCTATTGAGTGTGGAATAATAAACTGAATCCAGTTATTGAAGAACTTCCACATTTGTCCTTGACCATCAGACATAATTTCCATTTGCACAGAATTCATATGTGCTGCGAATGGTCGTTTCTCAACAGGACCATAACCATACCGCATTACGTCAGAAGTTTGTAATTGAACCCCAGGCATGTTCGTGGCCATGCAAAAGAATTCAATTTCATTCTTCACATTGTTCTTGTCTAGAGCCAATGGTGGAGTTAATGAAACTTTGAATCTGTTCGGTTTTGCAAATCCATTTTTAGAATGGATAACTGCTTTGAAATCTTCTAAATTAAAAACGCCCAACGTTCCTGATCTTTCTTAATGAATCCTGATGAACTCTGCCCATTGACTTCTTATCAAATCTCTCAAGTGGAAGGAAAATGACAACATTCCACGAATCAACTGGAACTTTATAAATCCTTGAACGAAGATATCCTTGAAGGTATCTTTTGATACAAGGAACGTAGTGTCTAATTCTCAGTGCTCTCTTGAGAATATGATAAGATATTCTGATTTGGTGACTTTCTTTTAGATGCTTCTTCTTGATGACTTTATCGTTGATTTCATCAAGTAAAAGCGCTCTGTACTTATGAGGTAAATAGTGGAAGTTTAATCCTAGAAATCCATCATGATAAATTTCAATCGGCATAACGAGTGGAAATCTGTCGTAATAAGGAAGAGTTTCACGGAGTTTTGGTTGATAGTAAAACATGACCAATCGGCCAATGTGAACTGGTTGAATCTTGACGATCAATCTAGATTTATCCGCAAGAATATCATTGCCTGTTACTGGAACTTTTTTGAGTTCAGCGGCCATTGCTTTGAATGAATCGATAGCCTTCAAAGACGCATCTTTAGAAGCTTTCTTCAATTCTTCCGAATATTTACCTTCTATATTGTTTAATATCTTAGCCAAATCGATTCCTAAACCATTCCATTTGTCTTTTGTCATGGTATTTAGTTGACAATATTTTCCTTCTTAAAGCTATTCTGTGAACATCATTTCCATATCTATATAAGTCTTGAATACATGCATAATTTAAATTATGTCTTTCGATCAATAACCTTTTTTCGTAATCACTTCCAAATACACAAATACGAAATTTTTCTTCGTTTGTCAGTTTAGGATTGGACAAACATTTATTTATCCATCGTTCGTTTTTTATTTCGATTAATTTGAAAGAATAATATTTGTCTAGCATTAGAGCCCCATTCTCCTTAGTTTTTGTCTGTGTTCATCAGTTCCCTTGCGCCGAATCCAATATATTGTGTGGAAATCTAAATTATGATGTTCAAGTAATTTAGTTCTATTAACATCATTTCCATTATAAGCCATACAAAGTTTTGTATAATTATCTAATCTATGATTTTCGAGTAATTTAGTTCTATGGTCATCCGTTCCATAACCAGCAATATAACTTTTTTCTATATCAGAAATATTAGGATTAGACAAACACTTATCTATCCATTGTGTATGATATTTCTGGATTAGAATCACAGACGAATATTTGTCTAGCATGTTCGTTTCCCGAAGATTTCATCTTCAGTGAGGATTTCGAATTCCCAACCTTTGCGTTCGCAATATGTTTTGGCTGCTTTCCATTTGGCGATGTTGATAGAGTACCGAACAACCTCGGTCAAGTATTTTTTCTTCTTGGGGGTCTTGACAGGAACTTTAGTTTGTGATTTCGGCTTTACTTCAATCATTTTGATCTTCTGCTTTCCATCCTTGCCTTTGATACAGATAATGAAGTCTGGGAAGTATCGATGGAGAGAGTTATCAACAGGAGAACGATAGGCGATAGAACGTTCTTCGGATTGCCACCAAATGACATTTGGATTTGAATCGAACATTAACATACACTTCAGTTCATATGAACTTCTCGATATGATTTTAGTGCAGTCACCTTTATATTTCTGCGGATTTTTTGGTTTGAATATAGTCTTGAGTGTTTTACTTTTAGAATCTATGTTTGGTTTCATTTTTCTCTTATAAGTAATTAACTAGATTTAATACGAAGGATACTTATGGCAATTTCCAATAATATCAGAAACAATTTGGTTTCTAGACCAACTGCAAATCAGGTTATTACAAATCCGTTGTTCAATGGTTTGAGAGTTAATGGAAATGTAGAAAGAATTGTAAATCAAGAACAATCACTTTTATCGTCTCCATCTTTTCTCAATTTTCCGTTTGATCTACCAAAATATTATTTTGGTATTATAGAAATGGAACCTGGACTTGGAGGAACAAACCCATTTTGGGGAAATAATTTAACTGTTAAAAGAGGATATAGACTTCCACTTCCATCACAATTATCTGATGGATATGAAGTTCAATATGATCATGGTTTTAATTGGCTTGGTGCAATATCATCAGTAGTAGGAATTAATGACAGAAATATTGGAAATGCATTAAGTAGTGTTTTAGGATTCAGTGTAAATAATTATAAACAAGTTACTTTACAGGCTCCACAATTTAGAAGTTATTCGTTTGAATGGAAATTATCACCAAAAAATAAAGAAGAATCAGAAAGAATTAAAAGAATCGAAATGCAAATAAAGAAAGGAATGCATCCTCGACAAAGTGGAACTGTGCCTGTTATCGGAACTCCTTTTGTGTTTGGATTTCCTAATATTTTCTTATGCTTCTTTTTTCCAAATTTTGAATATCTTTATAATTTTAAACCAGCCGTAATAACAGGAATTCAATTTGATTATCAAGGCGGAAATCATCGAAATATTTTCTATAAAGAAACTGGTGCTCCTGAATCTATTATCATGAGAATCAATTTTCTTGAAATCGATTATTGGCTTGAAAATGATTTCAATAGAGGACTATTCGGAAATTCTGATAGAACTAAAATTTTTGAAGAAAATTCAAACCCGGCACCTTCAACACCTTCAACACCTTCAACACCTTCAATTCCAGGGGCAGGTATAAATAGCACACCTGAAAGCCAATAAAACAATGAAATATTTCGCAACATTTCCCAAGATAGAATATGATAATAAAGAAGTGGTGGATATCACAAGACGCATTGCTTTAAAAAGTAATGATGGAAGTTCTCCATATATTTTCTATCCATATGAATTGAAGACTTATCTTCGTTCTGATCAACTTGCTGCTTATTATTATGATAATGCACAACTCGATTGGTTGATATATCTTTCGAATGATATTGTCGATCCATACTATGGTTGGTATATTCGTCAAGACCAATTAGAATCAGCAATCATCGACAAATATGGTTCTGCCGAAACTGCCAAGAAGAAGATCAAATATTACATGAACAACTGGCATGAGAATGCCGAAACAATTATCGAAGAATCATATTACAACAACAATCTTTCTTTGGCTCTCAAGAAATATTGGGAACCCATTTATTCTGAAAATAACAAGATTTTGGGATATAGAAGGAAGCGTGTAAATCATACGATGAATACCAACATGTTCGTTGATTACACAATTTCATTTGTATCTGGAAACTCATTCACTTCTGGTGAACTTGTTGATATCTTCGTTCCTGGAAATCAGATTGCCAACGCTGAAGTTGTCTTTTCCAATTCGTCTGTTGTTCGTGTTCAATCAATTTCAGGAAACTCTTTTGCCAATTCGTCAACAAATACTTACATTGTTGGTGAAACTTCTGCGGCCAACGCAACAGCAAATTCGTCAAACGTTGTGGTAACTAACATTTCGACAGAAGAAGGAGCTTATTGGTCGCCAGTTTATTATTATGATTATGAAGTTGCCAAGAATGAAGAAAACAAAATTATCAACATATTAGGAAAAGAAGTTACTCCATTCTTAATAAATGATTTCGTAAACAAGATGTCGAATACTTAATGACAGTTCAGCAAACACCAAATTATATTATACAACCAACCAAAGCAGCTTTAATCAGTTGCACAATCAATGGAGTTCCGTTCGTTGAAAATCGTTCTGGACAACCATTGAACATTTTCCATGTTCAAGAACTTAGAATCTTCGAAGATAACTGTAAATTCTACTTCACTGGACAACTGGTTATCGAAGCTCATCAAAATACTTTCGAGCAATACGTTGAACCAAAAGCACCAGTCGAAATTTCTTTCATATCTCCACCAAACAATAAAATCTACACCGAAAGATTTAGAATTTATTCCTATGAATCTAAACCACGTGAAGGAGATATCGAGAATTCAATGATCATTACTATTTCTTTACTTGGTGAAGAATACTTCAAGGACAAGTCTGAACAAGTTCAGATGAATATTTCAAATCAAATTGCAACTCATGCAATCAGACAAATTCATGAAAAGTATATTAAAGCAAATGGAAATATTGATGTATTTGATTCTCTAGGAATGATTGGTCAACAACTTCATCCACATCAAATTCTATCTAAAGCTCCATCTAAAGCGATTCATGACTTATTGGATAAAGCAGTCTTTCCTGTTCCAAGTTCTGGTCCAGGAGTTTACTTTAGAAGCAAGAATGGATATGTAGTTGCTCCATTAGAATATTTGATTACTTCTGCGCCAATTACCGGAAACTTTGTTCATGTTCCGGCTGGTGGAGCTTCTTTAGATATTACGTTAAGAGGATATGATAAGGTCATCAACTTTAGACCAATGGCTCCCCCTGGTGAAGACCGTTCGGCTGCTTCTCGAAACGAACATGAGGGATTAAATAAAGTTCCAGCAATTGTTGATCTAGCTCAAGGTATTGCCAAGACAGGAAGTGGAGGATTTGGTGTAAAGTATGGAAGCCAAATTTCCAAATATGTTGCCGATTCACTCAGACAACATCTTAACATTGACAAGAATGGTCCTGGTGGATTTCAGTCTAAAGAAGATGCCTTCATCACAAAATTGACATATTCACCAAAATATTGGACTTCAGTTCCCATGCAGACAGGGATTGACGTAACGGTTGGAGATCGTATACAAATTACATATCCTATATCTGATAGGATGATCGGTGTCAAAAAACTATGGGTAGCGAGGCTCATACATGAACTAAGGTTCACTGAAGGGAAAGACAGAAAAGAAGTGACTGTCAACGGGACAACTGATATATTTGGTGTAGAATTGAAGGGATAGCTATGAAACCATCTGTATTGTTTAAGATGCGTAAGGGAAACGAACGAACGATCAACGAAGTTCTCAAAGACCCGAACGTAACGAACGATATAAAGGATTGGATAGCACAATTCGGAACACATGAACATCGGTGGGAATTACTCAAGAACCACACTCTCGATCCGTATACGATAGACAAGATCGCACGTTTTGGCAACAAGCCGATTCGCCAGTATGTCAAGAAACATCATAGGTGAACTATGCTAGATGATTATTCAATCAGGAAAATTATCAAATTAAACAAACACAATCATATTGAAAAACTTTTAAATACTAAATGTCATATATCCAATTATGATTTAGATTGGATTACATTTTACGGAAAAATTAAAATATTTGATAAAGTATTAGAATATAAAAACATATCGTATATGATAAAAAGACGAATTGCATTTAAAGGATTTCACAGACATAGAATGAAATTGATAAAAAACCATACTTTAAATCGATGCATAGTTAATACCATTCTAAGGTTTGGAAACGAGAAACATATGATCGAACTGAGAAATAGAGGATGGCCATGTTAGACAAATATTCATCCGATCTTTTGATATTTAGAGGAATCACAAAATGGATTGATATTCGTTTGGATAGTCCTTATATATCGAATCTTGAAAAATACAATATTGCTCGATATGGAACAGATAAACATAGAGATAAACTTTTAATGAACATTAACAATCTCGACATTATGACCAAACGAAGAATTGTTATATGGGGAACAGATTTTCATAGAGTTGTTTTATTGGAAGAGATTGAACTTCGAAAACCAATTCCATTAAACAAAAGCGACCGATACTTAATATCAATGATCTATTCTTATGGAAATCGTCATGTAATAAACAGAATTTTTGATGAACGAAGAGTTCAACGGCAGAAAGAATCAAAGGATGATTCCGATGTTAGATAAGTATTCAACCAGAACTCTTCTAAAAAGTAAAAACGAGAAATGGATAGATATACTCCTTAGAAATCCTAATTTATCTGACAGAGAAAAATATGATATTGCTTTTTATGGAAATCATAAACATAGAAGACAATTATTAAACAATATTTTCGAACTTGATTATAATACAAAAATGAGAATCGCTATAAGTGGTGACAATATGAATAGTGCTATTTTGTATGTTCATATTATGACTACAAAAGGTTTAACTAATGATGATCGAGTTATTTTAAATACTATTAGACATTGTGTAGATATTAAAGCATTTAATAATATTTTGAAGGAGATCAATGAGTTACGACGAAAAAAATCCGTCTGATAAATCTGGATTAACTAGAGAACAATCTGTTGTTATTGGTGTTGTTGTCGATAATAAAGACCCAAATGAAACAGGACGAATCAAAGTTAGAATCGTTGGTGAACAAGAAGATTTATCTCAAGTTCCAGATGACAAACTTCCATGGTATCCAGTTTTAACAAACGGATATTCACAGACCAAGGGAGTTGGTAGATTTCCGGCTGGTGGTGCTTATTTACCTGGAACTCGAATCATGATGCAAAATCTTGGTCAACAAGGTTTCGTTGTCATCGGTTCCCTGACAAATTCCGAAACAACTCCTGGAAAAGAAGATCGGCATCCAGAATCAACTTCCACATCACCAGTTAAAGTTCGTGATGGACAACGGGAACATAGACGAATCTTAAGAGGCGGACAGCAATTAAACGAACTCGAAACAATCACGAGTGCAGTTCTTAGTATAATGAATTCAGAAACTCCAATTCAATGGACAAGAGTAGGTCCAAACGATAAGAAACGTGGAATTAATATAGCTGCTGGTTCTCCACAATATAATGAAAGAGAAAGCGCTAGAATTCCAGAAGGCCAAAAACCAATGCCATTCTCAGTTCTACCATGGGATTTAGGTAGAAACTCACAGAGACAAGTTCAATCTACACCACGTTCAGAATTGATTGATGGTGCCGTTAACATGCTCGAATCACTCAAGAAAACAGCCGAAACTGGTTCAAATCCCAGGATGCCGAATTCCATCGGTGGAATGAACAATATCATTAACGCATTGACTTCTATCATGAATTTGATTAAGAAGCACAAGAAGAAGAAAGATGAAGAAGATCAGCAAAAAGAAGAAGAGTTGAAGAGACTGCAAGAAGAGAACGACGAACTGAACAACAACCCAAGTAGCGCCAACTCGGTTCCAACGTCATGATAGACAAATATACGTCAGCATCCATTATTTATCATGGTAATATTAAATGGATAAACAAATGTTTAAAGAATAAAAAAATTTCATCCGTTGAAAAACTAGCTATTGCAGAAAAAGGAACTACCAAACAAAAAATCTACTTAATCAAGAATTTTAAATTACATGCAAACGCTAAATTTAAAATTGCACATAAGGGAAATAATAGAGAACGTCTTTGTTTGATGCGTTGTCATAAAGTATCACAAAAATCTTTGTGGTACATATATTTTCTTGGAAATGATCTTACTCGACAAACAGCAAAAAATTATGGTGCTCTTAAAAGCCGTGCTTGGTGGTAAAGAAATGATAGATAAATACTCTTCTAAAGAGTTGATCAAACAAAAATATCCAGGATATACAGATAAACTTTTAAAGAAAATGATAGTTCAACCATTATCTATAGAAGAAGGTGATGCTATAATTCGTTTTGGAACAGTTGTTCAATTTTGGATATATTATAACCAATTGGTAAATAATAAAAAGACGGAAATGAAAAACATATAGACAACATAATTAAACATCAAAATATGGATGATGACGTTAAATTTGCTTTAAGAAATTATGGAATACAACTTGGAGTCAGATAAAAAGTAATGGCAGCAGAAGAAGTTTATAATAAACCTACTAAAGATAGAATAGAGACAGACGAAACACCAGAAAGTCAATATCCATACAATAACGTATGGCAATTTCCTGGTGGTGTTCGGCTCGTTGTTGGTGATGAAAGAGGAAAAGAAGCAATTAAACTTTTTCATCCTTCTGGAACTTATGTAGAATTTTTCCCCGATGGCAAATTAGCCACCATGACTATCGGAGAAAACAAGCAATATAATAAAGGTGGCGTCACAATTACTGTTGATGAAAACAGTGATATTCATATCGGCGGACATCATAAAATGACTGTCGCTGGCGGAACTCATGTGGAAATTCAAGGGGATGCTGGCGTTGTCATTGGTGGTAAAACCGCAATGGCCGTTCTTGGCGATTTAGGTCTTTCCGTAAATGGAAATATGTATCTCGCTGCTAAGGGCTCTATAAATATGAATGCGATGGGCAACATGAACATTCAAGCTCAAGGGACCATGTATCATGGTTCTGGTTCTCAACATACAATTCAAGCAACAAATTTAGCGCTCAATCCATCAGATGGTGGAAGCGGATATACAGCATAAAGGAAAATATATGACAGAAAATACTTTATACACAAATAATGTAGCCGAAGGAACTGAAAAATCTCTAACAGATTGGAACAAAGCTGAATATAAACTTTCCGATTTAACAACCTATTCAGGTTCTCTTGTAATTGGTTCAGGAACAACAACGACAACTACATTGCCTTTTGAATACTATTCGACAAGTCCATATACAATAAATCCAACTTACATTTATGGACAACCAAATCCATATATAACGGAAACAAATGATACCAAAACACAAGATATAATGTGGAAAATCATCGAACAGATGTCACAAGAACTCACCGATCTCAGAAAAGAAAGAAATGCTCTTCAAGTTGAGTTGACTGAGGTTAAGAAGTCTGTTAAACGTGATGCTATGGCTGACGGTGGCCATGGAATAGAGGATAAATCAATGTATTGTCTCAGAAAAGAAAAGACTCCCGAAGAGACGGCGATTTGCAAGATCGCCGTTCGTGATCTGCAACTCACTGCCTACAAGAGAATGGAAGACGTTCCCATGACAACCATGGGTGGGTTCGAACTCGATGGCCTCTTCTACTCGGCTCATGAGATGTTCGTGAAGTCGGTCGGCAAGAACCTCGGCTTCAATTTCGGCCAGAAGGTTCCGACTCCACTTCGGGCCGAACCTGTTCCGATGATCGAACAGGAATACAAGGTGATCTACGACGAAGCTCCGACTCGTGGTCCTGTTCCCCAGATCACGAACAAGCCCAAGAACTATGCAATCCAGCGTCAAGACGGCATGTTCTTCGGCGGCTCGATGAATGGCATCACCAATTGGGTTGGTGATGAAGCTGATGCCATGAAGTTCACGGACGTTGAAGCAGCCAAGGACTACAAGCACAAGTCGGTCCTGACTGGTGAAGATCAGATGATCCACGCCATGATCAAGGAAACTCTTGGGTAATGCCAGGAGCACACAGACAAGGTGATGCAAGACAGTGCGCTGCTACCACAATCGTCGTGGGGCAGCGTTCTGTTACCGTGAACGGCCGACTTTGGGCCGTTGAAGGCGATGAAAATTCACATGGCGCTGGTGAATTGATTGCTTCAAAAGGTTCCGTCACAATTGCTGGAAAAAAAGTAATTGTTCACAATCCAGATCAAGCTCAGATCGATGGATTATTTCATTCTGGAAGTGCAGACGCAACTAAAGGGCATTCGGGGTCAGTTTCAGCCTATTGACTTTTTAAACGAATCGATTTAAATATAAGAAATCAACAACGGGAGCGGGTAATGAGCAAGCCAGAAATCAAGGTTGAAGTCGGAATGCACGGAACTTACTCGATTGGTTCAGATGCATATCCGGTAACTGTCATCGAGGTTTACCGGAACTTTCGAGAAATAGTTGTTCAATACGACAACTTTGTTGCCGACAAAGAGAAGAAGCATGATTACTTTGGACAGCAACATTGGAAGATCATCCGAAACGAGAAGGGCCGAACGGAAATCTTCACCTGGAAACGGAAATACAAGCGATTCGGACCTAAGAGTGAAAGTTCTGGAACTCTTCATCTGGGAACCTGGAACGCCAAACAAGACCCAAGTTTTTGAAAACGAAATGGGGGCCGGAAGGCCCCTTTTTCATTTCAGTAAATAGTTGGACGAACATAATGTCTAAGTTCGAGAAATTTTGATCTATCTATTTCGAAATTAGTAGATATACGAACAGTCGTTTCTAATGTCGTGCCAATGATAATATGATTGCATAAACACTTTATTATACAATAACGGGTCTATGTTAAATCTAAATTCTTTAGTATATCGTCGATAACGTCTATATTCTTCTTGCCAATAAATATGATAAATAATAATAATTACAATGTAACAATAGTCTGATTTTCTTTTAGCGTTTTTTATAATTACCTGTATATTTCCTTGTGTGGAAAGTTGTCTAATCGAAAATTCATCAAGCATCGGTGCTCTCCCGGTCAAATTACAGACGAACCAATTGCTCTTTATCCATGGGACGAAGGTTCGTTCGGATTCTATTGAACGCTGATCCGTAAACGATCATCTTGACCATATCAACACTCAACTCTTTCTTGGCGATGAACCGTCTTCCCTTGGATGATATGTCTTCCACGAACATGACAAAATAATGTTTGTTTTCAGCAGCTTCATAGATTTTGTGAACAACCACATTGCACTTCTTGGAAAGGGCAATGATTGTCCAGTAATCCATCAGATTTTTTTCGTACTTAAATGCACTTTTCTCTTGACTCATGGCGCAACTCCCTTTATTAATAATTGCAACGGACAATCCGTTGGTGAAAGATTTATAGCAAAAGAGGGAGACTTTGACAATGGCTTTCCTTCCTTCCCCCCAGCAGGCAACTTACTTTGACTGGATCAAGAACGGTTCTGGCAATGCCTTTCTTGAGGCTGTCGCTGGCGCTGGCAAGACCACTTCTCTTCTTGAGGGTGCTGCCTTCATGCAGGGCAAGGTTGCCTTCGTTGCCTACAATAAGAAGATTGCTGACGAACTGAAGGAAAAGACGGTTGCTCGTGGCATCAAGTGTTTCGCAGGCACGTTCCATTCGTTCGGCTTGAACGCTTGGAAGTTCCATTGCGGCCACAAGTATCCGCCTCGGGATTTCGTCGATGGCTACAAAGTTTCGAACATCTTTACGAACATTGTTCGTGAAAGTGATATCGTGCTTTGTGATGAAGCTGGCGAAGTTCTCTCTAAGGACCGGATTGTTGAGCTTTATCGCTCGTTTGTTTGCAAGCTGGTTTCACTGGCTAAGCAAGCCGCTCTTGGTCATTTCGGCATGATCGATGATCGCCAGAACTGGAATCAGATTGTTGATCATCACAACCTTGAAGCTGATCTGGATAAGGACTCGAAGGTCGAAGTTGGTATCGAATTCGCAATTCAGACACTTCATGTTTCGAACGATATGGGACGGCAAAAGATCGATTTCGATGATATGATCTATCTGCCGGTTCTGAAGCAAATTAAGATGCTTCCCCATGATTGGGTTCTGGTTGATGAAGCTCAAGATACGAACCCGGCTCGTCGTGCACTCGCTTCGAAGATGGTTGCTCCCAATGGTCGGATGGTTTGGGTTGGTGATCGGTATCAGGCAATCTATGGTTTCACTGGCGCCGATGCTGACTCTGTTGAACAGATCATGCAGGACTTCAAGTGCACGGCTCTGCCTCTGACTGTCACGTATCGTTGCCCCAAGGAAGTCGTTCGTTGTGCCCAGAACTATGTTTCTCATATCCAGGCACATGAGACGGCTCCGGTTGGTTCGGTTGGTGCGATGCCTCGGGATAAGTTTTCTGAAGTCTTCGATAAGCTGACCAAGGAAGATGCTATCCTTTGCCGCAAGACTGCACCGTTGGTCGAACTGGCTTACACTCTCATTCGGAAAGGTATCGCCTGCCACGTCGAAGGTCGGGACATCGGCAAGAACTTGATCGAAATGATTACCAAGTGGAAAGTTAAGTCGGTCGAGAAGTATCTTGAGAAGCTCGAAAAGTGGTCGTGTGCCCAGATCAAGAAGGCAATCGAGAAGAAGAAGAACTTGCTGGCCGAACAGATTACCGATAAGGTTGAAACGATCCGGGTGATCTGTGAAGGTTGCAAGATGATCGATGAAGTTGTCGCCAAGATCAACAACATCTTCGCTGATCAACATGACGACAATGCCAAGCAGGTTAAGACTTTGACGCTCTCGACGGTTCACAAATCGAAAGGTCGGGAGTGGAATTCGGTCTACATCCTCGGGTTCGGTGAGTACATGCCGTCCCCGATGGCCAAGCAAGAGTGGGAGAAAGAGCAAGAGAAGAATATCATCTATGTGGCCATCACTCGGGCGAAGCAGAAGTTGACGCTGGTGGGCTAATCGAGAAATAGGAGTTATCTACAGAAATCGGAAACTGTAGATAACTCCCTAACCTTCAGGAGAACTCCAATGATGGATTTCTTGAAAACGGTATTTTATGTTCTGGCGTCTTTTGGATTTGGTTTAGTTGCGTTCGACAAATTTCTAACTACCGATCATCTAATCAACTATCTCTTTGCGGGTGTTTGTGCCTTCGCAGCAATTGGTTTGATGATGCTGGCGTTTGACTATCCAGACAACGGAGACTTCCGATGAAATTTCATTTCGGAACTCCGGCCTTCAAACACAGAATCGAAATGAACGTTGAATTTGCAAACATCATAAAATCTGATGGAAGTCGTGAAAAGCTTTCAACTCCTGGACGAACAATAACTCATGATATTATTAAATTATATGGAATATCCACAGAAAACAAATTCATCGGAATTATGTTATTATCAAAAGTTACTAAAGGAATTTGTGTTGGTTTTGAAAAGTGGGTGTTCCCTATAACTGGAAAAAAGAACAATGAAAGACAATGGTCTAAAGAAAGTCGCTCGGTTCGAAGTGATCGATGAAACCGGAAGAAGATATGTCAACCGGAATGTTGAACATCTTGAATTCTCCTATCAAGACGACGAAAGAACGTTGAAAATCTTCGTCAAGAACAAGAAACAGGAACCGGAAAATATCAAATAACAAAGGAAAACAACAATGACTAACAAATGGCTAAATCGATTCGTTGATGCTTCGATGCCATATCAACAGTGGAAGCCGTTTCCAGATGATGCAATGGTTGAAGTCAAGAATATTTATGGCGATTCAAGAACAGGAGTCGTATCTTCATTCTGGTGGGGATATGAAGACAACAATCTAGAAGGTACGATTTATCATTGTAGGCTAACAGAATCATCAGAACAGCCAAAAAAGGAACCTGAAATTAAAAAACAACAAATTTCTGAGAAACCAAAAACATACAAAATTGAATTTATATTTACTCAAAACTTCTTTGCTCTTTGTTATTTGTCCTCTGAAATACAAAATGGAATTATTAAAGTTTTTCCGCATGTTCAGGGCATCTTCGAAACATACGAAGATGCTGCCAAGGTAAGAAAATCAATGACACTCCCAGAAAACTATTATATAGTTCCGTCATATAAGGCACGTGCAATCGAAGACAAATAGGGAGAAAACCAATGGCTCGCCATCGCCCAAAGTTCACCTTCCGGGAAGAGTTGTTCGATAACCATTGGGCATTCAATCGTGTATCGAACAATCATCGTGTCAAGGCATGGCGTCGATTGATGTTGATGGCTATCCCCTTTTCATTCGACGAAGAGATGGCCGAGAAGATTGTCACTGAAGCTTATGGCATTTCGGTATCCAACGAATATGAGCCGAACAGAGTTGTAGGTGAACAAGCCGCAATGCTGAGATTGCCAGAAACAAGAGAGATTGATTTGTGGCGATGGCCAATTGGCGTCATGTGGATAGAGTTTGAGACTGAAGTTTACCAGTTCGGAATGCTCTACTTCTATGCTCCACAAGCGCAATCTCCTATCACTGAACCTATGCATGGTCGAAACACCGATCTGTTGTCTCAACAGGGACAGTTCATCCATTTCTCTAAAAAGAAAGACAACAATAACATCCTAACAGTCATTGGTGGTTTTGCATTTGGTGATGAAGCTGTCAAAGACATGTCTGGATATCAAAGTCTTGATCCACATGCACAGATGCGTTCAGTGATGTTGGGAACTGAAGTTAATTCGATCACTGAGATTGATGCTGCATTCAATCGATTGACTGGACAAGCTCCAATGTCACGTAGGCAGCATTATCAGCAAATGGTTCTGGGTTCATGGGTTGTGCTACCTATTGCTCGGGTTCTCAATGAAGCCAAAACAACAGGAACCATATTCCGTAAAGGAAAAAACAATCCGTCAAATGAAATGTCTGGCAACGATTTCACACTTATTCCCGATGTTTTGGTCAGAGTGAAGTGTGGACTGCAAGACACAATCAGAATTCGTTATCAGAATGACTATGAAGGCGGTAGTGGTAGACGAGTTGGCCAACATCCGGTTCGTGGCTTCTATCGCAAGTTCAAGGCTGGAAGACTACTAGAACCATCGGCATGGATTTGGGTAAAGGATCATTATCGTGGTGATCCTAGCCTCGGAATTAAGAAGAGAACATACCAATACGAGAAAGGATGAACTATGCTCCGATTTATGTCTACTTGGTACTTTGCAATTGCTTTCTGGGAAGGAATGTATGCTTTCAAAGTATTTGATAAACCGTCAACCTTCATTGTTTGGCTTTATGTAATCTTAGGTTCGATTTGTTTGCTGCTGTCTCTCAGAAGAGACTAAACCAAATTCAATTTAATTCGTTTGACTAATATTTCTATATTTGATATATCCATGGTCAACAACCTGACGGGAGATTGACCATGGACAAGTTCGTTTCGCACCGCACCAACGAAGGCTACTATTCTGTTCATATGTATCATCCGGTGAACATTCTTCTGGTTCCGGTGAATGTCAGAAGCAAGCGTGGTTCAACGAAAGTCGTCTGGCGCATTGGTAAGAAAATGGCGTCTGGAAACATTGGCTTGCTTCCCGATGTTTCTTTTGCTCAAAAGCAAGAAGCATTGGAATTCGGTCAGACTTATCTGGAAGTCTTAATTCAAAGGTTGATGGAAGCACCGAAAGTCGAGGAAACCAAATCGATCAACTTCAAGCTTTCTCGAAAAGAAGCCTTGGAAGTTCTTGATCTTCAGGAAGGTGCTTCGAAGGAACAGATTGAGAAAGCCTTCAAGAGAATTCTCAAGGCTGTTCATCCAGATGTTGGTGGTTCATCGTTCTTGACCAAACAAGTTAATTTGGCAAGAGATACGCTTCTTGGATAGGAGACTATATGGAATTTGTTTTAGTTGGTGGTGGAACAGCTTTAATAATAGTTGTCGGAGTTCTAGTGATCATCGCTATATATCAAACCGGAAGACTTTAAACCGAATGGGGGAGCCTTGGTTAAGCTCCCCCAAAACATTTTTAGAATACGATATTCCATCTTCTTGAGTGTCCTTTATTAAATCCATTCTCATATCTGGCAAATTTTCCTGTTGGTTCTTCTTTAGTTAAATTTATTGAAAAGTAATAACTGTTATATTCAGGAAAAATTATTGTTCCCCAAATTTCACCATCTCTTACATAAACCTTTACATACTTGGTTGAAGTTTCTTTATCTAGTTGAACCAATTTTTTGGTTTCACGATAAATTAAATATTTCCGCCATTCGTTGACTAAATCTCGATAAACATAAGAAATATTTGCTGCCAATATTTTTTCGTCTGGTTCACTTCTGATTAATTTAAAGATATTTCCAGTCAACATCTCTTCAACGTCGGTAGTATTGTTCGTCAGTTCAGTTTTCTTTTTCTTCTTTCCCTTCAAATTTGGCGCTGGGTTGGGTTTCTCTTTCGGAACGGCTTCAGCTACCGAAGAGATAAAACGTGGCTCCACGGCCCCAGAAATCAATCCTAGAGCCATTGCTAGAACGATGATTTTCTTCATCCTTTGAACTCCATTTTCTTGATGGGAGTATGGCTGACAAGACCATTCACGCTTTGCGTTTTGACGAAGCCGTTGTTCTGTTCAATGAGCGTAGCAATCACGGCTGCTACATCGGAACCGACACAATATGTTCCTTGATGAATAAAATCATCCAAACGAACAGAACTGCCGTTTCGAATTCGAAACGCAACATCGGCTAGAAGGTCAGATATGGGTGTCTTTTTTTCCATCGGATATTTGTCATCAGTCATATTCTAACTCCCTGGTTGACTGTGATAAATACTCCATACATCCAACTGTGTCGAGAATAAGGAAGAGTATGGCCCTAGCAGATTTTCATACGATTGAACGCAAGAAAACAATCATCTACAGAGATTTTTCAAACTCATTTGAAAAGAATCCAATTACGGGTTCTCTCTCAATGAAGACTAATGAAGAAGCTGTTAAACAAGCTTTGAAGAATTTAGTTTTGACTGATGTTGGTGAACGTTTCTATGATCATCAAAAAGGATCAACAATCAAGCGATCTTTATTCGAACAATTTGATCCTGGTGAATGGGAAATGCTCAAGTTACAATTAGGAACCTTGATTAGAACATATGAACCTAGAATCGATGGATTATGGATTTATCTGAAAGAAGATATAGACCGAAATGCATATTACGTTCAATTTCAATTTACGATAATTAATATAATAGGTCCACCAGTAAATCTAGATGTCTATTTTCAGAGGGTAAGATAAATGCTTAGTTTCAAACATTTTGTTCAAAAAAGTGGAAATGATCATAGAGAAATTGAAATATATCCTGAAGAAGCTTCTAGACAATTAAATATTTTTCATGATCAAATTCATCGTAAACAAAGCCCGATTGATTCTGATGGTGATGAACATCCACAAGATACAGCATCCCGTGATGCATTTCATAAGAAACATGGAATAGTCAGAATTCCTATTGATGATATCGAGAAACGTTCCAAAGAAGTTGCTCGGCATCTAGATTTATATCATCAACACTTTCCTGATATTGCCAAGCATTGGAATATGTCTCCAATGAATAGTCTCAATACACATGTTGAATTAGCAGTAAGTGACATAAAACATAAAAGAAATCCATTCCATAGTTCTTTGGCTGGTGTAGCCAGAACTGGAAGAAAAATATATGATACTTTAAGAGGCAAAAACCATGATGATGAAGAAAACAAAAGATTTACTAATGCTATAAAAGAATGGTCAGTAAAATATGCAAATTTTGCTGATGATATAAAACAGCATACTGTAAATAAAAATCATGCTCTAATTTCAGCTTGGCACGAAGATAATCCAGACCATCATCATTTAACTGGTCCACAAGCCTATGGAAACTTTAAATATGATTATCAAAAGAGTGCTCCACATATGAGGGTTCCATCAGAACAAGAATTTACTGATCATTGGAATAAAATAAACAAAGGTAGGTAATGGCTAATACATCAATCGATTTAACATCATTAGATTTCGATGATCTAAAACAGTCTTTCAAGAATTATCTAAAGACACAAGAAGTCTTTAGAGATTATGACTATGAAGCATCAGATATCAATATCCTCCTGGACATTCATGCCTACAATTCTCATAAACTAGCTTTCTTGACAAACATGCTTTTGGCAGAATCGTTTCTGGATTCTGCTGTTTTAAGAAATTCAGTATTATCACACGCCAAGGAACTCAACTATCTTCCCAGATCAGTTCGTTCGGCTAGTGCAAAGATCAGAGTTTCATTTACAGCAACAACCGAACATGCTCCATATGTTATTCCTAAAGGGAAACCATTCTCTACAATTGTCAAGAACCAATCATTCGTTTTCACTAATCCAGAATCAATTATCGTTTCTTCAACGAATAGTTCATTTTCATTTACCACTACAGTCTATGAAGGACAATTCGTTCAAGATTCGTATACCTATCAACGTGGAGTTCTAAACCAAAGATTCAAGATAACAAATAAGAATGTTGATACTCGTTCCTTGGCCGTTGTCGTCTTTGAAGATAATAAAACCGTTGGTGATCTTTACCGATATTCAAGCACACTTCTCGATGTTTCTGCTACATCCAAAGTTTTCTTTCTTCAGCCAAATGAAGAAGGTTCATATGAAGTCATCTTCGGTGACGGTAACATCGGAAGAGAACCAAAAGACAATGCAATCATCACTCTAGAATATAGAGTATCTTCTGGTGATATTGCTAATGGTGCCAAGACATTTACATGTGATTTCGATCCAACTGCCTATGACGAACTTACATCTTCGATAACAGTCGATCTTCTTGAGTCTGCTTCTGGTGGTGGTTCTGAAGAAACACTTGAATCTATCAAGTATTATGCACCACGACATTTCCAGGTTCAAGAGAGAGCGGTAACTGCACAAGACTATGAGATTGCATTGAAGACTGAATTTCCAGAAATCAATGCAGTTCATGCTTATGGTGGTGAAGAATTAACTCCACCACAATTTGGAAGAGTTTTAATTTCTGTTGATGTATCTGATGTTTCTGGATTACCTGATTCCAAGAGAAAGAAATATTACGATTTTATCAAGAGGCGTTCACCATTCACAATCGAACCTATTTTCATTGAACCAGAGTTCTCGTATCTATCAGTCATTTCAAAGGTCAGATTTAACGTCAACGTAACAGCACTTTCATCTGAAAATATCAAAACACTGGTCATCAATGCTGTCTCGGATTATCGAGATGAAAACTTGAATGACTTTAATACAATTCTTCGTGGTTCGAAATTAGCTGCTGCAATCGATGGTGCAGATGAATCTATCGTTTCATCACTGACGGATATCTGGCTCTACAAGAAGCTTTCACCAACATTAGGAACTCGTGAGAATCACGAATTGAAGTTCAATGTTGCCTTGAAAGATGATGTTCCCGAGAAAGAGAAAATCCATGATATCAATGATGTTGTGACGCTTCGTTCTTCAGTATTCCAATTTGCTGGTGAACAATGCATTTTCGAAGACGATGGTTCTGGATTAATCAGAATCATGAAAATCAAAGGTTCTAATTATGAAATGATCGATACAGTTGGTTCACTTGATTATGAAACTGGATTAGTCAAAATCAATAATCTGATTATTGATTCTTTCTATGGCGATTACATCAAGATTTATGTCAAGCCCAAGGATGCTGATATCGTTGTATCACAAAATACAATCTTGACAATTGAAACCGATGAAATCGATATTGAAGTTGAGGAACTTAGATTATAATGGATATTCTTTTCAAGAAAATCAGTTCATTAGTTTCTTCACAGTTTCCCAGTTTTTATGCTTCTGAAGGACCATTGTTCATTGAGTTCGTTCGTGTATATTACGAATGGTTAGAAAACGTAACTAAATCTCGACAGACGAAATGGATCAATGAAAACCTTTCTTACGTGACGATTCAATCTGGTAATACAACTATTCTGGGAACAAATACCGTTTTCACGAACAACTTCACGAATGGATGTTCTATTGCCATTTCAAGAGATAACACCGATAAGAAGTATGAAGTCTTTACAGTAAATTCTGTTTCTAACAACACGATCTTGACGATCACTGCTAGTCCAGATTGGTCAATTGAGAGAACGAAATATACCAAGGTGGCTAATACAGGAAATCCAGTTTATTTCCTGAGAAACTATTTCGAAGTCAAGGATGTTGACGAAACTCTTGATAACTTCCTAGTCTATTTTAAAGAAAAGTATCTGAAATCACTTCAGTTCGTAAATACCACAGAAACTAAAACTCTCATTAAACATTCACTCGATCTCTATAGATCGAAAGGAACTGAGCGCTCTATTGAACTTCTCTTTAGATTGGCGTTCGGTATTACTCCCAAGGTTTATTATCCATCAACTGATCTATTCAGATTATCTGATGGTTCATGGAAAATCCCCAAATATCTTGAAGTCTCGATCAATCCTTCAACCCACTTATTCGTGGATAAACAGATCGTTGGTTTGAAATCGGGAGCAACTGCCTTTGCTGAATCTGTCATTCGAAGAACAGTAGAAGGCAAATTCGAAGATGTCATTTACATTTCTCAAATTCATGGAACATTCCAGAACGGAGAACCAATCAATACATCTGATAATTTACTTGACATTCAAGATTGTCCAAAGATTACAGGTTCATTAAATTCAGTTGTTATTTCTGAATCAGGAATTGGTTCTGGTTTTGAAGTTGGAAATGTATTGAACATATCGTCTCTAAGAGGACGCCAAGGAAGAGCTAGAGTTAAAACTACATCAAACACATCTGGTCAAGTAACTTTTAATCTTGATAGTGGTGGATATGGATATACTTCGAATGTTGATATTATCATTTCCGAAAAAGTATTAAGAATTTCTAATATTGTTTACACGAATACATCATTGACAGAAATGTTCGATTTGTATGATAACATCTATCAACCAATGGCATATATTAATTATGTTAACTCAAATGGAACGTTTACAGCTACTTCTAACATCTACACATATCATGCTAATAACCTTCAAAAAGGCTTTGGAACGATTCTTTCAAATGAAATGTCCAATTCAATTGCAGGAACTTTGAAGGTTGCTGTTCGTTCTGGAAATCTAGAAGGAACCGTTGTTTTTTCTGAATCTAATGGAATATATGCAAACGTTGCTGGTTCGAACGCATATACAGATTTAACCGCAACAGGTAATGTTGTTGGAATGGTTGATATTTGGACATTAACTGTAAACTCTGCAACCGATTCATTTACTCGTGGAGATTATCTTTATCAAGTAAATGGTTCAAATACTGTAACTGCTTTCGGAACAGTTTCTTCAAATTTATCTACAATTTCAGGATTCTTAACAGTATCAAATGTTCATGGTGCATTTAATACAAATTATCCAATCATTGATGCAAACTCATTGGCACAAGCAAATGTCATTACATCCGAAATAAGAGTTGGTGTTATTGTCGAAGGAAATAATAATTTTTCTTCTGAAGAAAGTAATTACATTTATTCACCAAATGTAGAAATAACTGGAACTATAACAGACATTTCTACTGGTTCTGGTGCTTCGTTTTCATTGTCAAATTCACTTCTGTATTCAGAGTTTATAGATTTCAATACAGATTTTATTGAACCATACGCAAATATTGCTCTCAATGCGTCTACATATGGATTTCCAGGAAACACTGCTGCCAACATAAGCTATGGTGTTCTAGAAGATATTTTAACATACGCAAATACTGAAGTTGGAAAATTATCTCATATAACATCTATGAATATGGGAACTCTTTACAATTATCCACCAGTTATTAAGATTATTGATCCATTCGTGTTTACCTTCAAAAAAATTGGAAAATATTCATTAACGGTTTCAAATGTTTCTACTTCATTCGTTGAAGGAGAAATCATTACTCAATCTGCAACGAATGCTCGTGGGTTAGTCATTTCTGCCAATGATACTGTATTAGAGGTTGAACGACTTAGATATAGCCCTGAAAATCATTTCGTTTCTACAGTCAATGCAACAACAATAATCGAAAGTTCTTTATCAGGAGCAACAGCCAACATTGATCTAGTTGTTTTAGAAGATTTATCTCTTCATCTTGGAGAAAATGCTTTGATTGATACAGAAATTAATATTTCAAATGGAGCAATCACGGAACTCGAAATTTTAGATTCTGGTTTCGGATATCTTCCTGGTGAAGAATTGACATTGACATATGATGATCAGTCTTTAACTGGATATGCAAATGTTTCAACTCATGGAATCGCATCTGGTTTCTATCTCCGTAATGGCGGTTTCCTTTCACATAATAAGAAACTCTTTGATGGATATTATTGGCAGAATTATTCCTATGAAATTCGTTCTTCAAGGACATTAGACAAGTACATAAATATGCTAAAATCAGTTGTTCACGTCGCTGGAACTATTCCGTTTGGAGCTTTCTATCATGATACTGACGCTGAACTTTCATCCAATGCAACAATGGAAATTAGTGTAAGTTAATGACAACAAAAATAACAACACGTAAACATAAACTTCATTTAGCGAGACAAATGCTAGAATCGATTTCAGAACAATCGAATTCAGCATATTATGTTTTTCTGGGTGATCACATTCCCAAGACAAATTCTGCAATCACAGAAATTGCAGAATCAATTGTCGAAACTCAATTTGATCCGTACCAGAATATGGAAGTCGGTAAACGAGTTTCATCAAATGATGCTATATTAACTATCCGTAATATTCCATATGTTTCTGGAACAGTTTATGATATGTATGATGATGAAGATGATGAATTGGTCGATTCAGATTATTATGTGATTGTCAATGCTTCTTCTTACTATCATGTCTATAAATGCTTAGATAATAACCTTGGTGCAAATAGCACAATTGAACCTGATTTTTCTCATATTTCTGGTGCCAACACTTACGTCTATCAAACATCAGATGGATATCGTTGGAAATACATGTATTCAGTGTCTTCAACGATCAAGGATAAGTTCTCGACTGATGATTACTTTCCTCTTCAAGCAAACGCAACAGTTTCTTCACAAGCCGTCAATGGCTCAATCGATATTATTAAAATTGATGGTGAAGGTTCAGGTTATCACAATTATTTAAGTGGAACTTTTACTGCTTCTCAAATCAGATATGATGGCGATCCAAATTTATACAGAATTACTAATACCAATATTCAAGTAACAAATGGGTTCTATACAGGCTGTCTTCTTTACATTTCTTCTGGAACTGGTGCTGGTGAATATTCCAGAATCAGTGACTATTATGTAAATTCTATTGGAAATTTTATTGAACTTTCAAATGAATTGACGGTAACTCCTGTAAACGGTTCACAATGGCAAATTAATCCAGAAGTTATCGTGACTGGTCACGGAAGAGATTTGGTAAATGCTGTTGCTCGTGCACTTGTCAATGCTTCTTCACAGAATTCCATTTATCGTGTTGAGATGATGAATCGTGGTTCTGGATATGTATTTGCTTCGGCCAACGTTATTGCAAACTCAGTCGTTTCTGTTCAATCTGCTGCTATTGTTCGTCCAATCTATTCTCCATATCATGGACATGGATATGATGCCGCTTCAGAGCTTCATGCAGATGGTTTGATGTTCTCAGTTAAATTTTCAAACACTGAAACAAATACAATTCCGGCTGTAAATAAGTTCCAACAAGTTGGTGTAATTAAAGACCCAATCTTTGGTAATACCACACTAGTCATTTCTTCTTCAAATGGCCTATTTTTGGCAGACGAGACGATTTACAAAATAAATCCAGTTAGAATCGCAACAAACGCAACAATCAACACGACAAGTTCGTTGGTTACGGTTTCTGGTGGAGATTTCGAAAATCAGTTAGCGGCCAACGATTTCGTCTATATTAAGGCGTCAAATGGAACCTCACATATGTTGGCTCGTGTCAATGATGTTGTGAATTCAACAGTAATAAACGTTACATCTAATGGTTTCTTTGCGTGCACATCTGCTTTGGTTTATCAAGCAAATGTTTCGTCTAATGCTATTTTCGTTTCTCAATCAAATTCGACAATCATCAACATATCTTCTGTTCAAGGTGTTTTTCAAAGTAATGATGTGTTCGTTGGAAATTCTTCTGGTGGTCAAGCTGTTGTCAGTTCTGTTATCCGTTCGGCCGTGACCAAGGATTTCAACACGTTTATTCAGATGGTTAAATTAGTTGGAACATATTCTTCTGGAACTTTCACGACTGATGAAGTTGTTTATCAGGGTGCATCTTACGCAACAGCTACGGCAATTGGTCGCATACATTCTGCAACACTCGATGGTGGAACTTTGACAGTCTATATCACAAATCCACAAGGAGAATTCACTACAGGAAATATTGTTGGCGTAACATCTCTTGCAATTGCTTCTATAAGTAGTTCCTATAAGCCAGAGATATTTGAAGGTTCGGGGGAAATATTGTTTGTGGAAAATTTGTTACCAGTTACACGACAAAACAATCAATCCGAAACAGTTAGAATCAATTTCACTTTTTGAAGGTTAATGGATGCCAATAGAAACGAATCTAAATCAATCACCTTATTATGATACTTTCGACGAAAATAAACAATTTGTCAAAACTCTTTTTCAACCCGGAGTTTCAGTTCAAGTTCGTGAACTAAATGAACTTCAATCAATGCTTCAAAAACAAATCGAAAGATTTGGTGATAATATATTTAAGCGTGGAACTATTGTTGATGGTTGCAATTTCGTTTTCTACAATCCACTTCCATATATCAAAATAGTTGACCTTGAAGTAGACGGAACAACTGCGGTTCCTTCTTCATATGTTTCTCATTTCTTATATTCTTCAACAACAGGTCTAAAAGCATATGTTACAGATTATTATGATGGTTTCGAAGCAAATGATCCCGATCTAAAAACTCTGTATCTCAAGTATATCAATTCTGGAACTAACTCAAATACATTTGCTTTTACTTCTGGTGAAGTTTTAAAGGTTAGTGATATCAATTCCAAAGTTCATAAGTTTGATGTAATAAATGGTGGTTCTGCATTCTCAAATGCAGATTCAGTTATTGTAACTTCTGCCGTCATTGTCAATGCATCTGCTTCGTTCTCTAACGGTGAATATATCTACAATGGAACTGGCGCTAATCTTCAAATCGTTGCTATTGACGCAAATACACTCTTGACTTCAAACCAAGTCATTCTTTCACTTCAACCAAGAACTGCTGATTTGGCCAACGCTACAATTACCTCATCAGCATGGACGTTGGCTAATGGAGATTCTATTTCGAATGCTTCAAATACGGTAACTGGTGTTATTGAAGGAATTATCGGTTCTGGTCTTCAAGGACAAGTTACTACGGATTCTGTTGGTAAGATTCTAACAATCTCAGTCACATCTTCAGGAACTAATTACACAACCGCTCCAAATGTTAGAATTAAATCGGCTAATAATTCTTCTGGAATTGGAACTTTAAATGTTCTGGCTAGAAACTATTTGGCTAACGTAACTGTTTCAACTGTTTCTGGTGCTGTAGGAAATGGATATGCATTCGGAATTACAGAAGGTGTTTGCTATCACAAAGGATATTTCCTCAAAGTCAATGCACAGAAAGTTATAATTGAGAAATATTCGACAACGCCAGATGATGTTGTTGTTGGTTTCAATTCTTCGGAAGAAATTATTACATCGTTTGAAGACACTTCATTACTTGATCCTGCTGGTCCTCCTTTATCAGAGAACTATCAAGCTCCTGGTGCAAATCGTTTGAAGGTAGTTCCTACACTTCAGGTTTTGACTACAGATGATGCTGCTGCCAATTCAGATTTCTTTGTTCTATGTGAATGGTCAGATGGAAGACCCTTTAGGCAAAACAAGACAACACAATACAATAAGATAAATGATGAAATGGCCAGAAGAACTAAAGATACTTCTGGTAACTTCGTTATTGACAAATTCCTCATTACCACAACAACAACTTCCAATACTCTTGATGCTTCGAACTATAAATTGAAAGTTGATCCCGGTACGGCTTATATTGATGGATATCGTGTCAGAACGGAAGATACATTTACGCTAGATGTAGCCAAATCGGTTGCTACTAAGACAACTCCACAAATCGTTTCTATGAATTATGGGAACTATGTGTATGTCAATGAAGTTGGTGGTGTTTTCCAATACTCAACTGGTGATACCGTCAAACTCTATAGTTCATTCAAGACATTCTTATCTAACGCTGCTGCATTTTCGGCTAGTGATATTTCTCCTGTTGGAACACAAATCGGAACAGCCAGAATTCGTTCTCTTGTGGCTATCAATAACATTGCACCAGAAAATCTAATTGGGTCTTCTGAAGCTCAATATAAAATGTATCTGTTCGATATTCGAATGAATGCAGGAAAGAACTTTGCTGATACGAAATCGATTTATTATGATGGAACTTACAAAGGAATTGCAGACGTAATTCAAGTTTATTCACCAACGAACAATACAGATATTACTCAACTTGGTGATATCGAACGAAATTCTCTATTATTCTATTCTGGTGTTAAATCATTAAAGAATGCCAATGGAATTACATATCCATATAGAACAATTTATCAGACTACAGCATTTTCAAACACTGGTGTTTTGACTAAAGATATTTCGGCAACTCCATCCGAATTCTTCCCATTCTCAGGAACAATGTCGAATTCACAGTTGTCAACTCTCTATATTGCCCCAATTGCTAATAACCTGATTGCGTCTAACAATCTAACAGGAAACGTTTCTATCAACACAACCTCAACAACAGTTGTTGGAAACGGAACAGATTTCACTTCTGAATTGACTGCTGGTGATTATGTTTATCTATTAGCTAATTCGACAGGTGGTGGAGATATCAGACGAGTTGTTTCGGTTACGAACTCAACACAAATTACGATTTCTTCAAATGGTTCTTACGCAAACGCAACAGCTAAAGTTAGACGAGCTTTTCCAAAATATGTTCCAATTCCATTCGGTTCAAGAGCCGGATTAACTGGAAACGTTGATGCCAATGGAAATATCTTGACATTAACAATGACATATTCATCAAATGGTGGAGCACTTAGAATTGATTCTTCAACATCAGTTAATACAGCATTGGGTGTTGATGTAAATAGAGTTGGTGTTTCTCAAGAAACCAAATCTCCTAATCGTAAGAAATTTGTCAAGATCAGAACCGCTAATAACACTGGTGGAACAACTGGTCCGTGGTGTCTTGGTGTTCCAGATGTATTCAGACTTCGTGGTGTTTATATCGCACAATCATCTGGTGTTGCGAATACCGATACAAATTATATTTCACAATTCTATGTGGATCATAATCAAAATCCAAATTACTTGGGCCTTTCTTATCTCTATACGATTCCCAAGACAACATTAAATTTGACTTCTTCCGATTATCTACTTGTTGAATTTGATTACTTTACAACTTCGGGTGTTGGGTTCCACGATACAGTTTCATATGTGTCTGCAAACTCAACACAGAGACAATTAAATGATTCAATTGCTTTGTCTTCATTAACATCTGAAGTTTCATCATTTGAAATTCCAGAAATAACAAACTATGATGGAAAAACAATTGATTTAATCAACCATTTCGATTTCCGACCTTCAGTTTCAAATACGGCTGCTCCTGCTGCTACTCATGGTTCAGCACCAATTAATCCAACTGAAACTCTTTCCTTTGGAAATACAGCCGATCCGGCAAATGATCTGAAGTTCCCTTCACCAGACAAGAATTTTACGGCGACTGTTGAACAATACTTGTCAAGAGTTGATTCTGTTGTTCTTGATCGTCATGGAAAGTTTTCTGTAATGTCATCGGCTCCCGGAACTGATATTGATAATATTAGTCCCGTTGAATTTGCCGATTCTTCTCTAATGAAGTTGATTGATCTTTATGTTCCAGCATATCCATCACTTCCAATTGCCAGAACAGAAGAATTGTCTATGATTATTAATACACGAGTGATGAACATTAGATATCTACACACAAGATTAATGGATAGAACTATTCAGTATGTAACAGATAAAACTGTTGGTTCGATGTTTGTTCAACCAAAAGGATATAATCAAGTCGATATCGGAAGACTTGAGAAAAGAATTTCTGATTTGGAATATTACGTTTCATTATCATTACTTGAAACAGAATTGAAAGATAGAATTATTCCATCTTCTAATGATAGAACCATGAATCGTTTCAAGTTTGGTTTCTTTGTTGATGATTTCTCTTCATACAAATTCACAGATACAGAAAATCCAACCTACGCTGCTATGATCGATGAAGATGATGCACTTCCATCTAAAATGGGTTGGGTTGCTCGTTTCAATCGTTCTGACATTCCTCGTTGTGCCTATGTAGATGAACTCTTGATTTCACAAGAGAACGCTACAGTTCCTATTGATGCTCCTGAACCAGAATGTTTGCCTGATACTCAAATTGCCAACACATATGCTTATAGAACTCAATTCTATAATCTAGAAGTCGGCAACACTGTTTCTGGATTTACAGATTCTAAGATTTATGACTTTGCGGCTGGCTCGGCTGAACTCGCCAATGGTGTTATTTCATATACAAATTCTGCGGCAACATTATATTTCTATAATTACGATACATATTCCAAGATTGAAGTCTATCAAGGAAATACGTTAATTGTTTCAACAGCAAATGCGGTTGTGTTAACTTCTTCAGAAAAAACAATGGTTGTTTCTCCAACTGTTGGTAAATGGTTTGATGACCAATTCTCGGTCTATGGAATCGACACAACCATTTCTGGTTCTTATGCCAAGAATCTTGGAAAATTAACATGGACACATAATCCTAGACTTGGCCGTAAATACACGATCAAGGTCACTAAGGGTTCTGGTGCTTATCGGTGGAGATATTTACTTGAATATCCAATTGATCGTTTGACCCTCGGGTGCCCGCCACCAGCGCCAGGAACGCCAGGAGTTCCAGGAGTTCCTGGAGTTCCAGGAGTTCCCGGTATTCCAGGAGTTCCCGGTGTACCCGGTGTTCCAGGAACATTTACGTCTTCATTTACATTTAGCTATGGAGATGGTGGTGGTGGCGACGGAGGCGCTGGTTCGGGTGGTGGTGCCGGTGGCGCTGGCGATGGTTGTGGTGATGCTGGTGGATGTCCATAAAGAAAGGTAATATTAATGTCGTTTAATTCTTTTTCAAATACATCTATCTCCACAACAATTGAAGATACACATAGAAGTGGTGTTCATTGTTACAAAATGACTTTCACTGGATTAAGACCTTCAACAAAACACAAAGTTTATCTTGATGGGGTTGATTATACTTGGGCATGTCGAGGTTGGGGGCAAAATCTTGGTGAAGATATTATCACTGATATAAACGGAGTAGCCAAAGTTCATGTTTATTATGAAATTCCGTTTTCTAGACCAGCCGTCTATGAAACAAAAACTCCCGAATCTATTGCCTATTATTCAAACAGAATAAATAATAAAAATAAAAGAATGGAAGATGTAGTTCAGGTTCAATATAAAGTATTTGAAATTAGATCGGCAGATAGTCAGTCATACGCAACAGCACAAATGCACTTTCATATCTGTATTATTAAAGGTGACGTAAATCGCATAGAACAACATGATTAACAAGGAATATAAATGACAGTTAGAGCCGAAGTATTTAACGGGGCACAAACATTTTTCATTGATCCGACAAAGGTGGCTGGTGCTCAACAAGTCATGATTTCGGCGATCAATCTTTATTTTAAACATAAACCAGCAATCAATGCCAACTTTTCTGGTGCATCAACTCCTGGTGTAACTCTCTTCATCGCAGAAACAGTTTATGGTGTTCCAAGAATTTCACGTCAAAGTGGAATATTTAATGGTGAAGGAATTGCTCGTGTTGGGTATTTCGATATTCAAACATCATCTGATGCATCTATTCCAACTACATTTCGTTTCAACATGCCAGTTCTTGTTGATACCGATAAAGAATATGCCTTTATTTGGAGATTTGATCAGTTAGATCAATTCGTCTTATGGACTTCCAAGCAAGGTGATATTCTTGTGGGAACAACCAACCAAGTTTCATCTGGTCCTTCTGGTAAATATACAGGAAACTATTTTGATTTTTTCAATATGTTCATTGCTGATGATACAACCGACTTGGATCAGTATCTCAAGAATTGGCGTCCTGTTTCTGATGTTGATTTAAAATTCGACGTTTACTTGGCTCGATTTGCACATTCTGGATATCCAGTTGGCGCTAATTCTTCAATTGATGTTTCTTTGATTCATGAAAACGAATTAGCCAATACGACTTATACGTCTAATATAACAAATTTTGATATTAAGTTTGGTTCCTATGAATACGTTTCATACAATCAAGCAAACTCGGTTAAATATGCGTTCGTTGGTGGACAAAGAATTTTCCAGAATACTTTCTCCTATCCAGGTGGATATATTGCCACTAAAACTTCTCATGCAGTCAATTGTAATTCAGGAAACGTCATTGTAACAGCCAACACGACTCTTCCAAATTCTTCAGCGTTCGTTTGGTCAGATATATTTACAGCAAACTCGAATCAAAAAGTTGTCGTCTTCAAATCTGGTAATAACTACAATATTAGAAACGTTGTGGCTATTCTTTCAAATACTCAAATCAGAGTAGACGAACCTCTTACCTTTACGAACTCTGCTGCACAATTCATGATAACACCAACTGGAACTGTCAGTGGTTTCGACAAGAACTCTCCATTTGGTATTTCTGAATCGTTTGTTCAAATCGCCAACTCAACAGCTAATTCGACTGTTCGATTTGTCAATTCGACAATCGAAAGTATTTCAATCACTGCTGGTGGTTCTGGTTATTCAAATGGTGATATTCTCTATATCAATGGTTGGGAAGAAGTAACTAATAAAGTTCGTGGTGGATATGCTGCCAAGGCTAATTTAGTCACCAACTCGACTGGTGGAATAACAGATATCTACTTCTCGAATCTGGGTTGTGGATTCTCGAATACCGCTGCCATGAGCGCAACAATAGCCAATTCCACTTCAGCCAATACGACTTCAAACACATCTGCCGGTTCTGGCGCAACGTTCTCTTATACAGTTGGGGCAACGCTCTTAACAGAATTAACACCAAATATTTTCCGTGAATGTAAAGTAAGAAACTTAGATGTTTCGGAATTCATTCCATATCTCGAATTGAAGAATCCTCCTGGTTCTGATTATACATTCCAGATCGATATGCCTTATTACAAAACAACGGATGCAGCAGTCATCGGTAATAATGCCTATTATGTTTCTGCAAACTCAGAAGCCAATAGAATCACACTTTCAATGTACGCAACAAACTATACCGAATCAGTTCAATACGTTCCTGTTCTTCCTTCAAAATCAAATGAATATGTTATTCGATATTCAGATGGTTCAGTCAATGACAAGATCACTAATGCTGATTCATATTCATCAGTTGCATTTAGATTAGTTGGAAATGTTTCTTCAAATTCTGATTATACTTGTGCAATGATCAAGGGACTTCCTTCAGTTCACTTCTCGAAATATATTGTCAATAATGATTATACGAACGAACATACTGATTCTGGTAATGCGATGGCCAAGCACATTACCAAGATTTTCAATTTTGATCGTCCTGCTGAAGATATTAGAGTTTTCTTGACTGCCTATAATCCATCAAATTGTGATATCAAGGTTTATGCTCGAATCTATAAGAATGAAGACCCAGATGCATTTGACGATAAGGATTGGACATTACTTGAACTCAAAGGAATTCCACCAAGATCATCTATGGCTGATACTTCGGATTATGTTGAACAGACTTATGGGTTCTATCAATATCCACAAGACAGAACTGTATTAACTGGAATCGTTTCAACATCATTATCTTCAGCTACGGTAACTGGTTCGAATACTTTATTTGAATCTGAATTATCAGTTGGTTCTTTGGTTCTCTTAAGACAAGAACTATTTCCCAATAACCATATCGTGGCTGTTGTGAATTCAATTACATCAAACACTTCGTTAACATTGACAGAAGCAATTACAAATACATCATTAGTCGCTGAAGGGTTGAAAATTGATAAATTTACTTACCCAAATCAAGCTTTCAATAATATTCAAAAAGACAATGTTGTTCGTTATCACAATACTTCAAACACTAAATTTGATGGATATGATAAGGCAATGATCAAAGTGGTTTTCCTATCGGATACTCCACACAGAACAAGTCGCATCGATTCAATTCAGGTGGTCGGACTTTCAGCGTAATTACTAAAATATAAGGAATTGACCAATGCAAGAAAAAACAAATGTTCCTGGATTTACTAAAGATAAAAAGACAGGAACGGTCATAAATACCAATCAAGGTGAATATGAGCAAATTCTAGCGGCACGTGAGAAACAACATGAGCAAAATAGAATCAAAAGAATGTTGGACGAATTGAACAGTAAGGTTTGTGATTTGGAACAATTGATCAAAACACATTTGAAAGTTTAAAAGTTAAATGACCAAACAACTTACGGCAATTACACCAGCATCCGATACATTCCAAGTCTGGATTGATCGTTTCAACGAAATGATCACTGCTGCCAATACCGAATTCATGACGGCAAACACGAATGCTAATGGTTCCGTGACTGTTGGTAATGCTTACTTGTCTGGTATTCTATTTTCCACAACTTTAACAACTTCGAATCTTCGTGGTGGTAACGTTCAATCTGCTGCAAACTTGGCTGTAGTTTCAAACCTTCATATCAATTCGTCTTCCAATTATCTCTATATCGGTAACTCGACTGTCAACGTTATGGCTAATTCTTCTACCATCTACATTCAAGGTAGAAGCGTTCAAACTCTCCAAGAACAAATCAACGTTCAAACTTCTGGAACATCGGCTCAACTAGTCGATTCGTTCCTCAAATCATCTTTCCGTGGCGCTGAATATATCATTGCTGTTTCGGACAATGGAGCTAACAATTTTCAATTCACTAAAGCTCTTGTCTATCACGATTCGGGTTTGGATGCCTACATTCAAGTCTATGCTGATTCTCATTCAAACTCTTACATGGCCACATATACAGCCAATGCCAACACAACGCACGCACGGCTCTACATCACTCCTGTTCAATCTAACACACAAGTCAAGGCATCTAAAACGGTGGTTGCTCTCTAATGTCTCAGAAACTTAATATAGAAATAGAACAAGGCGCAACATTCACCAAGACAATTACAATTCTTGATTCTGATGGTTCAGAATTTGAGGTTTCAGGCTGGACTGGAACTGGTCAAGTTCGGAAACACTGGACTTCAAATACTGCTTATGATTTCGACATTACCTTATCGGACGGTGAACTCTATTTTACGATGAACGCAACTACAACCGCCAATATTTCTCATGGACTTTATGTTTATGATATACAGATTACAAATAACGTTGATGGAACTGTCAAGAGAGTTTTATCAGGAATGGTAACTGTTTCTCCCGAAGTTACTCGATAAATAAATATCCGATAGGAGAAATCGGATGCGAGTAACACTTTCAAATACCCCTATCAAAACGGTTGTGATTGGAGAAAGTTCCAATCGACCATCTTATCGTATTACCTATTCATCAGAAAATGGATATCTATTAAATAGGAATGGAGATTTCATTTTAGATAGGAATGGAAATTATATTGTTACTCGAAACGCTCGGGTTATAACTGACCTAAGTAGAAAAACCGTTGTGATTACTTAATTTGCCATGAACTATTAAATCTAGGAGACTTCTTAATAAATGGCAAATACTTACGTCTATAATATTCAAGACACTTGGTCAAATAGTTCAGTTGAATATGATGGCATCAAACTCGATGTTACCGATACGTCTTCTGATGCCAATTCTTCTCTTATTAAAGTCGTAAGAAACTCAACAACAATGTTCAAGATCAGCAAGGACGGTTTAATGTCCTTGACTGGTTCTGCTTCTTTATCAGGAAGTCTTGGTGTTTCTAGTCATATTTCTTCTAACGGTAATATTTCATTTGGTGGAACCACAACTCCTGGATTAGTTCTCAAGAATCTAACAACAGCACAAATGAATGCTTTGGCTTCACCTTCTGCTGGTTCTTTGATATTCAATTCCACGACAGGTTCAGCAACAGTTTATAATGGAAGTTCTTGGCTACCAGTTGGTTCGGCTGGTGGTTCCAACAATTCTGTTCAATACAATGCTTCTGGTGTTATCGGAGGAATGGGTGGAAGTTCTTGGGACGAAACCAATCGTTCTCTGACGTTGACCGGAGCAACCGTCACCACTTCTAATCCAATCCTGAATCTATCACAAACATGGAATGCTTCTGGTGTAACTTTCACTGGATTGAAATTCAATGTAACTGATACCGCTTCTGCTTCTGGTTCATTATTGATGGATTTGCAAGTTGGTGGTGTTTCAAAAATGTCAGTCAAGAAATCAGGTCGAGTGATTTCTGATTTCTTTGGTTCTGCTGAAGGAAACAGTGATGCACAAGGAATGTTTTCTAGTGGTTCATCATTGTTTTTTTATGCTCAAAATGCTGCAAATCTAACTGTTTCTCCATCAGCAGTTTCTATTCTTAATGATATGCCGCTCATATTCAATACAGATACTATTTTACGGCGGGATGCAGCGAACACTCTTGCTCTAAGAAATTCTACATCTGCACAAACACTTAGAATCTATAATACATATACTGATTCAAGCAACTATGAAAGATTTGTTCTTGATTGGGCCACAACAAGCAATGTTCTTTCTATAGGAACTCAAGCTGCTGGAACTGGAACTACTAGAAACATAGCGTTTATTGGCGGTAATGTCGGCATTGGAACAACTTCTCCAATAACAACTCTAGATGTTGCTGGAACTGTTTCTATTAAAAACTCAACAACATATCAAGCTCAACATATCTATTCAACGTATACAGATGCTTCTAACTATGCTCGAATGTTGATTGGTTGGTATAATGCAACTGATTTCAAAATTTTACCTGAAGCCGCTGGAACCGGAACAAGTACCGCCAGACAATTACATTTGCATGGTGATCAAATGCGTTTCCATACTGGTGGAAATACAGGAAGTTCTCTTGTTTGGGTTATGCAAGCTGCTGGACACTTAATTCCCGGAACTGATAATACTTACGATATTGGAAGTTCTTCTTATAGAGTAAAAGATATTTGGGTTAATGGAACAATCAAATATTTAGGAACCACCATAAATGATTTCATAGCTATTGGAGGATCATCTAACAGAACTATTGGTGTATGTTCTAATGCAGTAGGTTATCATTATCAGATAATTGGAGACACAACCGGGTCTGGTGGACCTGCTGAATTTAGACTTGGTGCACAAGCTATATTTTCTTGGAGAAGTTCAAATCGTTCTGATGGTGGAACCGGTGATACTTATATATCACGTGGAACATATACTTCAACAGTAACGATGACGATTGCTTCTCCGGGAGTAATTACTTGGACTTCACATGGTCTATCAAATGGAACTAGAGTTTACCTGACAACAACTGGTGCTCTTCCAACAGGATTATCAGCTTCTACTGCTTATTATGTCGTAAATGCTTCTACCAATACATTCCAATTAGCAGCGACGGTTGGCGGAACTGCAATCAATACTTCTGGTTCACAATCTGGAACACATACCGCTACCGTTCCATTCTTGAAGAGTTCTGACTATACAGATGTTGCCGCTCCACTTGCTGTTTATTCTGGAATTGGTTCGGTAGTTTCTGGAACAACAAATACTGCTGGTGCTGATTGGATTTTCCGTGGTTCTGCTGGAACTGGAACTGGTGCTGGTGGAAGTATTATTTTCCAAACGACTACTGCTGGTTCTACTGGTTCAACTGTAAATCCGTATAAAACTGCATTATCATTAACATCTACAAATGTAAGCACTGATAGAACAATATCTGCATTGACTAATTATTATTTAAGACTTAGTTTTGCTATATCAACTTCATATTTTGCTCTTAGAACAGATGGTGCACTTGGTTCAAATGGTGGGCATGTTGTAATTGTAGCAAACGGTGATTTGTGTTGGTCTGGAACTAATAATAATGCCGAAGCTGCTGTTGATCTCCGTTTATTTCGTGATGCTGCTGCTGTTTTAGCACTTAGAAATTCTACATCTGCACAAACTCTAAGAATCTATAAGACTTATACTGATGCTTCTAATTATGCTAGATTGGCTGTTTTTGCAAGCGGTGGTGGAAATTTTGTTGTTCAATCACAAGTAGCAGGAACCGGAACTGGTGGTATTTTTTATATTGGAACCACAACCAGCCATGAAATTAGTTTTCAAACAAATAACACAAATCGCTGGCAAATTAGTGGTTCTGGTGGTCATCTTTTAGCTGAATCAGATAACACTTATGATATCGGTGCTTCTGGTGCAACTAGACCAAGAACTGGATATTTTGGAACATCAGTTGTTTCACCAGTTTTCTATTCAGAAAATTATGCGTTCCAATTTGGAGCACCAGGAGGTTCAAGAGGACAAATTACTAGTTCTGCTGATGGTATTGCTCGTTTAGCAGATAGTTCTAATGCAGATTTTGGTCGGCTTCAATTTGGTGGAACAACATCTTCTTATCCAGCACTAAAAAGATCAACTACTGATATTCATGTTCGTTTAGCGGATGATTCAGCATATTCATTCATTCGTGCTAAACTATATCTAGAAACTGCTTCGGCTCCAACAACAGCTTCGGATACCGGAACGGCTGGTGAAGTTCGTTGGGATTCTTCTTATGCTTATATTTGCACGGCAACCGATACTTGGAAACGTGCTGCTATTTCAACATGGTAATAATATAAAGGAAAAATAAATGTCATCAATTACAATTGGAAATACAGTTTTTGAATTCGTAATGTCACCAGAACAATTGGCGGCATTGGGAGAAAAGAAAGCTTTATCTAACCAAACAAGAGAAGCTGCTAACCAAGGTAAAACAGAAAACCTTGAGCCGTTGTTTGAAACTGATACTGATTATCTACAATGGGTAATGGGAATCTGGTATAATTCACAAACACCAGCACCTACTTCCCAAGAAGTAACCGACAAGATTCAATCAACATTAAATGCCTACGCAAATATTGTTGATAATAACGTTCCAGAAGTTGCTATCGAACAACTTTCACCAGAAGCAGCCAAGGCAAAACTAATTGCCTATGTTGGTGAGAAACGTTGGAATCTTGAAGTTGGTGGTATGACTTTTGCTGGAATGTCTGTTCCAACAGATGATCGTGCCAAATTACTTTTGATGGGTTCTGCTGGCTCAATGGCCGATGAAGATACTGCTCCATTCGTTGTATCTGGAAATGTGGTCAATTTAACTGGACTACAGTTCAAGGCAATCTATGCAGCAATCATTGCCCGAGTCAAAGCGCTTTTCGAAAAACAAGCTGATGTTATTAGTAAGATCAATTCGGATGAAATCACTACAATTGATCAGATAAATAGCTATGATTGGACTGTTTAATTATTAACTTACGGAGAAAATACAAAATGTTATTTAATGCACACAAGTCACTTCTGAATCGTGATAACGAACCAATGAAGGATGAAGAGGGTAAGGAAATTACTCTTGGAACGATTGCTGTCAATGCTCTTGATCTTCCTGCCGGTGAAGGTGAGAAGATGACAATGGACAAGAAGCTTGATCGTTATATGCTTCAACAAAAGCTATGGAGAGCAACTGCACCAGTCAAGATTACCAGCGAAGAAGCTGTTTTGATCAAGAAGTGTGTAGCCGAGCATCCACATTTCCCTCCACTATTTCTTGGACGAATTAACGAAGAAATCGAAAAAGAATAATGGATGAATTTCAATCCAAAATAGCTGATAAATCTTGGTATCAGCGATTATGGCGTCCATCAATGGGATGGAGCTATCTGGTAATCTGTTTATTTGATTTCTTGATAGCTCCAATCATGAATGCCATATTTCAGTCACAATACTATTCTGCACATGATTTCGTTCCCTGGAATCCAATCACATTGGGTTCCGGTGGCCTTTATCATATCTCAATGATGTTGATTGTTGGCGTCACGGCTTATTCTCGTGGACAGGAGAAGATGAAAATCCTAGAGACATTGACTTCAGTTGCCTTTAAGGTTCCGCCTTCACCAGAGCCAGATATTGAACCAGAAGTTGAACCAGAAGTGAAAAAATAATGTTAGACCAATATTCATCTGTAGAACTAATCATTCGTAAGCATCCAGGATGGATAGACAAATGTTTGTCTAATCCTAATGTATCTCATATAGAAAAACGTGAAATAGCTTTTTTTGGAAGTAATGTTCAAAAACATAAGTTATTAGACGAACATGAACTAGACTATATAACAAAAAGATGGATTGCGCTTTCCGGAAATGAAGAACATAGAGCTAAATTAAGAAGAATGGATTGATATATGTTAGTTATTCTGACAACCATTGCAGGGCTTTTATCTTCGGCTATTCCAGTTATATTTCGTTATTTCGAAATGAAACAGAAGTATAAGTTTGAACTTCAACTCGCTACTCTCAAACTTGAAGCTTCTTTGAGGAATGCCGAAGTCAATAAAGAACTGAAAACGATAGAAGAAACTTTTGCAGATATTCAAAAGTCAAGGGAATCTGACGCTGGATATGGAAACTCGTGGATGGAAACTTGGCGTGCTTCTGTTCGTCCTTTCATTACGTATTCGTGTTTCTCTCTCTTTTATGGTGTTAAAGTAACAACAGCCATTGTTTTGCTCCAATCTGGTTTAAATATTGAGAACATGGAAGCAGCAACTAAGATCATTTTGGATGACACAACGATCTCGATCATCACCATCATAATTGGTTTCTACTTCGGATCAAGGTTTTTGAATAAGGATTCTGTCAAGTAATGCTAGACAAATATTCCATATCTGCCTTAATTCGAAAAGGTCATAAACCAACAATCGACAACTGTCTAAATGATCCGAATTTGTCAGATGAACACAAATACGATATTGCTTATCATGGGGACGATGAACAAGTTGATAAATTAATCAAAAATCACAAATTAGATTCTGATGAACACGATCTTATAATTGCTTTCAAACATAGTTCACATCATACCACCTTATTAAAACATCAAAAATTGAACAATTCTCATAAAAGACAAATATATAAATATGGAACTCAAGAACAAAAGGAATATTTGACAAAACATTTAGGATATATTCCATCATATTTCTAGTAACATAAATAGAAGAAACTAAAGACATTTAAAGGAGTTTAAACATGGAATTTTTAGTAGGTGTTGCCGTTGGACTTGTTGTTGGTTGGCATGTTCCACAACCAGAATGGGCTAAGACATTATTTGAAAAAGTAAAAGGTATGTTCAAAAAGAAAGATGTTTAATTGCAAGTATATTTAATTACTAACAATATAAACAATAAAATATACGTAGGACAAGATTCTAAAAATCGGCCGAATTATTATGGTTCTGGCCGATTAATTTTAAATGCTATTAAAAAATATGGTAAAGAAAATTTTACAAAAACAATTCTTCAAGAATGTTCAACTCAAGAAGAATTGGATGAAGCAGAAGAATATTGGATAAATTTTTATCAATCATATGAACGAAGAAAACATGGATATAATATAAGTAAAAATGCTCGTGGAGGAAATCTTTACGCTCTTCTTACAGAAGATGAAAAGAAAATTACTAGACAAAAACTTTCAGATGTTGGTAAAAGACGACATCAGAAAATGACGGAAGAAGAGAAAAAGATATTATATGAAAAAATTCATAACACAAGAAAACTACATTTAAAACAACATTCCGAAAATTGGAAAAAAACTTATTACAATAAAAGTATTGAAGAATTAAATGATATAAAAAAGAAAAAATCTAAAGGAATGAAATCTGTTTGGAATAATAGAACTAAAGAAGAAAAAGAAAACTTAAGAAATAAGATATCACAATCCGCAAAAGGAAAGAGAAGACAATACTTACCAGATGGTTCTTTTATATTAGTAAAACCGCTAACTTCATAAATAAAATTAAATGCGTCGGTTTAGTGTTTAACAGGAGCACGTCGATCTCCAAAATCGAAAGAGTTGGTGCAAATCCAGCAGCCCTCGCCAAAAAATAACAATAAACAAGGGGAGATATTGGAACCTTGACAGCAAAAGTTTTCAGAGTTCATCATGGAATTTCAGTAGGAAACACTGAATTCTATGCATACCAAGCCAAAGTCGGTATCAATACCGCAACTTTAACGTACAATCTCAACATCATCGGCACGGATGGAATTCTTGTTCCTGTAGGAAATACAGGACAAAGACCAACAGGAGCAAATGGTGTTTTCCGATATAACTCTGAAACAAATGCTTTCGAAGGTTATGCCAATGGAGCTTGGGGGGCAATCGGCGGTTCTTCTGGTTCACACACTCACGACGCTGCCGATATTGTTTCTGGAACTATTGATGACGCCAGACTTCCCAAAGCCAATTCCACGGCTAACGGAATTCTTATGGTATTGGATTCTGTTACCAATACTTCAATTCTAATTGCAGCGTCCGCTAATTCTGTCAAGAATGCATATGATCGTGCAATTGCCGCTAATACTCGGGCTGCTTCTGCTCAAACTGCGGCAATTGCTGCACATTCAAATGCTGTTTCCGATGCCGCAACTTCGGCTGCTTCTTTATATCTTCCCTTGGCTGGTGGAACTTTAACTGGTTCTGTTCTTCCGTCTTCTAACTCGATTACAGCCGGAAATACAACCAATCGTTTCATCATTTGGGGTGCTGCCGGAACATTTTCTGGTTCAGTGACTTCAGGAACAGGTTTCTTTCCTGAATCAAACACGGTTGGACAAGTTCTTGGTGCTCTTGCCCAAAGGTTCAATTTATTCGCCAATGCTGTAACGACTTCTAATGGAATTTTTTGTGATTCAAATACTTCTGGAACGTCTTTAGGAGCATCTACAGCGAGATTTATTCTCAATGCCAATACTGGTAACTTCTCAGGAGATATCACGCCCACGGCCAACGGAACCAATCTTGGAGGCGAATCAGCAAGATTCAATCTTCTAGGAAATGCGGTAACGACTTCAAACGGATTATATTGTGTTTCGAATACTGTTGGCGCAACATTAGGCCAAACAACAGCAAGATTTTATCTATATGGAAACGTTGCTGATTTTTCGAGCACAGTTACTTCTTCAGGTGGGTTCTTTCCTGCTTCAAATACTGTTGGCCAAACATTGGGTTCAACAACTGCCAGATTTGTTGTAGTTGCTAATACTGGTAATTTTTCTGGCGCAATTACTTCTTCGGGTGGAGTAAATCCAGAATCAAATACTGTTGGAACCGCTTTAGGAGCAACAACGGCTCGATGGGAATTGACTGGTAATAATGCAAGTTTATCAGGTGGATTAGGGGTCGGAACATCGGCATCCGCAACGGCTGGTGAAATTCGAGCTACTAATAACATTACTGCTTATTATTCAGACAAACGTCTCAAGAAAGACATTTCAAGAATAGATGCTGCATTGAACAAAGTTCTTTCTATTAGTGGTGTATATTATACTCAGAATAAAGTTGCCGAGAAATTTGGATATCATAATTACTCTAGACAAGTCGGAGTTATCGCACAAGAGATTGAAAAAGTTCTTCCCGAAGCTGTTAAATTGGCTCCATTTGATATTGAAGACGTTGATGGTAATTCTGTCTCTAAGTCTGGTGAAAATTATTTGACAGTTCAATATGAAAAATTGATTCCTCTGTTGATCGAAGCAATCAAAGAACTTTCACTCAAGGTTGAATATTTGGAAAGTAAATTTAAATGGTAACACCTATTGTTCCAAATCCTATTTCATTCACAGATATTAGAAATGAATTTTATGGTGTAACTACACCTAATCCTTCTTCTTTTGGAACAACAGATTCAGATTTATATAACTTAAATTTTTATAGAGGAAAATATTATTATACTGGTGCTTCATATAAAGCATTTCCCTCAGTTTCTAGTTCTATAGGTTTTTCTGATATGAGGGGAATATATGGAAATTGTATATGTGTATGTGCATGTGTTTGTGGCGATGGCGACGGTGGTGGTTAAAATCAAAAGGATAAATTATGAAGTTTACATTATGGTGTACTAAACCTGTTTTTGAAAATAATCAAATTAAAGATATAAAAATTGGAAAACTGACGTATGACAATCAAACGTCTGAATTATGGGATGAAGACGGAAAACCATTCGAATTTGAGAATAAATTCAATATTAAATTTAATAAGAATGTTTTTGCTACTTCTGAACAAAATCCTGTTGGTAAATCCGACAAAATTCATACTCTGAAAATTCAACTTGGTTTATCATGCAATTATTCGTGTGAATATTGTCTTCAGAGATTTGTTCCAACGGCTGAAGAAACTTCTAACAAACATATCGACCATTTCATTAAGATGGTTTCAAAAAAACTTTCTGAATCTCCTAAGAATATTCAATTTTGGGGTGGAGAGCCATTAGTATATTGGAAGACAATCAAACCTCTTTCATATAAACTCAAAGAACTCTATCCAAAAGCATCATTCTTGATGATCACAAACGGTTCTTTATTAACATCTGAAGTTATAGATTGGATTGAAGAATTGAATGTAAATGTTGGAATTTCACACGATGGTCCTGGTCAATCTATTCGTGGCCCAGACCCTTTTGAAGATGCGGATATTAGAAAGAATATATTAACTTTATTCGAAAAAAGACCGAAAAATACTTCATTTAATTCTATGCTCCATCGCAGAAATTTTAATAGAAAAGAAATTCAAGATTTTTTCACGAATGTTCTTGGTCATTCTGAGTTTAATATTGGTGAAGGTGGATTTATCGACGCATATGATGAAGGTGGTTTAAATAATTTGATTGATGACAAAAAACTTCATTATGATTTCAGAAGAGAAACGGTATTTCAAATCAGAGAAAAACAAATAAACAATTTTATAATTCTTCGTTCTAGATTTAAAACATGGTATGATTCTATTGTTGCACAGAGACATGCCGATACACTTGGCCAGAAGTGTGGAATGGACGACCCAGGAGCTTTGGCCGTTGATCTTCGTGGAAACGTATTGACATGTCAAAATGTTTCATCTGTATCCACGGCACCAAATGGAAGAAGTCATTTGATTGGTCATCTGAACAATCTAGAAAAAGTTAAATTGACGACGGCAACTCATTGGAAACACAGAGAATCATGTTCAAACTGTCCAGTTCTTCAGGCGTGTCAAGGCTCCTGCATGTTCTTGAAGGGAGAATTATTCTCAAAGTCATGCGACAATGCTTATTCTGACCATATCCCATTTTTCGCCACATTTATAGAGTTCATGACAGGATGGTTGCCGTTTAGGATTGAAGCTCATGGATACGAACTTCCCAAAGAACGACAAGACTTGTGGGGACAAGATAGAGCTTGATTTTCACACGGTCAAGAGCATCTACAAGTCTGGATATCAACCCTATATTTCTAAATGTAATTGATAATTTCCCTATAAATTCTTCTGTTACAAATGGAATTTCATATAGAATATTTCAACGAAAAAGATTTACTCATGAAACATATGAAATGTCTCACGAAAACCAACATAAGATAATCAATCATTTATTTTCCAAACATCATGATCCTCTTCTTCATCAGGACATATTAAGACGATTGAATAAAAAGGGTTTATAAATACCTACAAAATAACAATAGTAGGTATTTCATATGGCTCTTCCTGCAAGTAGAACAGAATTCAAAGAATATTGTCTAGAACAGCTTGGTGCTCCGGTTCTCGAAATCAATTTGGCTGAAGAGCAAATTCAGAATCAAATTGACTATGCACTTTCTAAGTATGCTGAATATCATTTCGATGGAACCATCAAGCATTATTACAAATATCAAGTAGTAGCTAATCTATTCTCAGACGCTATTCATCATTTAACTCTTGTATCTGGTGGAACCGGATATTCGAATTCTGATACTGTTGTTTTTTCTTCTAATGGGCATCATGCTCTTTCTGCAAATGCAGAAGCAACAATTACCACAAATGGAAACGGAACAATCACTGCGGTCAATCTAGCTAACAATGGTGCTGGATACGCAACAACCCCAACAATTTCTATCACAACATCTGGTGGTTCTGGTGCTTCGATTACAGCGGAACTCGGTGGTTATATCGAATTGCCAGAAAACATAATCGGAATCTCTAGAGTCTTTCCACTTTCATACTTGTCAACTGGTGCCGATATGTTTTCAATTAACTACCAAATGGCATTAAACAACATCTATACATTGACGAATTCTCAGTTAGTTCCTTACTACATGTCAATGCAGCATCTTCAGTTGTTCCACGATGTTCTGGTTGGACAGACTCCATTTCGTTATAATAAGAACCATAATCGACTCTATATTGATAAAGCCAAACAGAGATTGACATTAGGCGAATATATTGTTTTTGAATGCTATAATGTTCTTGATCCTGATACGTATACAGATATTTGGAAGGATCGTTGGCTCATTCGCTATGCCACAGAACTCATGAAGAAACAATGGGGAACGAATCTGAAGAAGTTCAGTGGAATGATGTTGCCAGGAGGCATTGTTTTTTCTGGTCAAACGATATACGATGAAGCTGTTGAAGAATTAAAAGTTCTAGACGATGAACTTCTTAACAGTTGGAGTATACCAGTATTGGACATAGTATCTTGATGAAAAAAAAATTAAATCCTATAGATAGATTTTGGTCAAAAGTTAATATTTTAGATAAGGATTCTTGTTGGGAATGGAAATGTGGTAAAGATAAAGATGGTTATGGAAAATTTTGGAAATTATTCGAAAAAAATGATATTAGAGCACATAGAGCATCTTGGATATTAACTTTTAAAATTGATCCAGGTTCATTATTAGTTTGTCATAAATGTGATAACCCTAGTTGTTGTAATCCTAATCATTTATTTTTAGGAACACCATATGAAAATTCTTTAGATAGAGATTCAAAAGGAAGAAAAATTAATTCTAAAGGTGAACGGCACGGTTTATCAAAATTAAAAGATAATGATGTTTTAGAAATTAGAAAGAGAATTAATAACAACGAAAAACACACAAAAATTGCAAAGGATTATTGTGTTTCTCCTGGATTAATATCTTATATAAAACATAGAAAAATTTGGAATCATCTAAAATGACTCTTAACACATTCTTCTTAACAGATAAAAGAACATCAGAACAAAACTTGCTAGAAGACTTGGTTATCGAGTCGATCAAGCAATATGGACAGGAATTTCTTTATCTCCCCAGAAGAAGAAACAACTTTGATCAATTAACTTATTCGGATGATCAGTCAACATTCGACACTGCTTATCCTGTTGAAATGTATATTAAATCTATTGATGGGTTCAGTGGTGATAGAATTTTCATGTCTAAATTTGACGTGGAAATTCGTGATCAAATAATCTTTACAATTTCTCGGAGACGTTTCGACCTAGAAATCGGAACTCCTGAAGATATATTGGCTCCCAGAGAAGGTGACTTAATTTACTTCCCCATGAACAGAAAGATTTTCCAAATCATGTTCGTGGACAATAAGCCTACGTTTTATCAACTCGGACATCTTCAAACTTTCAATATGACTTGTGAAGTCTATGAATACTCGTCAGAAAAATTCATCACTGGAATCGATGCAATCGACGTTATGTTCAGAACGCATACTCAAAACATCATCGATCATGGCATCATCGATCATTCGAATTATTACATGGTCAGTCATGATGGTTCTATGATCGTCTCGTCTGGTTATCAGACCGTTTTAGACATTGACATGGGAGATGATAACGTCGCTATCCAAACAGAACAGAATGAAGACACAATTGTAGATTTTACGGAAAGCAATCCATTTAGTGAGAAGAATTACTAATGCTAGATAAATTTTCATCTTGTAAATTAATCGAAAAAGATCATCCTGGTTATGTGGATAAACTTATTGATAAACCTCATTTGTCTGAAGAAGAGTATACAGGAATTATTATTAAACAAAACAAAAATCATGTTAGAAAATTGCTAGAAAAACATAAATTAAGTGATAATTGTAAATTTCGAGTTGCTTATTTTTTTCCAGAGTTTCATCATAAATTATTAAACGGACCTTTACCACATGTCGCTAAAGAAGAAATTGCGAAAAAAGGATCAGAGAAAAATATTGATAGATTAGTTAATGAACATGATTTAGATGATTGTACTAAATATGAAATTGCTTATCGTTCAGATCATGAACAGCTTCATAACCTCATGAATAAACATAAATTAAATAGCGATACAGCCAGATTAATTTGGAGACATGGCGACGATTCTCATAGAGAAAAATTGAAACAACTTGGTCATTTCGACAACAACGGAAAACAGAGGATTAAAGTTTAATCATGCTCGGAAACGCACCATTTTATCACTCAACTATTCGTAAAATGGTTGCTATGTTTGGAACAATGTTCAATGACATTCACTTCCACAGATACGCAGCAGATGGAAGTGTCTCACAAATTATCCGTGTTCCATTAACTTATGCACCCAAGAATAAACTTCTGCTTCGTGCTGATGTTGATCCAGACGCTACAAAAGAAGCTGCTATCGTTTTGCCTCGTATGGCGTTTGAAATCATTCCACCTTTCCGATACGCAGCAGAAAGAAGAATGTCTCATATGACGAGATATGTTGTCAGAGATGACGACAACTCTAACAAACTTATGAGACAATACATCCAAGTTCCTTATGACATGAATTTCAATCTCTATGTCTATGTTAACAACATAGAAGATGGAAATAAGATCATTGAACAAATCATTCCGTTCTTCACCCCAGACTGGACATTAAGTGTCAATATCATTCCAGAAATGGGAATTTCACTTGACATTCCTGTTGAACTTAAAAACGTTTCATTTGAAGACAAATATGATGGAAACTTTACAGATAGACGAGTCTTTATTTGGACTCTAAGCTTTACTGTCAAGACCGCCTTCTTTGGACCAATCAAGTCGAAGCCAATTATCAAGTTTGCCCACGAACGATTTATTATTTCTTCTACTTCTGACATTGATGATTCTGTTGCAAACACAGATGTTCTGCAAGAAATTGTTGTCTCTCCTGGTCAAGATGCCAATGGAGTCGCAACATCGAACGCATCATTGACTGTCAACGCAAATACCATTTTCGCAAATACGGACTTTGGATTTATCGAAGAATTTACTTCTGGGCCAATAAGTTTTGAGTAATTACTAAATATTCATAATAAACTTTTGGAGTAAATAAATGCGTTCGGTTTTCGATGATTTGACAAATGCTTTAGACATAGAACCAGAAAATATAATTCGTGAACCTTCTGAATTACGGAAGCGTTTAGACAATATTGTTGATTCGGATGACAATGAATATGAAATTGCTAAAGGTAATTTAATTGAACTAATGAAAGAAGGCGCAGATGCTATTGCCGAATGTAAATCATTGGCAATGCAAACACAACATGCTCGTTTCTTTGAAAATATGACATTACTTTTAAAGACAATGGTTGAAGCAAATCGTGAATTACTTGAAATTAAAAAATTAGACAAAAGTATGTCTCCCGAAGCTGGTGACAATAAATCACCAGTTAACAACATCCTAGTCTGTTCGACCGCTGATTTGGCACGAATGATCGAGAGTCAAGGGAAAAAATAATTGACAAGCATGTTCTCTATGATATGGTTCATCGTCCATCATCCTAGATAGAGAGCGAACAAATGGCAGACAAGAAATTGAAAGAAGAGAATAAAGGAAAAGATATGTTGTCGTTCAAACGATTTACCACCATCCTTGAGAACAAGTTTGATGCTCGCATCAACTTCATCAAGGGTCAGTGGGCTAAGAAAACTCTCTATACTCCTGAACATGCTTCAACGCACGATCCTCGTGGCAAGTTGACCACTAACGACGAAATCATCGATCACATTGCCAAGCACGCCGATCCGTCCGATAATAAGAAGTATACCCAAAATTTGGTGAACATGTATCATCGTGGTGGCCTCAAGCAAGAAGACGCTGGCCGGATGCACGAAGCTTTGTCCATTTTCGAGAAACACAAGGGAAAGATTGCCAACAAAGACTTGAATTCCTACAAGTCTCTCCATGACTTGGAAGCCGTTGTTCATCCGCTCAAGGATGTTGAAGCCGTCTCGGAGAACGAGAAAGAGCGATTGAAGAAGGCTGAAGGTGCCGATCTCGTCTATCACAATCCAACTTCTGGTGTGATGATCCATCGCATCAAGACCATCGAAGGTGCTTGCCTCTATGGCAAGGGCACTCGTTGGTGCACGGCTTCGGATCGCTATGACGATCTGATCAAGAAAGGTCTCTCACCAGAACAGGCACAAGCCCGTCGTTATGAGGGTAATGCTTTCGGTTCCTATCATCCTCAAGAGAATTTGTTCGTTATTTCGGTCAATCATCCGAACTTCCCGAAAGACTCGGCTGGCCGAATTCCGAAGTGGCAATTCCATCGGCCATCGAGCCAGTTCATGGATGTTGAGGATCGTTCCATTCAAAAAGGTGCTTTCCACAAGCTGGTTGAACACGATCCACATCTGAAAGAGTTCGTTCCCCTTCATATGTTCCATATCCAGCACGGAAGTTCCAAGGATATCGACCAAATCTTGTCGGAAGTTGATAATCCTAACAACAAAAATAATGAATACTTTCCGCCAAATCTGAAATACACGAAGCTATAAGAGCTTCGAATAGTCCTTCAATTCAGCCGATTCAAGCCAGTAATCATTCCCTCGTTTCTGAAATTCTGGCTTGTCATCTACTCCGTTCGTCGAAACAACCAAGGGACCGCCAAGCGATTGATATTGCTCGGTGGTCCTTTCTCGTATCTTGAGTAGAGTCTGAATTTCAGAGACTTCTTTGAAGAATGGTTGATCCGATAGCCAAGCAAATAAGAAGAGAGAAGAAACAAGATCGTCGTTCTTTCCTTTCTCTGCATTATATGTATTCTTGTCTTTGATGAACCAAGTTAATTCAGCAATCGTATTGTAATCGTGAATTATCAATTGGTTTTGTTCAATTAGTATTTTTAACATAGAACAACCAATTCTCTTGACAGGCGTTGTTGTTCGAATTCCTCTTTCACTTCCTGGTTGGATTCCAAACGAAACGATAACTCTCTTTCCGAGTCTTCCTTTATTTTCTGTATGCAACATATTTTCGTATTCATAGTCATTAAACAGAATTTCAGAAACTTGTTGTCCTATTGAATTAATTTCGACTAATAAGAAAGCTTCGTTGTAAGCTCTTCCAACTCTATTGATAATTTCAGCGAAGTCTCCTGGAACAATTTGATTGTCTCTAAAGCAACAGACTTGTTCATATGGCATTTCTGAAATGTCAATGACCTGGAATGCTGAATAATCCAAACCTTTTCCTTCTGAAACGTCAGCAACCAACAGATATCTTCTATCTGGCTTGGGTTCTTTGTATTGGAAAATATTGTATTCTGCAAATATTGGATTAACTGTATCTTGGGCAATTAACTCTTTCAACTTCCACCCAGCAATTAGAGTTCCAGAACTTCCAAGATATTCGTTTTCATATTCTTGTGCGAATAGATCATAATTGTAGTTGTTAGATCGAAGTTCTTCTTCTTTCCATGCTTCATCTCTTCCTGGAACTTGATCCCACTTGACGGAAATAAGCTGCCAGCCGTTCCATTCTGGGGTTCCCTTCTTTCTGGCTCCCTGAGTAATCTGATGGAAATGATTCATTCCATTGACGGTTGAAACCAGAACAACCTTAGTCGATTTACCAGATGAAATAGTTGGACGAATAGAAGTCCAAAATGCTTCCCAATTTTCAATGTGTGCGGCTTCGTCAACAAAGAGAATGTCGATTGACCATCCACGAAGGTTGTCGGCTGTTGTTGCGGCGGCGACAATCTTACATCCATTCTCAAGTTCTAATGAACCCTTGTTCCATTCAATAATTCCTTGCTGAAGCCAGAGTGGCAATCTCTCATATGCGAACTGAATAGAAGAAAGAATCTTTCTGGCAGTATCGCCTTTGTTGGCAACAATGGCCACAACCTTGTGTTCATGGAAAAGAATATAGTGAAGAACATAGGCAGTTAAACTCGCCGTTTTTCCGGCTTGTCTAGCGCATTCGACAACCGTGAATCTGTTGGCGTCAATTGTTGAAATGATTTCTCTTTGATAATCATAAAGAATAAATGGAACCAGACCGTGATCTTTAGAAACAATCTTCATATACTTTTCAGTAAAATATTCGATTGAATTTTTACATTTCAAATACTCTTCCACCATATGTGGTGTCCATTGAATAGGAGTATTTGGGCGTTTTAAGAGTGTAGAACCTCTATAACCTTCAACGACTTGAACCATTTATATATCCAAAAAAATTAACTATTGATCTATTTATCCAAAATCAACAAATCGATAAGTATTTGAAAATAATAAGAATTTGACTTGTCTTAGGGAGTATTTTTTATGGCAACACTACAAAGCCCTGGCGTTCATGCCGCAGAGTTTGACATAACCACAGTTGTTCCATCAGTCGCAATTTCTGATGGTGGCCTTGGTGGCGTATTCCGTTGGGGACCATTAGAGAAAAGAGTCTTAATTGATTCTGAAAATGAACTTCTTCAAGTTTTTGGAAAGCCTACAAATCTAAATCCAGAAACATGGTTCACGGCTGCATCATTTTTATCTTATTCAAATAGACTTTATGTTTCAAGAGCCGCTAACTCAGCAGGTATTTCTCCATCAGTAACCGCAACAACGGAAGCCTCAAACGCAACAGTTGTTCTGACTACTGGAAATACATCTGAACTTGAAGTTGGTCTAATTTGCATTTCAGCATTAAACGGTGGACTTTCAAATGGAGCAACGATTGCAACTATCGTAAACTCAACTGCATTTACTATCTCAACAAACGCACATGCCTTGGTAAACTCAATTGGCGATTCTTTTCAATTCGTTTCTAATTCAGTATTCTCGGCAATTGGAAATACTGGTTCTGTTGCTAACTTGACTTATTGCATTGTCAAGAATGAAGATGATTTCGATACCAAGAATGGAAATTTCGATTCAGATGTTCACTTTATTGCTCGTTATCCTGGTGAACTTGGAAATTCACTAAGAGTTTCTATTTGCGGAAACTCATCTGGATATCAATCAACGATTAACTTGGCTTCTTATGCCAACGCTACGTTCACAATTACACCAAACAGCAATACAACAACGTTCTCGATTACAACGTCGTCAAATACAGCAGCAGGCGCTAACGCTTCTTCGCTAAAAGCCTTGTTAAATGTAACCGATAAACTTGAAATCGGAAACTCACAAGTTGGATGGCAATATCTAAAGATTACGTCTCTTGGAAACACTTCAGTTTCAGGTAACTCAACAACAGGAACGGCTACGTTCACTGTAAACTTCGAAGACGTGTTTACATTGTCGGATTCGTTTGCCTATGATGGCGCTAATTCGTCAATGAGAACTGTTGATAGATTCTGGGAATTCCACAACTTTGTGGATAAAACTCCTGGTCAATCGGATTGGCACATCAATTATGGAAACTCTTCTGTTAACTCGGACGAACTCCATCTTGTGGTTGTTGACAATGGTGGAAAGTTTACAGGTGTTCCAGGAACAGTTCTAGAAACATATCGTTCTGTTTCTCGTGGAATAAATGCTAAGAATGTTGACGGTGGAACTAACTATTGGAAATCAGTTATCAATGACGCTTCACAATATATTTGGGTTGTCAATGATATTTCAACAGCACCTTCTGCTAACTCAGAACTTTTAACATCTTCAACTCTTGATGTAGAAAGTATTACTTTCCAATTGGGAAGAGATGGAAAAGATGAATCTGATATTCCAGTTTCGTGCTTAACTAGATCATATGATCTATTCAAATCTGTTGAAGATGTTGATGTTGCGTTAATAATGCAAGGTAAGTCTCGTTCTTACACTCTTGCCAATTATCTAATTGACAACATCACTGAATATAGAAAAGATTGCGTTGCATTTATTTCTCCACAAAAAGGCGATGTAGTCAACAATATCGGCTCTGAAGCAGATGCATGTATTGCATTCAGAAACAATCTAAGGTCTTCATCTTATGGTGTTCTCGATTCTGGATACAAGTATACGTATGATCGATATAATGACGTTTTCCGATGGGTTCCACTAAACGGAGATATTGCTGGTCTTTGTGCAAGAACCGATGAAACAAATGATCCATGGTGGTCGCCAGCAGGCTTCAATCGTGGTCATATCAAAAATATCGTCAAACTTGCTTGGAATCCACGGCAAGCGGATCGTGATGAACTTTACAAGAATGGAATCAATCCGGTTGTTAATTTCCCAGGACAAGGCATCATTCTGTATGGTGACAAGACACTTCTTGGAAAACCTTCAGCTTTCGATAGAATCAATGTTCGGCGCTTGTTCATCGTTCTTAAGAAAGCAATTTCTAAGGCTGCTAGATATTCACTATTCGAATTCAACGACACGTTCACTCGTGCTCAGTTTAAATCCATGGTTGTTCCTTACTTAAGGGATATCCAAGGAAGACGTGGAATCACTGACTTCTTGGTTGTTTGTGACGAAACAAACAATACACCAGAAAGAATTGATCGTAATGAATTCTATGGTGATATTTACATCAAACCTGCCAGAAGCATCAACTATATCTACCTCAACTTCGTTGCGGTTCGAACTGGTGTTGCTTTCAACGAAGTTGTTGGAAGATTTGGTGGATAGGTTTAAAAATAATTTTAGATAGAAAAATAATGGAGCCAGTTAGGCTCCATTTTCATATAACCAAACATCTTTACCACAATCCCAAATTACACCAAATCCTCTTTCTTTATTAAATTGAATTTCTTTAATGTGTTTTGGACAACCAACTTGTGATTTTTTCATAGATTGTTTTGAATAACGTTTCTGACCTTTACAATAAGAATAGTCAGGTGGTAAAGTATTTTTCTTTTTAAATCCTAATTTTTCATAAACTTTTCCTTCACTCCATCTTCTATCCGACCAAGAAAGAATAGTTCCTTTTATATCACCTAAAGCTGTTTTAAATAATTTTTCTGCTCCACCGACAATAATTGTATTTTGTTTAAAACACAATCTGTTTAATACTAAAACATTTTGTCCTCTATGATGATTACCAAATGTTAAAACACCAACTAAATTATTTTTATAGAATATTCCATATGAAAATTTTATACTCGATATTTTACCTCCTTGTAGGTGATTTTCTTCTAAAAATTTCTTAGTCAATGGTTTTGTTATACATGCAGTTTGACAATGTTTAGCAAAGATTTTCTTAGAAATTCCTAATTTGCTTTTTATTATAGAAAGAACAATTTCTTTCTTTTCTAGCCATTCGTCTTCAAATATAGAAATAAGCTGGATTCCGTTTTCATTACATTCTTGAAGTTTTTCTAGATGATAATTTTTATACATACGTTCATTTTTATCAGAATGCCAATGCAATCCATTATATTCAATTCCAAATTTTAAATTTTCATCATAACAATCAATTTCTTTATTATTTTTTAAAATCCGACGTGTTTTAAATTCAAATCCATATGAGTTTAAAATATTTCGTAAATCATCTTCATTTTGTGATATTCCTGAACTGTAGATATTTACAGGAATTTGATAATCCTTAAACCAAATTCCAGCCATTACATCTGAAATATTAAATTTTTTAGATATTTCTTTAACCGTCATTTTCTCTTCATAATGTAATTGTTCTAATTCTTCTTTACTTGGTCTTTCTCCATTTCTTTTCTTTCGATGAAATAACATATCTATTCCGTAATCAGCCAACCATCTCTTAATCATAGGAGAACCAGTATTAAACATTAATGATAAAGTTTTTACTGGAATTTTTTCTACAATATGAAGCCGTTCTAATTCTTCTTTACTTGGTATATTTTGTCTTTCTAAAAAATTTCTAGGAATTATATCATACGTTTTAAACCAACCAGAAACAACTGGTCTAGAAACATTATATAGTCTTCTAATATCTTCAATAGATTTATTTTCATTGAAATGAAGGTTTATTAATACGTTTTTTGATGGGATAGGATATTTTCTAGGTTTAGCCACAGTTACCTCAATAAATTTTTGATTCATTTTACTAAATATCATAGTTCAAATTAGGTCAACTTGTTTGATGATGATGAACATGGTTTTTCAAATCACTTGACAAATTTGACACAGTAGCTTATTTAAGTGATGTTGGGGTAACTAGGAGTCAAGAAATATGGTTGACATTAACAAATTGTTTACGTTCGACGGGTATATGCTCCTGGAAGCTTCATATACTCGTGTTCATCAACATACCCAGAACTCTACTCTTGGCTTCATATCGGCTTCCCGTGGTGAATTGAGTCCTGCCGAGAACAATGAACGGCACAAGCAACTGAAGTTGGACTTGGACGCCTTGAGAGTAAAGTATGGTTGGTCCCATATCCCAACTGAAGGTGGCTACATAGAGAACCGTGGTGAACCAACTGAAAGAGTTGTCAAAGAGCGTTCAATGATGGTCATCGGGAAACCTGAACATCACGAAGCCATGAAGAAAGAAATGGGAATTCTGGCCAAGAAATATAATCAGGATTCGGTTCTGGTTAAAGGTCCAAATCAGAATGCAGAGTTGATCGGAACCAAAGAACATCCTGATGCTTGGCCAGCCTACGGTAAATCAGAAGACGTTGGAAAGTGGCATCCCAGAAATATAACTCAATACTTCACTGGAATGCAAAGAGGGAAAAAGCGGTTCGAGTTCGCTGAAAGTGAAGGAAAGAAAATCGAAGTCTTCGGATACTTCATTTCTCCGATCTCATTCTTCAATCGAACCGAGCACCTTTTCTAAAAAATAAGAAAATCTGAAGAAATTGGGCATCCGTAAGGGTGCCCTTTCTTTTTGTATAAGTACAATAAATAATCAATAAGAATTACAGGGAGTATTTAATGACCTTTTCTATCGAAGAATTTAAACATCAAGGGTTAGTTCATGGTGGTGCACGTCCATCACAGTTTTCTGTCTATATCCCTGATTTCCCAAACCTTTCGTTAAACGGTGGTGCGGCACAACCTTCAGGAACAACTATTTCAACTAAAATTCGATTCTTGGCCAAGGCTGCTTCTCTTCCACCTTCAAATATCGATTATATTGACGTTCCATATATGTCACGTAAAATTCGTGTAAATGGAGATAGAACGTTTTCTGATTGGGCTATTACAGTTATGAACGACGAAGATTTCATGATTCGTCGGGCATTTGAAGGATGGCATCAAGCTATCAATGCACGTGAACAAAACCTTCAAGCTGGTGAAGGTCTTTCTGGTCCTCATTTCTATAAGAGAGATATTCTTGTTACTCAATATGGAAAGACTGGTCAATCTCCTGGTGGTGGACAAGGTATAATCACTGGTTCGGATGCCCAACCAATTTATGAATATACACTTGTCGGGGCATTCCCAATTTCAATTGATGCAATTTCACTAGATTGGGAAAGAATCAACGAAGTTGAACAGTTTGACGTTACATTTACTTACGACTATTGGGAACCAGTTAACATTTCTGGTATGGGTCTTCAAAATGGAGCAGCCCCAGGCCCGTTCGTAACAATTTCTTCCTAATAACATAAAGATTTCATTATGAGAATTTTTGGTTTTGAGTTTAAGAGAGCAGAAGACCCAGAGAAACTAAAGTCTTTTGCTCCTGCAAACTATGATGATGGAGCAATCGTTGTTGCTTCTGGTGGAATGTATGGTCAATACATTGATCTTGAAGGAATCGTTGCGTCTGAAACGCTTCTGGTTACGAGATATCGACAACTAGCTCTTCAACCAGAAATTGATAAAGCTGTTAATGAAATCTGTAACGAAGCAATTATTACTGAAGAAAACAATCCAATTGTCGAGTTAATTCTTGATGAAATTCAAATTGATGATCGAATCAAAGAAGTGATTGTCGAAGAATTCAAAGGAATTCTAGATATTCTCAATTTCAACAACACTGCCTATGACATTTTCAAGAGATGGTATATTGATGGAAGATCATATTATCACGTCATTATCGATGAAAAGAACGTTCAAGAAGGCATCAAAGAACTTAGATATATCGACCCACGTAAAATAAGAAAAATCCGTGAAATTCAGAGTAAGAAAGACCCTGAAACAAACACGTCTATCAAAATTCCAGTAGATGAATATTACATCTATAACGAAAATGGAATAAACGATACTGGTAAAATGGAAACGGGAACTGGTCAACAAGGAATCAAAATTCACAAAGATTCTATAATTCATACTGTTTCTGGTTTGACGGATGTTCGTGGACAATTAGTCTATTCATATCTCCATCCTTCAATTAAGCCAATGAATATGCTTCGGTCAATCGAAGATTCGTCACTTATTTACTTCCTAAGTCGTTCTCCACAAAGACGAGTTTTCTATGTTGATACTGGTTCTATGCCTCACGTCAAGGCCAAGGAATACATGGAACAGTTAATCAAACAATATAAGACAAAGCTTTCTTATAACCAAGAAACTGGTGAAGTCAAAGATTCTTCCAAAACCATGTCGATGCTTGAAGACTTCTGGCTTCAGAGACGTGAAGGTGGCCGGGGAACTCAAATCGAAACACTTCAAGAAGGAACTCAATTGTCTCAGTTACTTGAGGCTGTTCAACTCTTTGAAGACAAACTCTATCGTGCACTTCAAGTTCCTTTATCGAGACTCAAACCAGATTCAGTTTATTCGATTGGAAGAGCCACGGAAATCACTCGTGACGAAATTAATTTCGCAAAATTCATAGATAGAGTTAGGAGTAGATTTTCTTGTTTATTCTTAGATGCTCTAGAAAAGCAACTAGTATTGAAAAATATCGTTACACCAGATGATTATCAGATGATTAGAAACAAAATAAAGTTCAGGTTCTTGAAAGATAACTTGGCTTCTGAACTAAAAGAGATTGAAATCATGAAAGAAAGAATGGGAATTCTTGAAATGATGAATCCATATATCGGCCGTTTCTTCTCAAATGAAAGTGTCAGAAAGAATGTTTGTAAGCAGACTGACGAAGAAATCGAGATGGAAGACGAACTAATTGCCGCAGAAGCCGAGAACGAACAATTTATGCCATATGAGCTTAGAACTCAAATTGAATTAGCCCAAGTAGAAGGAGCAAATAATAATGGGAAGTAGAGAAATTTTAGTTGCAATCCTGGAAGATAATCCAATTGCTCTACAAGAAGCTTTTGATGAAGCACTTACCGAAAAGCTTGAATTCTTGATTGAACGAGAAGCATTAGCTGTATCACAAAATCTATTCTTCGAAGATGACGGTGGCGATGGTGGTGCTGATTATGACGAAGAGAATATTGATTGGGATGAAATCGATGATCTCGATCTTCTAGACGACGATTCCGGTGAAGAATACGAAGATGTTTCTGGCGATGAATCAGAAGATGAAGGTGATGACTCTGAAGAAAATGACGACGATATAGAACCCGGTTCCGGTGGTGAGTAATGTCTATTTCAAATATTGTTTCATTAAACGCATATGCTTTAAAAAGACTTAGGGAAAGAGGGGAGAAAACATCTTCTCCCCCACCTTTGCCACGTGAGCGTTTTCCTGAATTTGAAAGCGATAGTGAAACACATCCTGAAACAGACACATCAGTTATTTCTCCGAGTGTAAAGGATTGGCATCACAAATACGTTTCTAAATCATTTGGAGATTCAGTTACAACTACTCATGCTTATGAAAGCTATTGTAATCATTGTGTGAATTCTAATCATCATCCGCTTCCACTTCCTGCATTTCATCGTCAATGGAGAGACTATTCTGGTCATCCTTCCCAGAAATTTGCAGGAAGAATTCGACATCTTGATATCAAAATCAAAAATTCGATTGATGAAGTTCTTGCTTCACAAACTGGTTATGAAGGTCCATTAGGCCCCAAGAATAAAAAGAGATTGGGCGGAAAGAAAAAGAATAATTTAGATAAAGTAGCCGATAGAGATAATCTTGGTGGCGTAAGTCATATAGGAGAAGAAATGAAACACTTATTTGAAGAAAATGCTCCTATGAGCAATCTCACAAAGAAAGTCTTAGGATGGGTAAAATCAAACACCAAAACTTGGGATGATCGCAACGGCAATGGTGATGAAATATTTAAGGCTTCGAACGTCAAGCCAACTTCAGCCAACCCAACTTATAATTCTAATCATACCTATAATTGGAAAAACGATTCTGATTGGAACAAAGATGTTCAAGAAGAAGGTGTTATCCTAGAATCTCATAAGAAAATGTCTCATATTGTTAATAGTTATAATGATGCTAGTTGGGAAGAACATGATCAATATTTGAATCGTGGAGCTAAAGAAAAAAGGTATAATCAAAAAAGATGGGATAAAGCAGAACGTGAATCTTCAAAATGGAACAATGAGTTCAAGAAACACTTTAGACATTTAATTCCAGAAAAAGATCGTCATAGTTTTAATCTTGGTCATTATGATACAGGAGATGTTGATAAATTTGTTAAAGCTTGGTTAGGACCAAAACCAAAAAATATTCAAGAAGAAACAGATTTTTCTAAATTGAAAATGGGAACTGGTCATCTTCCAAGTAAAGATTTACATACTTTATGTGATGCTGATCATAATGTAATTTTCCAATCCAATAAATGGGATGATGTTGATAGAGTTGCTAATGGTAAATTAGGAAAAAAACACGGTTGGAAAGCAATTAAAGCTGTTAATGTAGAAGATAATTTTGATTATCCACATGAATCTAAAGTTAGTAAAGCAAAAGTTGATCATTCAATTAAATCAACAAAAAATTATCACATTGATGAAGATTTTAATTATTTAAAAAAATCAGATCAAATTGATGCCAACGGAAGAAGAATTCCGAATAAACCAAGGCCAATTCCTGAAAAACCTTTATATTTAGATTTTGTAAATAAGAAACCTAAACCAAGAATGACATATATCGATGTTCTAAATAAAAATAAAAAGAGATAATAAATGGCAACTTTATCATACGTTAATTTAAGAAAAGATTCTATCTGTATTCATGCAACAGCCAACGCAACAGTCGTGATTGCTGGAAATAATACAGTTTCAAATATCGCCACGACTTCGCAGGTTTTGACGGGGGCTTCCATTTCCAGAATGTGGTTTGGAATGGCGGCTGGTCATTGCAATGTCAAGCGTGGTTCCAACCTCGTATTTACCGTTTCTGGTTCTGGATATCAGTATTATGACGGTCAATTAGTTGGAATCGATAAAACAGCCAACGTAGTTATTGAATTCGTTGGAACAGGTGCAAATGCTCATATCATGATCGAATTGAAAAAAGAAGGTCAAGGTACAGGAACTCCATAATGAAACTATTAGTAGAAAAAATTGAAGACGTTGCAGTCTTAAACGAAGAAAAGGATGGAAAGAAGAACCTCTTCATTGAAGGTATCTTCATGCAATATGATTTTAAAAATCAAAATGGAAGAATTTATCCAAAAGCTATTATGGAAAAAGAAGTAAATAGATATGTAACAGAGAAAGTTGCAACTAAAAGAGCTTTCGGAGAACTTCAACATCCACAAACACCAACAATAAATTTGGAAAGAGTTTCACATATTATCGAATCTCTTAAAATGGAATCTAATGGTAAAGTTATCGGTAAAGCAAGAATTCTAGACACTCCATGTGGAAATATAGCTAGAGGATTAATTGATGGTGGAGCTTGTCTTGGCGTTTCTTCTAGAGGATTAGGTTCTCTAAAACAAACTGCAAACGGTATGGAAGTTCAAGAAGATTTTAGAATATCTACTCCTGCCGATATTGTGGCCGACCCTTCAGCACCAGAAGCTTTCGTTCAAGGCATCATGGAAAATGTAGATTGGCTTTATGACGAATCTCGTGGTTTCTACCTAGCCGAAAAAGCCACAGAAGTTAAGAAAGAAATTAAGCAACTTTCAGCTAAGCAATTAGAAGAACAGAAGCTAAAATTATTCGAACAATTCATTAAATCTTTATAAACAATAAATATCAAGAAAATACCTTCAAGGAGAAGATTATTATGGCAAAGAAGAAAGTAATTAGTGAGGCAGAAGCGCCCCAGGCTTTCCCAACAGAAGCAACATCTAAAGCTATTATGATGGCTAACGTTTTAGATGCAATGGGTAGAATGTCTCAGATGGATTTAACAGATTGGCATAATCAAGCCATGGCTCTTATTGGACACGAAGCTGATCAGATTCCAGATGGAACTGCCGACAGAAATCTTAAGAGCACAAATTCAAACCAAGCTATCAAAGAAGAGCTTTCTGAAATCTTAGGATCAGACACAACTCTTTCTGAAGAATTCAAGTCCAAGGCTTCTGTTCTTTTCGAAGCTGCTGTTTCTCAACAAGTCTCAGTCAAAACCGCTGAAATCGAAGAACTCTATGAATCACGTCTCAATGAAGAGATCGATGAAATCAATGACAAATATCTTCAGCATGTAGATCAATATCTAACTTACGTTGCTAAAAATTACATTAAAGAAAACAAACTTGAAATTCATAATACTATCAGAACTGAATTAGCTGAAGGTTTTATTCAAGGAATGTTCCAACTCTTTAGCGAGCATTATGTTTCAATTCCAGAAGATAAAGTTGATATTGTCGAAGCCTTATCCGAAAAAGTATATGAACTTGAAGATAAGCTCAGCACTATTATCAATGAAAATATCGAAAAAGAATCTGAACTAGAAAAATTCTCTAGAGAACAAGCACTGGAAGAAATTTCTGAAGGACTAGCTCTTTCACAAAAGGTCAAGCTAAAGCAATTGACCGAAAATATTTCAATGGATGGTGATATTGATTTATTCAAAAAGAAACTAAAAACCATTCGTGAAAGCTTCATCACTAAAAATCCTGTAAAGGCAACTATAGAAGATACCTTTGAAGGAGACGATCTTGATGAAAAGAATACTAAAACAGCAAAAGACCCAATGAAAGATATTATGGATACTATTTCCAGAACTATCAAAAATTAATTTTTGCTAAGTAAAAATAAAGCCCAATAAAAAAATACAGGGAGTTTAACAATAATGTTTGCAAAACCAGAAATTACAAAGAAGTGGGAGTCGGTTCTAGATCATCCTGGACTCCCTAAAATTCACGATAATCATCGCCGTAACGTTACGGCTCTGATGCTTGAGAACGTTGCTACTGCTTATAAACAGCAACTCTTAACTGAAACTCCACATGCTAACTACATGGGTGCTTCAAGCTCAACTCATGGTGATGGTAATATCGATATTTTCGATCCAGTTATGATGACGCTTGTTCGTCGTGCAATGCCAAACCTTATGGCCTATGATGTCTGCGGCGTTCAGCCAATGACTGGTCCAACTGGTTTGATCTTCGCTCTAAGAGTTCGTTACTCTTCACAGACTGGAACTGAAACTTTCTATAACGAAGTCAATACTGCTTTCTCTACAGTCGTATCTGGCGCTAACACACTTGGTTTAAAGCACGTTGGTTCACTTCCTGGTAACACAACTCAGACTTCAAACCTTGCTTCTACAGGTCTTTACAACTTCGCTGGTGGTATGTCCACGGCAGTTGGTGAAGAACTCGGAAACTCAACTGTTGCTTTCCCAGAAATGGCTTTCTCAATCGAGAAATTCAGCGCAACAGCTAAAGAGCGTGGCCTAAAAGCAGAATACACGATGGAACTCGCCCAAGACGTTAAGGCAATCCACAATCTGGACATTGAATCAGAATTGGCTGGCTGGCTTTCAACTGAAATCATGGCAGAGTTAAATCGTGAAATCGTTCGTACAATTTATGTAACAGCCGTTCAAGGTTCACAAACCGATACAACGACTGCCGGAATCTTCAATCTTGATACAGACTCAAATGGCCGTTGGTCAGTTGAAAGATTCAAGGGTCTAATGTTCCATCTTGATAAAGAATGTAACCAGATCGCAAAAGAAACCCGTAGAGGCAAGGGCAACTTCATGATTTGCTCTTCAGACGTGGCTTCGGCTCTTTCAATTGCTGGTGAGCTTGATTATGCTCCTGCACTCGCTGGAAACCAATTCCAAGTTGATGATACTGGTCATACATTCGTAGGTGTTCTGAATAACAGAATCCGAGTTTATATCGATCCATACGTCACTGGCGGAAACTATTGCGTAGTTGGTTATAAGGGTCAGCAAGCTTTCGACGCTGGACTTTATTACTGCCCATACGTTCCACTACAAATGGTTCGTGCGGTTGATCCAAATACCTTCCAACCCAAGATTGGTTACAAGACACGTTATGCCGTTGTCGCCAATCCATTCGCCCAAGGTTCTACACAAGGACTTGGCGCACTGGTAAAAGACTCAAATGTTTTTTATCGCCGTACAATTATCACAAATTTAATGTGAGTACAGACTATTTGTTGTCGGATTAAAAGGAACTTCGGTTCCTTTTTTTCTTGACATAAATACATATGATTGCTAATCCTCATTCTCCATTCACATTTTGAAAAAGGACTATAAAATGATTATATACAAACTTACATCACCATCTGGAAATGTTTATATCGGAAAAACGAAACAAGATTTAGAAGTTAGATTTCAGCAACACATTACCCTATGGAAACAGTTAAATGAAGGAGATAACCTTACATATAAACTTCACCATGCATTTAACAAATATCCACCAGAAACATGGAAAAAAGAAATTATTTTAGAATGTGACGAAAATAATGTTGATTATCATGAAATTGAACAAATTAAAATTCATGATTCCTATAAACACGGATATAATTCTACAATTGGTGGAGATGGAACAAATGGTTATATTTCTTCTGAAAAACACAAACAAGGAATTTCAGAAGGAAGAAAGAAGTGGTTCCAATCAGAAGCAGGACTAAAATGGAAAGAAGTTCTTCGTCAAAAACGAATTGAATATAATAACAGTAGAAGAGGAATACCAAACTGTAATAAAGGTAAGAAAATTATTTTGTCTGAAGAAAGCCAAAAAAGTAAATCGAAAAAATTGAGTAAATCCTTAAAAGGTAGAATATTCTCTGAAGAACATCGTCAAAATTTGAGTAATTCTAAAATTGGAAAACTTCATTCAGCCGAACACAAAAAAAAGATAAGTGAATCTCAAATTGGACGAAAACAAACACAAAGACAAAAAGATATTGTTAAAAAAGTTAATTCCGCATGGTGGTCTGTAACACATCCAAACGGCAAAGTTGAAAATATTCAAAATCTCAATGAATTTTGTAAACAGTATGGGTTAGATCAATCTAATCTTTGTAGAGGTTCACACAAGAAATTCAAAGCTGTAAAACTGACTGAAAAAGGTCAAGAACTAAAAAATTTAGAACAAATATAAATATCATAATACACAACAACAAAGGTTTTAGATATGTTATCTTTTTTAGAGTTTATTATCGAAGAACAAAAGAAAAGTGAATGGATCAATCAATACAATGATGTTGATGATAAACGTATTGGTAATCTTCAAAAGAAACTGTTTAATAGAGGTATGAACCCCAAGAATGATTGGGAATATTTTTCTACAGAATATGGTTCCAAAGACCTTGGTCCCAATAATGAAATTTCTAAGAGACATATCAGTCTGGTTATGGTTCATAAGAAAACTGGCCAAGAACGGAAGTTACATGTTAAGCCTGATGTTGAAAGAAATCCAGGAAAATACAAACTTAAGTCTAAACCATCAAAGAAAATGAACTGATGTTATCATTCAAAGAATTCATATTAGAAGAAAAGAAAAGTATATCTTCAATAGTTAAAGAAACCTTAAAAAATTCTGGTTTTACTGCTGATGCAAATTGTTCTGGTGGAAGATGTTATGAATTTAGAGATAAACTTCATGATAATTTAGTTGCTCATGGATACAAACCACATAAAATTGATTCTGCTTCTTGGACAAGAGGTCAAGCAGAAGAACTTGGTCATTCATTGAAGGTATCAGAATTTTCTCATTTAAATGATAACAACCATGCATGGATATATTTAAATGGAAAACATTATGATGCATTAAATACTAATGGCGCAAGATCACCACAAAAAATGAAATTTTTTAAAGATGTTAGTTATAAAGGTTATGGACCGGACGACGAAGAAATCTACTACCAATATTCTAAACATAAAAGACATTATGATAGAAAAAAAGATGAATACGTTCCTATTCCAAAAGGTTATATACATCCATATGATAGAAAGAAAAAATGACTTTTGCTAACCAGACATATACCAGAACAGAAACAGTTGATGATATCGGTCCTTGGACTTGGATCATTGATGAAACTGGTGCATGGAATGGACCCAAGCATGATTGGGAACTATCACATATGACCAAATATCTTCAATATCTTAAAGGAAGAAAGATGGTTGTTTGTGCTGGTGGTAATCAAGGGATGTATCCTAGACTCTTTGGTCGTCTATTCGAGACAGTCTATACGTTCGAACCCGATCCTCTTAATTTTTACTGTCTAGTAAATAACTGCCAATCAGAAAATATTATCAAAATCAATGCTGCTTTAGGTGATGAAGCCACGACGGTTCAAATGAAAATTCAAGTAGAAAATAATCGTGGAATGAATCAAGTCATTCCGCAAATGGGAAATATTCCACAACTCAAACTAGATTCGTTCCATCTTAATCATCTAGACCTTCTTCAGTTAGATGTTGAAGGATATGAATTAAATGTTCTGAAAGGTGCTGAAGAACATATTAAGAAATTCAAACCAGTGATCGCATGTGAACGTGGTGGAAACGACATCGAAAACTTTCTCTTCCCTATTGGATATTCTAAAGCAGATCAATCATTCGCAGACGTAATTTACAAGATAGATTAGTATGTTAAGTTTTTCAGAGTTCTTAATCGAAGTTGCCAGAGATAAAAAAAGAGCAGTCAAATTGGCTGATTATATTCATGCTCGACAAAGAAGACCCGGTTCAAAATATTCTAGTAGATTGAGAAAAGATCAATCAGATCAAATGATGAACACGATTCCTAGAACTAATAAAAGACCGAATATAACTTATCCAATGATGGAAAGATATTTCCAACATGTGAACGATAAACCAGAACACGTTCCTATTCATAAAATTGTGTCTGGTCAATCAACAGTTTCTAAAGATGTTGTTCAACAAAAAATTCTCGGAAAGTGGAGAGAACATGAACCAGAATATCCTTGGTTTATTCATCACAAAGGAATCTATTATCTTGTTGATGGAAATCATCGGGTTAATCAAGATCGTCTTGAAGGAAAAACACATTCCTTTGGTCTTGTGTATCATGTGGCAGATCATTTTGATGACTGGCACAAGTATTTGACACATGATAATTAATATGATACATTATTCGTGAAAGGAGTAGTGTCATGTCCATCTACAAAGGGGTTGAGATAGTTTCAACCATCATCGATAACGAAATCAGGTGGGTCATCTACTACGGTTCACTCCCCCAGATCTTCGATTCTCAGGAAGCTGCCAAAGCTTACTTGGATGAACTCTACAAGAAATTGAATGCCAAGGATTCGTCACAATAACGTCACCAAAGATGCTTGACTTCTATTAACGATTTAGCTATAAAGACCATGACGCTGATGGAAATTGGTCACTCCCTCCGGTGTTGAAGTTGGCGTCGTCTAGTAGTCCTCTTGTTTGACAGAACCCCAGAACTCTCCCCGCACTAGGAGTTCTGGGGTTTTCTGTTGCAAAGACACCGAAAGTCTGTTATGGAGTAGCCAAAGATACAATCCTTACATTCATGAGGATTTGTCTTCAAACGAACAATTCCAAATAAAAAATCCTAACAGACATGAGGATTTATATGGCCACTTACAAAGATGCAATCGACTGGATTGCAGATATGGACGATACTTCATGGGTTCCAAAAGATTTAAAAAAACTTAAACTAATGAAAGAAGATGATTTGCGGCCATCGGTTACTGCAACTATGGTTTCTCATATCTGGAACAAAGATATCTTAACGGTAACTCATGATATCTATAAGTCTATGAAAATTACTTGCAAGAGGTAATTATGGAAAAGTGGGAACTAGAATTTCTTAAAAAAAGAAATGAAGAAGGTTGGTTAGATAAACAAATTGCATACGAACTCGAATTATCCGTGTGCACAATTACAACACATAGATTAAGAATGGGACTTCCTTCTAAAAAACAAAGAATTTCAGAGCATTTCCCAATGTTCTATAAAATGGGATTAACAGATAGAACTATTGCTGCTAGATGCGGAACAAATAAACAAAACGTTCGTGAATGGAGATATAGAAACTATCTCCCGTTCCACGAATTTGATCCCGAATATCAACCATCACTTATCAAAGAATAAAGTTTAGGGGAGAACATTGCCCGCATATCCAATCGAGCAAGTCTCCCCTAAACCAGCTATCAAATGACCACAATTCGCAAGAGACACGACGTTTAATGTATGGTCTTATTCTGAGAACGAACGAATTACCATTATTCGACCCGACCATAGGTTTTGGAGGTCGGGGTGAGACTTGAACTCACATGTTCGAACACTCAACCATACACGTTGATTGCCTCTAGTGGTCGAATACTCAGGCTGTTAAGGATAGATTCAGCTTGAAACATCAATCCGATTGTCTCGGTTCCGTCTACCATTCCGGCATCCCCCCATACATTGGTGAGGGGAGTAGGATTCGAACCTACACGATGTTTTTTGAACTTCACCTGTTAGCTTGAGCTTGGTATATCCGAATACCAATCACCCTTTCCAAAGAGTGACTAAGTAACGGATTAAGTATCCCCAAAAATCGATTGCGATTGCCGATGAACCAATAATTGGGGAAATTAGTTCCGAACATTCAATTGATAGCGCCCGCTGGTGGCGAGTCGCTCTAGGTAGCTACGGGCATTCGGACGTGATCCTGAGTTCATGTGCATAAAGTATCGATATTCAATACTTTACGCAATCAAAAACGTCATGGCGGGAAAAAATTTGACATTGTCACCAATTATATACTAGTAATATGACATTGGAGAGCTCGCCATGAGCGACGGACCGCACAGAAGTCTGCCCATGAGGCGGCACTGGAAGGACTTCGAAGCTTATCAATCTTGGCCAACTTTGACAACTTAATTGTCTTGGGAATAGCTCCTGATTGCTTGACCGTTTCCCAACAGCCAACAACAACATCCTCAGTGATCATCTGAGTTTGTGCAGGGTGCGTTTCTGTTGCATGATACAGAACCAAAGGCTTCTGGACCTTCTTGGTTCGGTTCGATAGAGTCCTGAATCAGCATCGAACTTCCATTCGTCTGCATCATCCAAGACCGGAAGATTTGCATAGAGTGTCCTGATATCCGTTACTTGCTTTTCGAGGAACAGCAAATAAGTGACAGGAACATTCTCAAGGATTGGCTTTCCATCAACGGAAATCGTTGCCATAGCCAGACAATTCGACCAATCCTTCCTAGCTTCAACCTGAAAAAGATCAGAAAGAATTCTTTCAGCACGATTGAGGACTTCATTTGAAAGAACCTGAACTCGCTTCTTTTCTGCCGGAAGGTCTTCGTCGTCATCATTCTTCTTGACATATTGACGAGAAATTCCATTAAAAAGATCAGGCTTTTGCACGATCTTATAAAGTTCAGATACTTCGGCATAAACTTTTGGTTTAACACCTTTTTCAACTGCTAGGATTTGGTTTAGCTTTGCCATCTTTCACTCTTTGCTGAAGATAAAGTTTAATGGTAGCGGGAGAAGGATTTGAACCTTCGATTTCCTGCGTATGAGACAGGCGAGAACGACCGAACTTCTCTATCCCGCTATTCTTTGACCTTACATCGATAGCTCATGGAAGGCAAGACGGCTATGTACTTATAAAAGAGACAGTGAGAGGAATGTGATCTTAAGGCAACAGATATTAATTTCAGATACTTATAAATACAAAATAACCATAAAATAATCAGAGGAAATTCATGGCAAAAAATAAATCAGGAATTGGTTCTAAAAAAACAAATAGACCAGTCAAAAGAGTATTAATTCCAAAAAATATGAGAGATAGTGTTTCTGCTGAAGCTGGAAGATTAACTTCTCCAAGAGCTAGAGAAGAATTGGCAACTGCACTCGTAAAAGATATTTTTTCTGCTAAAAAACAACCTAAATCAAATAAACGTGTTTATGAACTTCCTCAACATGAACCAGTAACTTCACACAAACCAGATGTTAATCATTCAACACACTACTTTGACCCTGAACCTCCTGAAGATTTTTATAGAGAACCACAACGAAAACAAGAAATTGTAAAAGCTGAACCTTCTAAATTAGTTCCACAAAGGAAACGTGAATATTTCGAACCACGTCTTCCAACTGAACCGTCTAGACATGTTCCTTATCATGCTGTTTTTCATGATGAACCGGAAGAGCCAGAAGAGCATGACGAACATGCAGAGTTTATGGAAAGAAACAATCTTCCACCTTCTCTACATCCAGATAGATTTAGAAAAAATCCAATTCATCAACATGCGATTTTAAATGCTGGTCGTGATCCATATCAGTCCATTATAAATGGACCAGAACTTCTTAGACAGCACATTGCTCATAGAGCAATTGCACACATAGATAATGATTCAAATTCGTTTGAAGAAAGAAGAAATGCTCACAGATTACTTCAACATATTGCTAATCATGGAAATGAAGAAACACTAATGATGCTTCATGATCATCCTTCTCCTGAAGTAAAATCCATTGTTGCAAGTAGAACAGATAATCCATCTATTCTAAAAAAATATATTGATAGTAGTCCTTCGATTTATGATAGACCAGAACATGTTAAAATTGCAAACAAACGTTATAATGAAATGTCTTGGTATAAACAAAGACGTGGAAATAGATATACCAGAAAAGCAAATAAAAAATTTCAAAAGAAATTATATGGTGAACACATTGAACTGATTAAATCATTAACAGCAAAGAAACTTCTTGGATGATTAGGTTTTCTGAATTCGTCTTTCTTATTGAAAATAGAATTGAGTATCTTAAGAAAACATCTGGATTACACCCTGATGATGTTGATAAGATTGCTCAAGCTGATCCAACAGAAAGTAAAGTCTATACTCAATGGTTGATCAAAAGACATAAGAAAGGCGAATTTCCTTTATTGGGAAACGAATTTATCAATGCAAAAAACCGTGAAACTCTAGATCATTTCGATAAGATCAAAACGCATCATAAGCATTTTCTTGGTGGAAAAACTGATATTAATCAGTATAAATCTATTGAAGATTTGAACAATTCTATTCATCCGTTCGTTGGTAATAAAATTCTCGATGAAGATGGAATTAAAGTATATTCTGCTAAAACTCCTGAACAGGCAGAATATCATGGACGTGATTCTAAATGGTGTACGGCATCAAGAAATAGTGGTCACGTTGCAAGTTATTTGAAAGCAGGAGGATTAAAAATTCTTCATACGGGTGATCCAGAAGAAAAATATCAATGGTTCGAAGGTGGAAAAGGTAAGGTTCCAGAACTAAAAGATATTAATAATAATGAAGTCGAACCTCATGAATTAGAACAACGTCATCCTGCCGTCAAAAATGTTCATGGTTGGGATGATTTCAAAGAAGCTCATTACAGTCATCATTCTCCCGAGGAAGAAGATGAACATGATATTCATCAACAAATTTATGACTTAGTTCATTCTCATAATGAAAGTGATCGAGTTGAAGCTGTTGAAACCCATTCTGCACATCATGATTTTCCACATCTTTATGATGATGCAAGTGCAGAAGTGAAGAAAGCTATTATAGATAAAGAATCCGAAAGAAGTTACAATCATCGTGATCGTGTTCATCGTAAATTTATCGATGATGACGATGATGAAGTTAAAGGACATGTTGCTGAACATGCAGTTCATCCTGGAATTATCAAAGACCTAATTGATAATTACCATGACGTAAATGAAGTTCGTGAAGGATTGTCTACAAACCCAAAAACACCAAAAGAGTTCCTTCACAAATTAGTTGATGAAGACGAATCTTCACATATTCGTTCCAATACTCTTATGTCAGTTTTAAACAGAGATGACATGGAACATGGTGAAAAATTTCATCTGGCTAATAAAGTTCTCGACAAACATAAACCTACTGGTTCATATCATACAGCACAACATTTAGCTGGAATTTCCAGTAATTTAGATGATGACAGAAAACATAAACTCTTAGACAAAATGTCAGTTCATCCTGATGAACAAATGAGAAAATATGCCGCTGATTCTGAACCAGAAAGATATGTTCATAAACTGAAAGACGATTCTTCAGAAATTGTTCGTTCTTCACTGGCATACACGTATCCACATCTGTTTACTGATGTTCATCAACCAGAAAGAACAAAGGCAATTGCTGCAAGATTTGGTGATACAAACGTCATTGATAAAATGATTCACCACGATTCTAATAATATCAAGAAACAAATTCTTGATAATCCTAATTGTGAAAATAGACACATAACTCATATGATAAAAGATTTGAGTCAGCGTCCAAAAAGTGATTCAGGTTGGTTAGCCCAACAAATTGCACATAAAGGAATTATGTTCGATGAAGACAATCATCGAGCCGCAGCCAATTCAAGACATATAGAATTACACATGGCCGCAGCAACGTTCTCACACGATCCAGAAGTTTTAGAAGCCATGTCGAAACATCATCTTCCTCAAATAAGAGGAAGAGTTGCGCAAAACCAACATACTCCTGATCATGTCCTAGACAAATTATCGAATGACGAAAATAACAATGTTATGTTTCATGCCAAGAATACAAAATATTACAAAAAGAAAAATTAATGAATCGTATTGGATGAAGGCTGGATCATAGCAAAAAAATCATCAGACGGATCGCTTGAATTGTGAATATAATCTTCCATCATATCATTAACCTTAGAAATTCCCTCAATTGATTTCTCCGTTGCATTCATAGAAATAAGAATAGAATTGTTGTAATATCTTACCATTTCATCATGAAGATCAGAAATAGTAATAACATGAAATCTGTCAAAGTTTAGAAGCTGATCTTTCGAAAATGGGATAAACTTAGTCAAGACGATTGATCCAGAATTATCAATAACCTGCATTGGGTTCTTGACTATGATGTTTGTTTTATTCTCTTCAAAAATTTCAGCTAGAACTTCTTCCCCATTGATTAAACGAAAATGCTTTACGTTCTCCAAGATATTCTCCTTCAAATTTTTATGGTTCTAATTTTATATTGAAATTCTTCTTGATTGTAAATCTTTAACCTATGTATAAAATGCTTGAGTGTATAGTTCTTCCTTGATTTCCAAGAAAGATCATCAGAGAGATCGAATAGAACTGATCTATCTTTGTTACTCGATCTTCTTAGAACTCTTCCAATCGATTGGAGAACTCTGATCTTTGATTTCGACGGAGAAGCAAAGATAATATTCTTTAGGCTAACTATGTTCACACCAGTTGAAACTGTTCCAACAGATGCAATGAGAATAGCATTATTATCTGACTCTATCGATTTCCTTATTTTCTCTCTTTCTTGACCTGAAATTTCACCAGAAATATAATAAACTGGTCTTCCACAATCCTTTAACATTTCATAAAGTTCTTTTCCGTGCTTATCTACATATTGAAAAAGAAGAAGACTGTTTCCTTTTAGACCAAGAACCAGTTGTTTGATGATATTATTTCTTCGTTCGTGTCTAACTATAAAATCAACTTCCTCTGCGTAAGTCAAGGTCTTGCATAGCTTTCTTTCTTCGTCCGTATACTTAAACGTCACACATTCAATATTCAGATCAGAGAGAATTTTCTTCTCGATCAATTCTGAAGTCGATGACGTTCTATAAATTTCTCCAAACAATCCTTCAAGGATCATTGCATTGCATTTGGAATCTTCAATGGTTCCAGTGAAACCAAATCTCAATTCGACATGATTCATTTGCTCGACAATAGACGTGATGGATTTCGATGTAGCCAAATGAGCTTCATCAACAATCAACATATCAAATTTCTTGAACCATTCTTTGGGCATCTTAGACAGAGATTGAAAAGTTCCGATCTGAACTTGAGCGTCTACTTCTTTTTCTTTCCCATGATGTATCGTATGAATAGAACCGTCAAAACCGTAATCACGAAAATCGCTCTCCATCTGACTTGTCAGGTTGATCGTAGGAACAACAATCAATGTTCTTTTCTGATAATGTTTGATTAACATATAAATTAGGAAAGACTTACCACTTCCTGTTGGACTTAGGATCAATGCCCTTTCCCGTTGAATACAGCGTTCCAGAGAAGAAATTTGATAATCACGTACCTGGATACCTGGACGTGTTAAACTTTCAACCCAGCGTGAAATTTGGGCGGTTTCTGTTGATTTTAAAGGAGGTTCATACCCAGATACAGAATACCCATTGAATTCTGCGTATTCGACTATCTTATGATATAGTCCAGCATAGATGGTTTTTGGTCCAATTTTGAATAGCCGAATTTTTCCATCCCAACCCCTTTTAAAAGCTGGAATGAATCTGGCACCTGGAATGCTAAATGAAAAATGATCCTGAAGATCACGAAGGATTCCAGGTTCAGCGTCAATTTTTATGAATGTGTTGTCAATCTTTGATATAATCAGTTCCATAAATTTACTTATGGAACGTCAAAACCCCGCTTCAAACTTCTTATACTCAATGATGTTCTTGATATTATATGTTCGCTGATTGATAGAACGAATTACTTCTTCTATGAATCTTAGTTTGGATTGTTGCTTATCAAGTTCGTATTGGCTATCGGCCAATGCTGGATAATTTTCTTGATAGAAGTTGAAGTCTTTCTTTAGTTTCTTTCTTTCGTCGCTTATGTCTGAATATTTCTGTTGTGATGTTTTGTTCGGACCATCAATATGAACCTTCAAATCATATTTAAGTTTTCTGTGTTCCATATTAAGTTTGTGATACTTCATACTTTCAGTAGCTAATATTTTAATCCACTTAGCATGAAGAGTTGAAGTTCTAATTGATTCTTGTTCTAAGTCGGTTCCTATTTTAGAATCGTTCGCCCATTCTTTTATTAAATTATTTTCTTCCATAATATATTTTACTCAATTTTTTCATTGATAATTCTCTAGTTTCATGATCTGACCAAAAAATTAAATATTTCAAATCTTCAACATTCAGTTCAAATTTATCTAACAGTTTTTGTTTTTCTTTTTCGGAACCATATCTACAAATCCAAAAAATTTCTTCTTCTGAAATTTCATCCTTTTTCAATACATTTATTGTGTATCCTGGATACAATTTTCTAATCAATAGTGCTGAAGAATATTTGTCCAGTTTCATTGTTCAGAACTTTGGAATATAGAATGATTTTCTTTGAGCCGGTTCCCTGGTGAAATCGAAAGCTCGTTCTTCCACTTTAATAGAACCAAAAACGTATTCCTGTTGATCACAAGGAATTCGAACATCGTCCCAATCGATGATCGCAACATTCTCGGAAATAACTTTTAAAACAGTTCCCTTCATTCCAAACTTAATTTTAAGTGGATTATTATCATCATCATGAAATCCGGCGAAAGATACTTTTGCACCAGATTTGATCGAACCATGCAGGAGTGACATGTCAGACCTTTTTCTTTTGGGGATTAAGGAAGATAAATTGGGCCAAACAAACTCCATCATCAACATCTTCGTCTGAGACGTTCAGTTCATGCTGCCGAAGGCGTTCGTTTGATTCATAGCATCTGGTCCTATTAGAACCCCCCGATCTTGTCAAGATTGAGATGTATTCATCATCACTAATCAAGACAGCAGATAAAAATTCGTCAATGTCTTCTTTCTTGAGATTGAGAAGAGTAAGAATTTCTTGATTACTCATGACATTTCCTTTTCTTTTGAACGTTTTATCAACTCTTTGAATTCTTCGTCTGTTCCAAATCTTTTCTCGAATGATTCCAAAATCAATCTTCTCACTAATGAAGAAGCAGATATGATCTGAACTTCATTTGATTGAACTCTCAACTTTGATATCATCGTCTTGATATCATCGTCGATCATGACATTGAACTGTTCAGTAAATTTGCTCATGGTTTGTTCTCATTCATTGAAGCGAACATCGCTCCCTTGATGAACAATATAGCATATAGATGTATAGATTTCAAGAGCTTGTGTTAGGTAACACGATCAATCTTATAAGACGTATAATAAAAAATAGCCGTGGCCTCGAAATACTCAACTTCAGTATTAGTTGAATCAAATTCAAGTTCAGTTAATGAGACTGGAATACAATCTCGAAAAATCACTTCAATCTTAGGATTTCTATGAGAAGAAAGAATGAAAAGAGAAATGTCGGATTCGATATTCCGACCAATTACTTTATCTTCAGCTTCAATTTCAGCACGTTCCTGAAATCTGTTTGGAAATCCAGTTAATTTAATCCAATCATGAATTTCTAACCAATTCTTTAATTCTTCATCTACTCTAAAAGTAACTGCCAATGGAGAATAATCAATGTGATCGCCAGTATAATTTAACTTGACAAATGGATTACTTTTAGGAACTGCATTTAGAGCAAGAGCAGGAATATTTACTTGTTGACAAAAGAAATTTATATGTGGTGATTTTCGAATAACAAGTTTAAATCCTGCGTTCGAAAGTAAATTTGGATTAGTCGGAACAGAACTTAAGGCCGTTGGTGATTCTGGATTAGTAGTCAATTAAAAAAATCCTATCAATGAGTTGAGCAGATGAATATTTATCTATAATATGAATCCCATTTTCATTAGTTTATTTCTATGTTCTTCAGTTCCATGACGAGCAATACAAGATTTTGTATTATCATTTAATTCATGATGATCTAATAATTTAGTTTTATGTTCTTCAGTTCCAAAACGAGCAATCCAATATTTTGTATTATCATTTAATTCATGATGATCTAATAATTTAGTTCTATGTTCTTCAGTTCCATGACGAGCAATACAAGATTTTGTATTATTATCTAATTCATGATGATCTAATAATTTAGTTTTATGTTCTTCAGTTCCATTACGAGCAATCCAATATTTTGTATTATCATCTAATTTATGATGATCTAATAATTTAGTTCTATGTTCATCATTTCCATTACGAGCAATACAATATTTTGTATTATCATCTAATTCATGATGATCTAATAATTTAGTTTTATGTTCATCAGTTCCATTTATAGCAATCAAAGATTTTTCTTTATATGAAATATTAGGATTAGATAGACATTTATCTAACCATCCTGGATGATTCATTTTAATAAGTTCAACAGATGAATATTTATCGAATTTCATCGCATGTTTGCCTTGGCTTTGTCTCTCACGAATTGAGACTTGTCATTGAGCATTAAGTGAGCAAACTTTGGATGACTGGCAACAACGGCACGAACTTGTTCGTTGTCGTCATTCATTCCAACTCTAAGGTGATCGTCATGGCCATGTTTCATGACTTCTGCACGAACCCAAGGGTTATCATGATGAATTAACTTGTCAAGGTGAGGTTTATGTCCAGCCCGAGCAATATGTTCTTCTGCATGTTCTTGTCGTCCAGCCAACATCGAAGATACAGAATGACCAGCATGAGGATCAAGACTATATGTATGTGATTCATGATCATTATAATGACTGTTCATGAAAGCCTCATGAACTTCATGTTGATGGGGAGATGACAGAACTGTTTTAGTTCTAAGCATTTTATCTGGTGATTGAGCGGCAGCCAAATGAACTTTCTTGTTTCCTCGATTCAGGATATCTTCATGAACTTCATCTAAAAATCTATCTTTACCTTTACCAACTGGTTTAGCTGAAGCTAGTTTCTCAAGTCCTCTTTGTGAAGTATTGTGTGAAAGTTGATTTCTAATATCAGAACTTGGATGATCATGAAATTCATCTATAATTTTATTTGTCAATTTAAGATGTTCTTTTTTATCCATATTATGTTTATTAATAGCAGTGTCGCCAATTATTTCACCAGCAACATGTTCATCAACTTTAGCTTTTCTCCAAATTCTATTAGAAAATTCAGGCATCAAGTGAGCACGATATTTGTAAACAGCTTCTCTATATCTGTTGTTACCAAGTAATTTTTCAATTCTTTCTTTTGGTTCCAGGAAAGCATCGTGCTTTCCTTTAAATTCAGGATGTTCAATTAAACTAGGATGGTTAAAAACAAAATGGTCTAAATCTCCATTATCATTCAGTTCATTTTTAAATTCATATCGACGTGAATCAGAAATGTGAAGTTGAACTTTTCTACCAGATGGTTTTTTGTTTTCAGCATCTTCAAATTGATGGAAAACGTATAATGGGCCAGCTTTCAAATAGTTTACGGCATGATGGGCATAATCTGGATTAGTTGATGCCGTGCACCATTTAGTTCCTTTACCATGAATTTTAGCAGCTTCAGGAGTCGTTACTTTATAGACTTTCAATCCAGGTTCTTCGTGAATTTTCTCAGAACCTTCCATTGCTCTTCTTTTCATTTCTTTTTCAGATGGAGCATTTTCATCAATATTGCTAATTTTAGAATGTAATTCATGAATGTTTTTGTATGAATTTAAATCTCTTGACAATCCTTTTTCAGACATTTGTCTTTGAACATTAGGATGCTGAAAATGTTTTAGAACTAAATTATGAAGTCTTTTACTTCCTTTTTCGCTATATGTAGTTATAGAATTATCTGAATTTGGAATTATAAATTCTTTATGGTTTTCGTGTTGAGGAAGAACATGTCCAAGTTTATGTTGTTTAACAAGCCATTGTGTATATTGTTTATTTTCAGAAGGATCAATTTCTGCTAACTTATCAATAATGTCTGGATGGACACCAGAATTTTGTTTGAGATATTCAATTCGATTTTCAAGTAATAAAGCAAACTGACTAAAAGATAGCATCAATGATTCCTATTTAATTTCTTGTTTTTCAATATTTATAGAAATGTCATTACCATCTTCATCACAATAGCCTCTAAATGGACCACCATAAATACATCTACCAATCATTGGTCCTTCAGTATAAATTTTACATTTATGACAACAGACACATTTTCCTATTTTCGTTTTCCACTTAACATCTTTTTTTGACATGAATAAATAACCTATAACAGCTTTCCCTACGGGAAATGTCGCTTCGCTCCAAGACCAGTCTCTTAACGAGTCTTCGTCCAGTTAATAACAGTTAATAACAATAATAATAGTAATAATAATATACCTCCACATATAACGGCACAAGCCTTATTATATCCACAATTCCGAGTTTGTCAAGAGAAAAATGAACGATTGTGTTCAAATTATGTTACAGAATATTTCACTTGACTTGAAACAGCAACTCCATACAATTGAAAGATAAAGGAAATTTTTATTGAGTGACAAGTTGATTGAGAAAAAACGTAAGTCAGTAAACTATATTAATAATCAAGAACTTTGTGAACATCTAAAGGTTTATAGAGAAGCTTATTTTAAAGCCAAAGAGGCTGGTGAAGAACTTCCTAGAATTCCAGAATATGTTGGGCAAGCAATTCTTCTATTGACAAATAGAATTGCTACCAAAAGAAGTTTTTCTTCATATAGTTTTTTAGACGAAATGATTTCAGATGCAATTGAGAATGTTTGTTTGTATCTTCACAATTATGATCCAACCAAACCAACACAATCTGGCAAACCAAATGCTTTTGCGTATCTGACAAAAGTAATCTGGTGGGCATTTGTCAGAAGAATTAATTATGAGAAGAGACAACAATATTTGCTCTACAAGAATTCCATGAACCAGATGATCGAAGACCAACTCAATCCTAACATGATCTTGGGGGTTGAACAGAATGAGATGTATGATAACATCCAAGAGTTCGTTCGGGACTATGAGGTCAAACACAAGATCAGCGGGAAGAAGAAATGCTAGATGTATATTCATCTTGTGAATTAATTAGGATAAATTTTCCTGGGTTTATTGAAAAAATGTTAAATCAAAAAGAATTACCGAATTCAGTAAAGCATTTTATTTCTTATTATGCTACACACGATCAAAGACTTAAATTAATAAAAAATCATAAAGATTTTGATTACAACACAAAATATTGTTTATGTAGATATAGCGAACAAGATATTCTTTTACGAATAATAGAGGAATTACAAATTGATTATGAGTTAAGACATCTTATAGAAAGATTTGGAAATTCTGAAGTTATAAAAAAATTAAATGATAAGATGAACAATCGTTTTCGTTTGTCACGCACATCAAAAAGGTGAAATATGGAAATCTTTCTTCTAATTTTGATGATTTTTACTAATGTGTTTTTGTTTTGGTTCGGAATCAAAATAACGTATATTACAGAAGTTCTATTAAAAGATTTAGACGAAATTGAATATAAATTAGATGAAATTAAAAACGAAATCGAGTTCTTAAAGGATGAAATTGAACATGCTAACGTATCACAAAGGCGACCTTTTCTCGACTCCTGATTTGTTCATTGCCCATGGCTGTAATGCACAAGGGGTCATGGGTGCTGGCGTTGCGTTACAAGTCAAAACACTTTATCCTGAAGTATTCGAAGATTATAAAGAACTTTGTTCTGAATTTAAAAATAAATCTGAATTACTTGGGGAAGTTTTATCAGTTGAAGTTGAAGGCAAAACAATTATAAATTGTTTTACTCAATTGAATTTTAGTTCGGATGGTTCTAAGCAAGTTTCATATGATTCGGTCGATAAATGTATGATATATGTTAGTAAATTTTTAAATTTATATGATAAATTAAAACCTCTTAAAGAACATAAATTTAAAAGTTCTATTTCGATGCCCAAGATTGGCGCTGGTTTGGGTGGAGGAAATTGGGAAGTCATTGAAGCAATCATCAAACATCGTCTAGCTGATGTAAACGTGAAGATTTGGGAACTATGATTAGAAAACATGGAAATCTAAAAGACTTAGAACCTAACGAACCACCAGTTGAAAAAGGTTTTGTAAGAATTTACGAATTCCTTCATGGATACGAAGATATTACTGAAGAAGAATACGAAAAACAATACAATTCTACTGAAGTCAAAATTCTTGAAGATGAAATCAGAAAAGAAATTGACAAAGAAATCATCAGTATAATAGCGAAAAATTCGAGAGCATAATGTCTAGATTTGTAGAAACATCATTTGTTAATGAAGTTGATCAGACGATTTATCCAGGTGATGAAGTTCTTTATATTGGAACTTCGTGGAAATCAACTAGAGCCAAGGTTGGAAAGTTCGCTGGTGTTTACATCGGTGAAATTTTGACTTGGAATCGTGAGAAGGTTGGGTATGATAAGAACGAAGGCATCGTGGCGGTTAAGGTCTTAGAAGTGGAGAGACATAGAGTTACATACAATTCTGAAAGTGGAAAGTATGACTATGGTACAAAGAACGATGGATATGCCGTTCTTCCTCTAAAGAGAGTCTATAAGCTTCATAAGTAAAGAACTGCGGATATAGCTCAATGGTAGAGCCACTGCCTTCCAAGCAGATGACGTTGGTTCGATTCCGACTATCCGCTCATAGAGTTCCTTACTTGACTAAGTAGGCATATACATAAGACCTATTAGTCAAGTAAGGAACATCAAAACTGTTTTATACAATTTATAAAATTACAAATAAATTAAATGGAAAATATTATATCGGAAAACACCAAACAAAAAATCTTAATGATGGATATTTTGGTTCTGGTAAATTGTTGAAGATAGCAATTAAAAAATATGGAATAGAAAACTTTACAAAAGAAATTCTTCATATTTTTGATTCTGAAGAAGAAATGAATAATAAAGAAAAAGAACTTGTTATTTTAGAAGAATCTAGTTATAATATTTGTTTTGGTGGTAAAGGTGGATGGGGATATGTAAACCAAACTGGATTATGTAATACATCTCTTGGTAGAAAAAATGCAGACAAAGTATTGTTTGAATTATATAATGTAGATAATGCAGGACAATTACCACAATCTAGGAAAGTTAATTCTGAAAAATTTAAACGTTTTAATAGAGAAGGAAAAATAAAACCTTTTAATTGGACAGGAAAAAATCACTCTGAAGAAACAAAAAGAAAAATTGGAATTGCAAATTCAAAATTAAAAGGAACTAAGAATTCTCAATATGGAACATTCTGGATAACGAATGGCTTAGAAAATAAAAAACTAAAAAACAACGAATATATTCCAGATGGGTGGATTTGTGGAAGAAAATTTACTAAAAAGCCGGTATAGCTCAATGGTTAGAGCGCTTCCCCTGTAAGGAAGATGTTGCGGGTTCAAGTCCATGCTACCGGCTCCATTCATCAAGGGAAATACATGAGTAAAACCAGAGACGAGAAAATGGGTGGAACTTCTAGTATTGATGGACTGGTTCTCTATCAAGGAAGTAGAGATGAACTTCAAATGAAACTTCGTCAGAAGGACGATTATATAGACGAACTCCGAAAACAAATAGAAGAACTAGAGAATAAAGTAAAGAATCTTGAAGAACATATATACGATCTCAAAGTTAGGTAATGGGTATGAAACCAGAAACATCACAAATTGAATTTAGAGTTTGGTGGATTCCTCAAATTGGCCAAGCACCAACATTGTATAAAATTAAGATGTTGGAAACAACATTTTATGTTCCTGTTAAGTCAATAGAAGAAGGTAAGAAAATTTGTGAAGTATTGGCTCATTATGATCTATTTCAATATGAAAATAGAATCAAACCTGATTATGCCAATACAGGTGGAATCAGTATGAAACATCCAACTGGAACTGATGGAGAATGGTGGGATGTTCCAGATGATGAAGAAGAATTGCAAGATATTTTGGATCACTGTGTCTAAGAATTAGATAATCATGTCAGAAAAAATTTGTAAAGACTGCAAGCATCATATCTATGATATACATGGAAAATGGAAAAAAAACCAACATTTATGTTATGCGAGAAAGGTCGAAGAAAAAACTGATATCGTAACTGGTGAAAAATATAAAACAACAAGTTTCTTAGGATATTGCCACGATGTAAGAGATTCAGAAGAACTTTGTGGTCTAGAAGGAAAACTATTTGAGAAACGAGAAAAAAGTATTTTCGAAAAATATAATGCGTAAGGATTTTAAATGGATAAGTCAGATGTAATTTTGTATCTGAAAGATATAGAAGGTCTTTTAGAAACACCAAAATCAGCAACATTAATACTTTGGAAAAGAAATGTGGAATTAGCATTAGAACAAGTTCAATTTTTAATCAAGGAATTGGAGAATGACGAAAGAAGAGAAGAACAATCAGCTTCCACCGATTGTTAAGCAGTACATCGATAAGCTAAGTGAACCTGGATATAACAGGTTTCAGAGAGACACGGCTTGTTTAATTCTTGAAAATATTCGTGACTCTTGTGCCAAAGCGATCACAGAATTCAAAGCATCACAATCAAATAGAAAGGTTTGATAATGGCTAAGCCAAAAACAAAGAAGGTTTTTGTTGTTATTCCAATGGATAGTGATCCAAGAGATGGTATGTTACCTTCAATTGGATATGAATCCTATGAACATATCGAAACTAGAGATACTGAAGAAGAAGCAGTCGAATATGCTAAAGATTTAATGGAACAACAATCCCCAGATACAACGTCAGTTGGTGTTTTCGAACTCACTCGTTTGTTCGTCACCGACGTTACGGAAGTTGACTATTGATCTGAGTTGACTCGATGCTCTATAATCCAGGAGCATCGAGCCACAATTGTATCAGGAGTATATAATGAAGAAGGCGAGATTTGTTGCTTGGACAATAGTCTTTATTGCATTTTTACATTTTCTAGCAGTTCCATTTTCTGCAATAACTGGTTGGGTTCCAGTAAATAAAGATGCAGCCGGACTATCTTTTACATTTACATTTTTGGCAACTATATTTGCAATAATGATTTTAATCAACACTAATGAGGAATAGTTATGTCTCATGATCGTGGATGTTATTGTGGAAGGGAACGGTACGAATATGAAGACTGCACCAAACCAGATTGCACCAGAAGAAAAAGGAAATTGATCGTAACAATCGACGAAAAAAATGTCGAAGAAGCTCTAGAAGCTACCGAAGAATATCTCAAGGAGTTGAAGAAGAAACAAAAAGAACTAGAGAAGTCTGATCCACACAAGATCATGGCTATTGAACTTCATAATCTCATTTGTGATAGACATTCACATAATGGATTGTGTTATTGGGAGAATGAAGAAAAACAACCATACAAGTGGAATGGAATTGGCCATCAATATTGGTTAGAGAGAGTTAAGATTCTTGCCAAATTTCTAGCCGAAAAACATATGACTTACGAACAATTCATCGAATCAATTAAGTTATCAAATGAGTGGAAAGGAAGTAAATAATATTGACTAAAATAGCTTTGATTACTGACACTCACTTCGGCGTGAGAAATGATCAGATTTCATTTCTGGATAAGCAGAAGGAATTCTTTGATAACGTCTTCTTCCCAACTCTAGAAGAACAAAAGATCGATAGAGTTATCCATCTTGGAGATTTAGTTGATAGACGGAAGTTTATCAACTTCAATACTCTCAATCGTATGAAGACAGATTTCCTTGATCGTCTTGGAAATCAGGTTGTCACGATTGTTGCTGGCAATCACGATGTTGCCTATCGAATGACCAATTCGTTGAATGCTCTTGATGAACTTCTGAAGTCATATAAAAACTTCAATTTGATTACCAAGAAGCCCAAGCACGTTGATGATTTTCTTTATGTTCCTTGGATCACTTCCGACAATCGAGAAGAATCGTTCAAAATCATCAAGGATTCAAGAGCACAATATTGTTTTGGTCATCTTGAGTTGTCTGGGTTCAAGATGAATTCAGGAATCATTGCGGAGCATGGCGATGATCCTATCGAGTTTGCACATTTAGGAATGGTCTTTTCTGGACATTATCATTCTAAGTCTTCAAGAGGAAACATTCATTATCTGGGTGCTCCGTTTGCTTTCAATTGGGGAGATTATGGAACGGATCGAGGGTTTCATATCCTCGATACCAAGACTAACCGATTGACTTTCATCGACAATCCATATACACTGTTCTATCAGCTTGATTATGACGAAGAGAAGCAATCGTTCATTCCAGAACTGATTGAAAACTGCTATGTCAAAATCGTTGTGAGAAACAAATCTTCACAGTCAAAGTTCGAAGAATTTCTAGAGAAAGTTCAATCAAAGAAACCTCATGATATCAAGATTGTAGAACAACAATCTCTAGAAATTGACACAGAAGTATTCTCGGGTATTGAAACAACTCCTGAGATCATCAAGAAATATATCGAACAGATTGATGTGAATGTGAATAAGAAAGAATTAGAAAAGGTCATGATTAATCTATATCAACAGGCTTCACTTCTAGAATGATTCATTTCTCTAAAGTCAGATGGAAGAAAGATAAGTAGTGATAAAAGGAATCACTACTATGGAAAAAGAAGAGTTAATAAAACTTTTATCAGATAATAGTAAAACTGACAAAGAAATATCTAAAATAGTAAATTTATCGTTTAAATATATTAGAGTTTTAAGAAGAAGATGGAAAATTAAACCTAAAAAACGAGGTATGAAACCAGGAACTATAATATCTTCTTATAATAAAAAGTGCAAAGTTTGTTTGAAATCGTTCAAAACTGTTCCTAGTTTAGATTCAATATATTGTTCAAGAAAATGTATGCATTCATGCGAAGAATATTTAAATAAATTAAAAAATATGGACAAATCATATATGCAAACAGAGGTTTATAGAAATTCATTAAAACGTGAATCAACACCAGAATATAAAAGATTTGTTAATAGAGTTCATAGATTAAGTTCTAAAACATATGAAAAATATAAGAATATAATTAATCCAAATAATTTTCCTAGAACGAAATGTGGAATCGAAGGTGGATATCAACTCGATCATATAATTTCTATAAGATTTGGTTTTCACAATAATATGTCTCCTGAAGAATTGTCTTTAGTTGAAAATTTACAAATATTACCATGGAAAGATAATTTAAAAAAAGGTCAATAGGAGAGTGGAAAATAATACATTTTAAACATGTGAAATGGAAGAACTTTTTATCTACTGGAAATCACTTCAACGAAATTCAATTAGACGAACATCCAACAGTTTGTATAAGTGGAATCAATGGAAGTGGAAAGTCAAGTTGCATCGATGCCTTGACTTATGTCCTCTATAAGAAGCCATTCCGTAATATAAATCTCCCGAACCTGATCAACTCCATCAACGACAAAGAAATGTTAGTGGAGGTTGAATTTCATATTGGGCAAAGATCATTCCTTATTAGACGAGGAATGAAACCCAACATATTTGAGATTTTTGTTGATGGAACTCTGATTCCACCACCAGCAAATATTTTTGATTATCAGGATAATCTTGAGAAGAACATTCTCAAGATGAACTACAAGACGTTCTGTCAAATTGTAGTTCTCGGTTCAGCAAACTTCGTTCCTTTCATGTTGCTTCCTGCACAGACGAGACGAGAAATCATCGAAGATTTGCTTGATATTGAAATCTTCAGTAAGATGAATGTTCTCCTGAAGGATGCGATTGGTCGGATCAAGGACGAAATATCTGATCTTGAACACAACGAAAAGCTACTGAACTCAAGAATTTCCTTGATCGAAAAACATATCAAGGAAATAGAGATCAATAATCAAGCAATGATCGAAGAGCGAAAGAATTCTATCAATGAACTTACAGAATCAATTCAACAGCTTGTTCAAAAAAATAAAGAGATCACAGATGAAATTTCGTTACTTGGAGAGAAATCAACAGCTTCATTACTCGATATTAGGTCAAAACTGGAACACACGAAATCGACCCAAAAAAGTCTTGAAAAGAAAGAGAAATCGTATCTGGGGACGGCCGAAAAATACCGGCAAATGGACTCTTGCCCCACATGTCAACAACCTATTGACGAGTCCCGCAAAAACGAACTTGTTAAAGTCCAAGAAGAAATGCGAGAGAAGGTTATAGAGGTATCAGAAAAGCTCAGTCGCCAAGCTTCAAAGCTGACCAAATCTCTTGAGAAAGCAACCGAACTCGCTAATCAAATCTCAGACAAGAACAAAGAAATCCAGAAGAACGAATCATCAATCCAAGCCAATGAGAAGTCGATTTCACTTCTAAAGCAACAGATCAAAGATTTTGAGAAATCTAAGAAAGAGATTGATACCTCTGACCTAGAAAACCACAAGAAAGTTCTAGGCAAAATCGTTGTCAAGAAAGAGAAGAAGGTCAATCAAAGAGAACTCTTTGTGGTTGCTTCACAACTTCTTAAAGATGGTGGTATCAAAACCACAATTATCAAGCAGTATATCCCGATCATTAACAAACTGATTCATAAATATCTGGATCAAATGGATTTCTTTTGTCAATTCGAAATTGACGAAAACTTCAAAGAAATTATTCGTTCGAACTATAGAGATGATATGAGTTATGCGAATTTTAGCCAGGGTGAACGAATGAGAATCGATATTGCTCTTCTATTTACTTGGCGTGAGATCGCCAGAATGAGAAATTCTTCAATCACAAATCTACTGATTCTTGACGAGATTATGGATTCGTCATTGGATCAAAGCGGAACCGAAGAGTTCGTCAAGATCATCACTGCACTCTCAAACAACTCAAACATCTTTGTCATTTCTCATAAGAGCGAACAAATAATCGACAAGTTTTCTCATGTCATCGAATTCAAAAAGGATAAGAACTTCTCTGTAATGATAGGTGCATAATGGATTTTTGGACGACATATTTTGTATTCAATCTTTGTTCTTTTGTGGTCTTTGCTCTCATTGGAAAATGGTCTAGAGAAAATGTTTTGAGTTTTCCTATGTTTATCTCGTTTCTGTTAGTAGGGCCACTTCTAATTTTCATTTTTTCATACGCTTTTCTCTATGACTTAATAACATCGAAGAATCCACATGAATGTAAGTTCATTCAGTTTTTAACTAGAAACGCTTTTTTTTCGGTTGCAACGTTCTTTACGTTTATTGTTGTTCTTTATTTGATCAAGAGTAATTTTATATGATTTATCAATTAGTAAAATCTACCAATCCTCTTCTACATCAGAAGCTTCCACGATTTGATTTTTCAAATCCACCAATTGATCCGAAGCAATTGGCTCATGACTTGGCTGAAACGATGGTGGCCAAGAATGGCGTAGGATTGTCTGCCAATCAAGTAGGATTGCCCTACAGAGCGTTTGTAGTCGCCTCTGATCCAATCATGTGTTGCTTCAATCCGATCATTGTAGACCAATCTCCACAGACAATGGTTCTCGATGAAGCTTGCCTTTCTCTTCCTGGAATTACGGTCAAGAAAGATAGACCACTAAAGATCAGAATTCGGTTTACGTTACCTTCAGGAGAAACGGTAACTGAAATCTATCAGGGAATGACTGCACGAATTATGTGTCATGAGATGGAACACATGGAAGGGAAACTGATTACAACTGGACTTAGCAGAATTACATTAGATATTTTGATTAAGAAAGCCAAGAAGCTTGGTTTCAATTATACACATGCAGATTTTAGGAGTAACGATGGGAATACGTGATCAAATTTATTCAAATACTTCATATGATCCATCAGTGAGTGGTTCTGGTGGAAGTGGTAAAGATTATGTTAGTGTTAACGATTACAAATATAGCGAAGATACTTTCCTGATGGAATTATCAAAACACATCAAGGGAACGTATAAGGGACATTATGCAGGAGGAATTCAGACAGTTGAATATGTTATGTCTAATGCATCGACATTAGATTATCTGTCTGGAAATGTTCTAAAATATGTCTTGCGTTATGGTAAGAAAGGCGGTTATAATAATGAAGATTTATATAAAGCCGTTCATTTTTTGATGATGATGGCTCATTATTCAAATAAAAATCGTCATAAATTGGAAACACAAAATCCGACATTTGTTCCAGAAAGTGGTTTCAATGAAGTGGCCGTGAAAGGAATTAAGAAAGCATGAGTGAAGATAATAAAGAATTAACTAAGGAAGAAAATAAAGGATTTCACCTTCAAGTAAAAGTCGAAGACCTAAAGAAGAACAAACTCTTTGTTGCTGTTCCAATGTATGGTGGAATTTGTCACGGTTCTTTCTCCCGTTCGATGATTGATCTTGGACAGCTTTGTTTGAATTATGGAATTCCTCTTCAGATTTATTTCCTATTCAATGAGAGTTTGATTCCACGAGCCAGAAATTATTGCGCAGATGAATTCATGCGATCCGACGCAACTCATATGATGTTCATTGACTCAGACATTGGATTTCAGGCTAACGATGTAATTGGCCTATTAGCCATGTCGTCTTCACCAGACAATACGTATGATGTTCTTTGTGCTCCATATCCCAAGAAAACAATTTCATGGGAAAAGATCAAACAAGCGGTTGATAAGGGATTTGCTGACGAAGACCCAAACAACCTTTCTAAGTTTGTTGGTGATTACGTTTTCAATCCGGCTGAAGGCATGAGTTCTTTCAATGTTATGCAGCCTGTAGAAGTTCTAGAAGCTGGAACTGGCTTCATGATGATTCGACGCAACACCTTTGAGAAATACCAAGCTGCCTACCCTTCAAGATGGTATAAACCTGATCATGTTCGAACAGAAGCGTTTGACGGCACTCGCATGATCATGGCATATTTCGACTGTCCGATTGATCGTGGTTTTAATTGGGACGATGCCTTAACTGTTTTGACAAATATTGCTAATAAGAAAAAGTCAATTGATGAATTAGCGAATGATGCCCGCTCATTAGCAGAAAGAATGAAAAAATCCTCAATGCGTTATCTGAGTGAGGATTATGATTTTTGTCAAGCTGCCAGGAAGGCTGGATTACACGTTTGGATTTGTCCTTGGATGAAGCTAGAACACACTGGTTCATATGTTTTTGGTGGTTCTCTAGTGGATATTGCCGCTCTTGGCGCAAGCCCAACAGCCGATGTCAATCTCATTAAGAAGGCAAGAGATAAGAAAAAATGATCATGGAAGAAAACAACAAAATGTTTTCTGAACAAGAAAATAAAGATATTTGGGATTTCTATTTAAATCATCAATGTAAGAAAACCAAAAAATTAGGACCAAAGATTATCGTCAAATTATTAGGAGGAAATGGAATAGGAACTGGTGTAGTTGTTAAATGTAAACATTGTAAAAAAGAAAAAAATGTAACTGATTATGATTCATGGTGATAAATGAAATTTGATATTGAGACTATCGAGATTCTTGAGAACTTTCAGAAGATCAATCCTTCAATTTTAATCGAAGAAGGAAATGTTCTCAGAACAACTTCCAAGACACAAACAATCTCTGCCAAATCAACTGTTCCAAATGAATTTGACAGAGCGTTCGCAATATATGATTTGAATAAGTTTCTCAGAACTATTTCATTCATGAGAGATTGTGATGTTGAGTTCTCTGAACGATATCTTACACTCAAGAATGACAATTCGAGTATCAAGTACGGATATTGTGATCCAGAGATGATTCACAATTCCGACAAGAGACTCAAGAATATCAATGAGAAGGACGTTTATCTGAAGTTCGTTCTTTCTCCTGATATGATTACTCAAGCTATCAAGGCCATGAATGTTCTTTCACATTCTGGAATTTGCGTGGTTGGGGAAGAAGGAAAGCTTCTTCTGAAGACATGGAATACGGACGGAACCGCAGATAGCTTTTCTCTTCAAATCGGAGAAACCGACAAGAAATTCAATCTGATCTTTGAATCAGACAAACTTGTCTTTCTTCCACGTCAATATGACGTAACGATTTCGAAGATCAAGTTTGCACATCTGTATTCTGGAAAAGTTGAATATTGGTTAGCCGCTCACATGAAGTCTACGTTCAATGAGTAAGAAAAGTATCTCCTATTTTATAAAGAAGAACTGCATCGAATATTCCAAGAAGGATGAATTCTTTCTTGGGAAACTTCCTGGTGCGAGATACAAGAGCCAATTCTATCTATCGAAACTCTTGTATAACACAGATATGCTTGAAATGATCGGAGAAGAGTTTGTTCGAATCGTCAAGGACGAAATCGGTCATTGGGATTTTCAGATTGCAGGAAGAGAATGGTCATCTATTCCGCTCCTGACATGTTTGCCTTTACATGTAAAGTATGCTGCCTTTGAACGCATTAACTCATTCATGATCAGAAGTGAAAAGAAGACATATGGAATTCATAATTGGGTTGAAGGAAGTTATAACGGTCTTCCCGTTTTGATTGTGGACGATCTTTGTAATTCTACCAACTCATTCATTCATTGTCATAACGTGATAACTAAGGAACTTAAATTAGAAACTCTTCCATGTATTTTTGCTGTTCTTAACAAGTATAGATACAATCATTTTGATGAAGAAGAGCATGAATATTATGATCGTTATCTTGGTCGTTCACACAAAGCACTTTCTATTCTGACGAGAGATGATTTAGATGATAACTGATTCAGAGGCGAATGAACTTAAGAAAATTCTGTTCGATTTTATCGATAGGAAATGTATTTTCAGGTGTGATCCAAACATCCAATATCATTCTGATTTACCTCCTGGAAAGATTCCTGGAAAAAATCCTGGTTATAAAACGAGTTGGCAATTTTATCTCAGAAATCTGATTCACGATTCAGACATGATGTCTGCTGCTTCTATGTTATTTCTTAAGCAAATAGAGAAGAATAATGATTATGGAAAATTTCAATTTGCTGGATTAGAAACAGGTTCTCTTCCTTTGATAGCTTCATATCAATCAGCTATGAGAAAATTGGGTATATCTATAAATTCATATGGTGTTCGAAAAGAAAGAAAGGCATACGGTCTTTTCAATTTTGTTGATGGAATTCCAGACAGAACATTACCTGTTTGTGTTGTTGATGATATTTTCAATTCTGGTTCGTCTCTCAATAGAGTTCTAGACGTTTCTCTTTTTGAATTCGACATAAACCCACATATCAATATGTATTGTTTAGTTCAAATTGGAAATAAACCGTTTAGTATTTTTAATGGATATATGATTAAAATTAATTCTCTTTTTAAATCATCAGAATTTAATTTCGAATATGATAAAGATAAATACTGGCATCCATTTGATTCTGATAAGTCGTTTAATAAGCGTCCAGATTATTTTTAGGGAGATGTATATTTGTCACTGATGGTTGTCGTTATCGTATTGTGGACTCTTGGAACTGTTGTTGCCTTGATAGAGATGATACGATACTGGAACCTCATGAAAATGTATGGATTCTATAGAAGTGCAATCTGGCTAATCTTAGTAATTGTAACTTTTCCACTTTTGTTGATATCAAAGTTTGTTCATAGGAGAAGAATGTGAATAAGGCTGATCAGTTTTTGTTCGTTGAAAAGTATCGTCCACACAGAATTTCAGAAACAATTCTGACTGATTCTTTGAGAGTTCAATTCCAATCGTTCGTCGATTCTGGAAACATTCCCAATCTGATTTTGGCAGGTTCCTCGGGCACCGGAAAAACGTCTTGTGCCAAGGCTATGGTTGAAGAGATTGGTTCTACATATCATGTTATCAATGCATCTTTGAATGGAAATATTGATACTCTAAGAACTGAAATCATGAATTTCTCTTCATCAGTTTCGATTGATGGAAAGAGAAAATACGTCATTCTTGACGAAGCAGATCATTTAAATCCCTCAAGCTTCCAACCCGCTCTTCGTGCGTTCATGGAAGAGTTTGCATCGGTTACAAGTTTCATCATGACCTGTAATTATAAGAACAGGATCATCCAGCCTCTTCACTCACGATGCACGGTGATTGATTTTCGTTTCAGCAAGGATGATTTCAAGAGTGTTGCCAAGCAAATTTATGATCGACTGATGTCTATACTTGATGTCGAGAACATCAAGTATGACAAGAAGGTCTTGGTTGAATTCATCAAACGTCATTATCCAGATATGAGAAAAATGCTTGGTGAACTTCAGACATATGGCCAATCAACTGGAATTATTGATGTTGGAATTCTGGCTAGATTTACAGAAGAAAGGTTGAAGACTCTTATTGATCATATGAAGTCCAAGAATTTTACCAAGGTCAGAGAATGGATCAACGAGAACTCAGACCTGAACACTTCTGAGATTTACAAGAAGTTCTATGATCTATCGCATATGTTCGTGACTTCTGAATCAATTCCATCACTGGTCTTGACATTGGCTAAATATCAATATCAGGCATCGTTAGTTGCTGATCAAGATATTAACAATGCTGCTTGTTTTGCAGAATTGATGTTGGATGTAGAATGGAAATCCTAAAAATCTTATTAGATAAAATCTTCAGACGCCGTTGCCCATTGTGCAAAACTAAATATGGGGCAGTTAAACCAAATATAATTTCTATGAAGAAATCTGATGGTTCTATGGAAAATGTAAAGATTTGTCAAAATTGTTCAGATATTCTTCAATTGATAACATGGAGAAATCAGAAGGAATTAAATTAATGAATTTTGGTGGTATATTTTCAGGTATTGTTATATTAATTTCTTTCATTCTTGTTTTTTTGTTTATAAAGTTTATGTTTTTTACTAAAGTAGATGATAATTTTTGGATAAAAAACCAAGAATGCTTTTCTTTAGGAAAAAGAACAGAAATTTCAAAAAATAATAAGGTAGAATGTAAATGAACAAGTCTGTATTCGAAAAAATCGTGGTTCCAAAGGAAGATTACGACGAAGTGTTCGTATTCTATGAAGGAACTCTTGTAGATAAGGAAATCAAACCAAAAGATGACAAAAGCAAAAGTAGTAACAATTTGCGAAGAGTGCAAAGGAAACGGTGAAAAGTTTGAGATCAATTGGCCGTTCGCATTTTTTACATTTGGATTAACTTTACTTGTTGATTTGATTATTTGGTCTAAGTGTAAAAAATGTAACGGTAAGGGTCATTACTGAGAGATTAAAATGAGTGAAACTGTATTTGATTACGTGAAGTCCATCATGACTGATTCTGGTCATGATTATAATTCTGAATTTGAGGAAGGCGTCTATTATCCGTTCGTTGTTAATCGAGCATTGTCGGTTCATATCGATACACTGTTTTATGCGAACGATATGAATATTCTACACAAGACTGATAATAAGATGCAATATGATTATCTTTACAATTCGATTAAGAAGACCAAGCGACCATTTATCCAGTATCCCAAGAAGAAAGAAAGCGAACGAATTGCGGTTATTATGGAAGTTTATAAATACAACGTAAAGAAGGCAAAAGAAGTTTCGTTTATGCTTTCAGAAGAACAATATGAACAAATCAAGGAAATGCTATTTCGAGGCGGTTGATAATGGATGATATTTTTAATGGTTATGGTGCCAAGTTTAAACTAAAAAAATCAGAAGACTTCTTGAAAGTTCGTGAAACCCTAACCAGAATGGGAATTGCTTCTTATGATCCTAATAAGGTCGGTCCAAAAGGAAAATCTCTAATCCAATCTTGTCACGTTCTCCATAAACAATCTCAGTACGCTATTTTTCATTTCAAAGAACTCTTTATGTTCGAAGGTCGAGATACGTTCGTTTTACCAGATGGAACAGAAAAGAAAACAATAATTTCCCCTGACGACATTCAAAGAAGAAATACGATTGCTTGTCTTCTAGATGATTGGGGATTGATCGAACTTCTTCATAGAGAAGACTTGGAAGAAAATAGAGCCCAACTTAACAAGATCAAGATTATTTCTGCCAAAGAAAAAGATCAATGGGAATTGGTTGTTAAGCATTCAATTGGTCGAAAGAAAAAGTTTAACAATGGACGAACTTAAACAAACAGACATTGTTAAAAAATTACGTATGTATACTCGTCATCCAATGATGGGTGGAAACATTTTAATTCAGCAAAGTATTTTAGATGAAGCTGCTGATGAAATCGAAAAACTTCGTAAAATTCTTGAAGATTTGAGATTAGACAAAATATTCTAAATCATGGACGAAAAGCATCTGAAGTACATCAATCTTCTTTCGAAGATTGCGCTGACTATTGAGCCTGTTCGAAAAGTTAGAATGGCCGCATGTCTAGTTCATCGAAACGAGATTCTTTCATTTGGAATTTGTCAAATGAAAAGTCATCCTTTCCAGGCTCAATATTCGAAAAACTCTGATTCGATATTTCTTCATGCAGAAACAGACTGCATCAAAAACGCATTGAAGACTTCTTCTCTTCATAACATCAGTAAATCAACGTTATATATATGTAGAATGAAATATTCGTCTTCTGATAAATCTAAGATGATTTTTGGTCTTTCAAAACCATGTCTTGGTTGCCAGAGTGCTATTTCTACATTTGACATTCGTTCCATCGTCTATACAATGGATGGAGATGGTGTGGAGATCATAGAATGACCAAATTAGATATATATTCGTCAAGATTGTTAATAAGACAAAGAAATGATGTATGGGTAAATAAATGTATAGACAATACTGATTTGTCCCATGAAGAATTAGTTCAACTTTCTAGAACATATTTAAATGAACCAATGATGATTAATTTGATTGAAAAAAGAAAATTGCCAACCTCAATTGTAAATTTTTTGTCTTTTTGGGGAAATAAAGAAATATTTGATTCTCTTTTGAAATATCAACATTTAGAAATATATTCTATTCTTCAAATACATTATTATGGCACAGATGAACAAAGAAAAATTTTAAAGAAGAAGTATAAATATCAAGTGCCAAGAGAAAAAATTTTTTATGGAGATTAACATTATATACGTTGCTTCACCTTATTCACATCCTGAACATAAAGTTATGGAAGAACGATATCACTTAGTAATGAAGTATTGTTCTGATTTAATAAATCGTGGTCAAATTCCTTTTTCTCCAATCGTTTATGGTCATGAATTGGCCAAAAAGCATAATCTTCCAACAGACGCCAAATTTTGGGACGAGTTCAATATGTCCTTCTTGAGACTATCTAGAGTGTTGCATGTTTACTGCATCCCAGGTTGGGAAAAGTCGGTTGGTGTAAGGAGAGAGATTGATTTTGCTACAGAGATTGGTATTCCTATTGTCATCATTCCGCCACTAGGAGAACAGAAAAATGGCCAATACCGAATTTAGTTTCAAATACACAGTTGGAGATAAAGTTAAACTCTATGGTTCTGGACAATTGGAAGGAATCGTGGTTGATCTTCTACCTCAACAACAATATGTCATAGCATTTCCACGAATAAACAAAGAGAAAATTAATAGAGAATTCATCTTTGGTGAAGAGTATATAGATCGAAAATGTTAGATAAATATTCATCTCTTGAACTTATTAAAATGAAACATCCAGGATGGTTAGATAAATGTCTATCTAATCCTAATATTTCATATAAAGAAAAATCTTGGATTGCTAGTGGTGGAACTAATGAACATAGAACTAAATTATTAGATCATCATGAATTAAATGATAATACAAAATATTGGATTGCTCGTCGTGGAACTAATGAACATAGAACTAAATTATTAGATCATCATGAATTAAATGATAATACAAAATATTGGATTGCTCGT